TTCTTGTTTGATTATGTTCGTTATGTTCTTTTCGACCGAAATTTTTTTTTGTTCTAGCTTTTCTTGCTTTTCGCTTAGTTTGACTTTAAGCATTGATCTAAATGATTCAAAGTCATCCTTATTCCAACCACCTTCCGGAGGTTTTATGTTTTGTGGCTCAGAAGGTCGAGTTTCCTTACTACGCGGGTCTTCCGGCTCAGATCCTTCCGGTGGAACGTTCTTGTCAGGTTCAAGGCGCCCAGCGGGCGGCTTCGCGGCGTCAGGGTCTGTCATACGGACTTCTTTGATCAATGATATGATATATTGTTTAAGCTCAGATTTATTCATGGTGGGTGTCTCCTACAAAGTAAATAGAAGTAAATTGTAGTATATGAAAATTATTTTTGGGGTTTTTTTGGTGGATGGGAATAACAGGCAGCAATTGTTTTTCTGAGAATTGTACTCCATGACCGGTTCGCAATCTTTTCCGGCGATAGAGCGCCATCTAATATGCGATCCAGGTCACCAGGTCCTAATCTCATGATGGTTAGTTGCGGCCTAACTTTGTAGCGTAAAGTGAATCCTTGGCTAGCGATTTAAGTATACGCTCTAGGTTCCCGAAAGCAACCTGGATTTCATACCGGTTGCTGTCATCTATCCCTAATGCTTCCATATCTAGATTTAAATCGCGGTCTAATTTATCCAATGTTTTTAGAGCGCCTTTTAATCGGCTAGCTAATCGCGCAGCCATCTTAAGGTCTTTGGGATCTTCACCTTGATAAGCAACGTCTTGTCCGGACAAACGCGATGCAGCTTTGGCTGCGCCCTTAGCTACTGTAGCTGTACCGGACTTTGCTAGGCCGGCTAGCTTTGCCCGTGCACGATCTAAAAAGCCCTCTTCGATTAGCGCTTCTAGGATCATATCTCTTAATTCTGATTCTTTTATTTTCATAATTTTTGGGGTCTCCCTTTTCTACACTTAATTAGTACCCTGTCTAATCTTAAATCTCTAAAAATTTCATCGGGATTAAACATGTACTTAGCGCACCCCGTAGGACCCTAATGATTACAGGGACTTACATTGCCGGCCCGGGGGGAGGGGGGGTACCTATAAGCCACTGAAATCATTAAGGAAAAAAGAGTGCTTTTGTTAACGCTTCTCTAACTGTTTGATATTATAATCTTTTTAACCCTCGCGAACTTTCCACGCCCTCGACCGTCAATCCTTTGGCGTCGACGGGTCGCGATCGGAGGCGTTAAGATATGCACGCCGGGAATTGTTGAGTGGTTGCGGCGGGTTACGATAGCATGCGCCGTTAAACTTCTTACGTTCCCTTTGAAGCGTTAATAAATAATCGTTGACAAATGCGTCGTGATAGTGTATAAAGTCCCAAGCGTTCATAGAGTAACAATCCTAACCATTAAAGGTAATTTAAAACTAACAATGCTAATGTGTTAAAAGGTTAACGACCTGTTAAACTTCTAACGCTTCTTCGTCTTGCTCCAAGCCTTTGATATCTTTCGGGTTTTCCTTCTCATGAGTAGTCGCCCTTTCTTAAGTTAGTGTCAAAGTCTTGGCGACCAACTAAGTCATTGGAATCACACCACTTTTGACGACCGTTGGCCCATTGCACAAGGATCTCGCGGCCTCCCCTTCTACGCTCCAGAATGATTCCGTTCTTCTCTTCTGCAAGTGTCGTGCTTTTACTAACTACGAACATTTATTAACCCCTTATGTCCATCAATTCTTGAGCGCTCAAAACAATGGTCCGCGCTGGTAACCTTTTTAAGTTTAGTTTCTTTCTGATAAGGTGTCGCGCTTGTGTGCTTGTCACCTTCTGACTAGTAGAGATAACACCCGACCACAAAAATGACGGGCTGTTATCGCTTCCTAGTCTATAGTAAAAATGATTCAATTATAGTACCCTCACAAATTACTTCCGCGCCAAGTCGGAATCATTGGTCGTGATAAACTCTTGAAGGGTTCCGGGCTCGATAAGCTCGGAAATGAGGCGCTCCCACTGGTTGGCGTATAGGGTGAGAGGAAATCGGGAGTTTAGGCCGTAGACGCTCACGGCTCCCTTGTTTGAAACCTTAACCCGGAGCATCTTCTTCTGCTCGGCCTTGAGGCGCTTAAGCTCGTCTTGCATGCTCTCAAGCTCTGCGATACGGGCGGCTAGTTCTGTCTGTCGGTTCAATGCGCTCATGTGATGTACTCCAAAATTGAGCGTTTAAGTAGCGGGGGCGCCTTATTGCTTCCCTCACTTTCTTTATACATTATAGGGGAAAGTGTCCCCGATTGCAAGAAAAAAAAGCACAAAAAGTGAAAAATCGTACTTTCTTAATGATCTCAAGGACTTAGAGCGTGTCATAATCCTCGAGGGCCGTCTCTCTGAGTAGTTCCGTTGATTCGTCATCATAACAGGCAAACCCGCGACCTTCCAACCACTCTATAAGCTCATCGCGATTCATGCTCTCAATTCGTCCGCGCTCGGTATAGATGAATCGTCCGGTGTGTGTTTCTGCGTATGGCATTTGATGCGCTCCCATAAAATTATTAATTAATAGATTCTCGAATGATTACAAGGGTTTAGCCGTCAATGACGTCTGCGTGTTGCCTTGCGTAGCCTACATGTTTTGATGTGGTCATGGACTGGAAGCCATGGCGACCGCTGGCGCTATAGTCTCGTAATACCTTAACACCGCGTGCGGTTTTGGGGTCTTCTACGGTGTCACCGATTAACAGCGCGTAAGAGTACAAGCGCTGGCCGTCGGTCCAAAACTGGCCCCCGTGGTTGCTGGCGGCTTCATTGTGTCGCCAATGCTCGGCAACGTTTCGGGTCTGGGTTTTCTTCAATCGCATGGGGTGTCCTTTCGTTTCCTCGATTGTGTAAACATTATACGAAAACACCGGGGAAAAGTCAACAAAAAAAAGCAAAAAAAGTGAAAAAACGTAAAAAGTTAATGATTTCAAGGCGTTAGCCGTCAAAATCAACGTCGTGGATAGGGTTTCCCCATTGGCACACAAATTGATCGATTCGATCCTGGCTCAAAGCGTCGTGGTCATGGCGCCCTGCCTCGAAAAAAGGAATCAAGGACACGGGCACACCTAGAGATAGAGCGCTTCCAACTAGAGCGCCGGCACGGTGACACACACCAAGCTCCCATGCGTCGTCTTCATGCTCAACGTGAAATTTCATCCAATCGTTCATGCTGTTTTATCCTTTTCGTTCTTGGTTATGCATGCATAATAGCATGCTTGGCCGTAGCCGTCAAGTACTTTTTAAAGAAAAAAGCAAAAAAAATTCGCGGCGAAAACCGCCGCAATATCCGGAGGCTCCCAACTTCCCCCGGCTGAACATAGCCTTAACGCTTACGCAACCACAAGCGGATCCGCTTTCTGGCCTATGCTCCCCACTAGATGTTAACCGTTCAATGCCTCGCGAGCATTCACACCGGTTAAAACGTGCTTTGCTCCATCATTCATAATGATATGAGAACAAACAAGGCCCGGTCTCCGCTGCTCAAGCCCAATGGCCTTGATGTGATGCGGTGCAATGCCATGTTCAATCTCGAATGCGATCTGTCTGCTCAATTGCTGGCTCAATTGCAACATCTCTTTTTTCTTCTCTTGGATTGTCATTTTTCTCTGCACTTTCTTTTTTTTCCGTGGATGTTTTTTTGTTCATCCGGATTATCGTTGCTAGGTCCCACATATTTTTGTTTCCTTCATCGTGTATATACTATCGCACGATTTTTTGTTGGCGTCAAGAAAAAAAATGCTTTTTTTTAAAAAAAATGATTAATCCAATAAATTCCTAGACTTAGCGATTTTATAAATCATAACAAGCTCGATAACCTTAAGCGCAATATATAGACTACTAAACACCAGAAAGAAAAACATCATTTAAACAACCCCACAATCTTATGACCAATACTCATGACACCCTCAACGCCGATGGCATCACCTAACAAAAAACAAAAAACACCTACAAACAAGTATTGCATTGCACCGCCTTCATATTATCCTTATGCACTAAGATGCGCTCGCCATTAGTAGTTAGCACTTTGAATACCTCACCAAAATTAATCAACTTGTATCCAGACTGGCCACGTTTTGCTAAGCCAAGTACAAGCCCGTAACGCCCATGAAAAAAGATTCGCTCAGCTGGTTTAGCGCTGGACCAATCCCAGATCTGAATCATATCACCTTTTTTTACTTGCACTGAGCACCTTATCTACTGCAAATATCGAAACCTTGCGACCCTCTGCAGTCATCCATGAGCATGCTGGTTTGCAGTCATGACGGAAATGCACAACCAGATTACGCACCGTTGATTCGGGGTGACCTGGATGCATCATCTCACGTGCTAACACAATACCCTCATAGCCGCCGCGAACCTCTATTAAATCACCGACTTTCATTGATCACCTCTAAGTCATAATTCCAGACATTATGCCCTATTGTACCATCTTGCCATGAAATGTCAAACACTTTATTACTAGATGTGACACCGCATAGTGGATCAAACACTTCTCGGAGAATCACACCAAGCCTCTCTTCAGCTTTGCGGTTTGGATAGATATCCTTAATCATATCACCGATTTTCATATGTCCCCTTATGCTTTATTTTTCGAGTATACTTTTTTTTGTCACGATGAGCTTTAACGCCACCACCATGACGTAACACCAGCGCAACGGCATATGGATTTCTGATCTGTTTCATTTCCGTTGCTCCTCTCGACTACTTTTAAAGTATCGCACAAAAAAAATTTTCGCGCAAGAAAAAAATCGCGAAATCGACAAAAAAATGAAATCCCGAATAATATCAAGTACTTGCGTCTTGTGCATCTTTTATATGATTTTGCTCATAAACTGATGATAACACAAAGACAATCGATGCTTCTTCTAGTGATAAGTTTTCATCTTCTAGCTTTTGGTGTATCTTTTCCTCATCATCGACGTTTAAGATATACCATGCTAACCTTTTCAACTTAGGCTTGTTTTTATGATAGTCCTCTCTAGTCACTTGATAGTGTCTCTGCAAACTCATACACATAGGACATTGCATATATACTGGTTACAAATACTAAACCAATTGTAGCGCAACTAATATCGATTAATTTATTTTTAACGTATCTCTTCATGTAATAATTATATTATGATTCTTTTTTTATTTAATCGATCCGTCGCTTAAGTGGGTCATAACAAACGTGATCTTCAAAACAATCGCGAAGACGACGATAAACAATATCATCGGCATCTCTACAATAAGGCCTCTCATAATAGCCGGCTGGATCGCAGATTGTTAATGTAACAGTGCCGGTGGTAGTTTTATCACAGTAGTACTTTGTTTCTTTATATTCCATGTCCGTGGGGTCGCAAAAGCTAGCATCACAAGCAACCGATAAACACGCGATGACAAAACAAATAATTTTCATGCTATTATTCCTTAGTTTCCTCAAACTTATCTTTCTCAAGCTCAACAACATCAACATCAAACTGTGTGTTGGTGCGATACATAGAATATTTTTGGCCCTTTGTAACCATACGACGCTTGAGTGATGGGCGCTCGAAACCACTATTCCATCTCATAATATAATACTCCTTTTGTTTAAGTGTCAGACATACTAACACAAAAAATGTTTTTTTAAAATAGAATTATTTATTGTTGTAGAATTTTTCCCAGCTAGTCTCAAAAGTATAGTGCAATGCCGTCATGATGACGACAAAGGTTGCAGTCATGACAAGAGATCTTTGTATCTCCCCTAGAAACATATATGTTATCCCTACGCCTACCGTCGTAGATAAAACACGCCATGCTATAACCTTTCGCACTATATCTTTTTTCATATGCTAGGTATTCTCGCCCTTTGGTGATGGGAATCTGCTATGGTCACCCATACCATCATAATCAGTTATATCATTTGCACGCTCAATTCTTTTTACATCGCTATATTTTGATGTCGTAAGAGATTTAAACGTACTCCTTAACATAAGTATGATACTAGATGTGCCAAACACCATGGTAAATACTTTTACAAACTCTAGTAAATTACTTGACATATCTACTCCTTGTAATGATTAGCCAGACCCATCAAAGTAGGCGCCCAAAGACCGATAAAAATACCAAACCTTTCTGCATGTGCTGGGTCGCCGTCGCCAGCTGTTACCCATGCTCCAATTGAACACGCAACCGATGCCAATGAGGCAAAGAAACAAAACTTAGACAAATTCATATTAACTTTCCTTTCTTAATAAAATATGATTGTGGGCCACCCCGGACTCGAACCGGGAACCAGCGGATTAAAAGTCCGATGCGCTGCCAATTGCGCCAGTAGCCCCCATGGTGGCCTTTTATCGTGACGTGCCAAGGTCACTTTTTTATTTGTACCTACTTCTTTGAAGGAGGGTTGTTATCTCTACCACCACCACTAGGGTTACCAGTAGTGGATGGCCATCCACCGTTATTGTTACTCATGGACTGTAATCCCAGTCTTCAAAATAACCAAAGTCTTCGTAATAATCTTCATCATCACTTCGACCGGGTACGCTACATACGAACTTATTCATATTATAATCCTCCATGATTGTTAGAATAAGCGTGGTTTATTTAAAGACAATTTCCACAAAATGTCTTGTCTATCTGCGAGTGATCAGCTCCGGATAGGTTGACGAAACAGTGAGCAAATAGAACAAGGCTCTGCCCCAAACATATTTGCTATCAGTTCACCGCTTGCAAGAGCCGCTGGCTCCTGTAGGCATACGCGTTTTTCCACTTTTCTGACGGTTCCCCTTGCTATTTCGATTTGCTTACTATAGCACAAAATCCCCTTGTGCGTCAAGTAATATTTTATTTAAATTCAATAATTTTTGCCTCCGTATTAAACTCTCCCCTAACGAGGAAAATCTCCGGATCACCATCTGTAAATCTAGCCTTGACCACATGATTAATGTGTTGTGGCTGATATGTATCTGGCGCAGTCATGGTTTTGAACTCTACGACAATTCCAACTCTGCTTCCATGCTTTACCGTTTTTCCTACCATGATATGTTCCTTTCTACATAAATATCATATTCGCAAGGATCGCCCTCACGTTGGACATCATCATCAGATTCGCCCACAATTACCATTCCAAACTCGCCGGTGTTGTCATTTAGCTGACTGAGAAAATTATTAAACAGCTCAATTTCTGGATAGCATTCATACCACTTGATGCTATCCCAGAATATCTTATTTGTATCTTTGTATTCGTTCACATCTGCATCTCTAAACAACTCCTTAAGATTTTCATTGCCAGAAAGCTCGACGTATGCCGCCAATGCTTCAAATACATTGTCATTCATACCAATACAGACTTGAGATCTATAACCCATTACTTACACCCCTTACACACATAACCGCCCCACTCTGGCTTTCTTGCATTAGGGAAGTATTCATTGCAATACAGGCAATCGATGCCATAGATGGTTTCACCATTATAATAACCTGTTTCTCTATCAAACTGTAGTCTATTTGACCTTTGAATAAATCTAATTCTAGCCTTACCTGCCATTATCGACCTATACCCCGTGCCATACTGGTTGAACTAACATATTGATATGCACCTTTATTATAAGCTGGAGCTGTACACTTAGCCTTTCGAGCTGCTTCAATCCTAGCATTGGCAGCACCGCACTCCAAGCACGTCTTATAACCTAACGCTTTACGCTTTGGACTGTACTCTTCCCAACACTCAACACAAACGGCAACCATTATCTATCCTTTCTTGACAGCGTGACGATATCAGTGACAATACGGTCACGTTCTTCCTTTGGATATGAAGACAGAATCGCTAACCTTTTGGCTTCTGGAAATTCTATTAGGTGCTCTGCTACCTTGCGTATATGTCTGGGGGTCCATTCCGATAGTCTGATATAGTTCTCCCTCATTTAAATTTCCTTCCAATGCATTTTTAATATATTGCGCGAAGCGTTGTCTCGGGTTCATGTTTTCCCTCACTTTCTTTATACATCATACAAAATCTGGGCGATAAAATCAAGAAAAAAATGAAAAATCGTAAAAGTTCAATAATTTCGAGAGGTTACGAGTTCTAAACTAATTTTGTTGTGCCATAAAACTGAACTATATCGAGTGTTCCACTTAACACAAACATCGTTATTATCGCATTTAATAATGAGACCAAAGAATTTTTTATGTACACGATCAGATATATACTTGCTTTCCCTATATCTTACAATATCACCGACTTTCACTGACTACCTCTGTATCATCCCTGTGAACTCGGTACTCTCCATCAGGGAAGAGAACATAAAACCCGAAAGGAATAATCCTAGTGATAATACCAAGGGTTAGCTGGGGTTGACTTACTTGTCTTACCAAATCACCGACGTTCACTGATAACCTCCAGTGAATCTGAACAGTGGTTGAAATGTTCACCATTCATATCAAGCCAAGCAACTTGGCAATAGTCAATATCAACATACGTTCGGACCACAATGCCGATGGCGCGGTGCTCTTTTGGCATATCGTTGTGTGTTACCAAATCACCGACTTGCACTGATAACCTCCAGGTCATGATCCCATTCAGCTATGGTAGTACCAAGCCCATTCCACTTTACATAGAGGACGTTACAATGATACTTACCATTGTCACCGGCTGGGCCGGTGACAATCCCTATCGTGCGGTGACGTAGATCGCCCATGGTTCGTTCGCCTATCCACTTCACCAGACTGCCCATCTTTAGATGTTCCATCTTCTTCCTTTTCTTTAAAGAATGTTAAACCGCGTAACAACGCTGTCCAAAAATCAACCACTACTTATGATTCTCCTGTACTCAAAGAGTGCCAGTTCTTTCTTTTTACATTCTAGCATCATATCGTAATTATGTCCATAGTTTTCTACAGGATTATATATATAATCTGAGTGTGCTTGCGGCCTAATCTTGTTATCTCGCTGTTCCTCTGCTCTAGATTCTGATAAATGCACAACAGGTACAACATCTTCTGGCCAGGTAGACATGGCTAGAGTTAACGCTTGTTCCTCAGTCTGGCCACCTGTACAGAAACGATGGTGATGATAATCAAATACAATTGGCACACCAGTCTCTTGATGAATGTAATCGTGAAGATGCTTTGTGGACCACATGCTTGCTTTATCATCATTTTCTAGTGTCAGTCTCTTTTGGCAATTCTTATCCAGCCTCTTAAATGCTTTACACCAACGCTTGGCGGTGCCTTCAAAGTCTCCACCGTATGTACCACCGACATGAATATTAATCTTATTATAGTGACTGGCGTTAATAAAACCCATCATATCAAATATCTCAGAATGAGAGTTTAGCTCTTTAACTGCTTTATCAATAACACTTTGCTTTGGCGAGCCAAGTACATTAAATGGCCCAGGATGGAATGTAAGCCTTTGCCCTGTTTGGTACGCATACTCGCCCGCAATATCAAGATTGTATATAATATCATTGTAGTCGGGTAACTCCGAAAATTTGTATTCAGACATCCACGGGAAAATATCCGAAGACATGCGATAAAAATCAATACCGTTTTGATTATTCCACTTCAATATCTTTAATAGGTCTTTCACGTTTTGCAATGAAATCTCGGATGCATATGCAATACCTTTGGATGCGAACGTTCTCTTTATCATAGACCTGTTGGTTGTAATGCGCCTAGATTTAGGAACATCAGATAGTGTCATGTTGATACATGCATAGCCAAGTTTCATAATTAGTTTATCTTTCTACGTGTTTTGTGTAAAGAAAATACAAACCTATGCCAAATGAAAAACATAGGAACGCTGCAACAAAGACTTCGATGGCACACTTAATCTCTGCTAACTGAAAATTTAATACGGATGCTTCACCCATCTTGTGGCCATGGCCCTTTTATAATCTTACCAGAAGCAATACCTTCTTCTAGGGTATCATCCTCTATCCTCTTGAGAACTTCCTTGTATTCATCAGTAATAGACCATACAACCTTTTCATCATCTTCCCCGTCGAACGAGCCTGCAACCTTGCCCTCGCATACACACGCCAGGAGAGCGCAATATGTTGTAGCTGCAGATGGATCATCTAACAGGCCCTTCTCATAAGCATTAACAAGATCTTTTAAAATTTGTGACGCTTGTGAATCAACATTTTTTTCAATGTCTTCTCTATCTAGGCCCAATTCGTTGTCGAAAAACATACTTGTAAAACCTCCATTAGTTTTTATATTATTACATTGAAACCCAAAAAAGTCAATGAAAAAACACAAGATTTCAAAAATCAATAATTTCAAGAACTTACAGGCTTCTCTATATTATCACAAAGCTCACTTATTGAGATCCAGATTGATTTTCTAGTTCCAAGTATTCTAACTAAGCACTTATCTTTCTTAACCATAAGAACTTTGCCATGGCCACCTAAGTTTGGTAACCAGATCATGTTATCATTTTTATGTTTTATCTCCATGCAGCCTTCTTACGTTCTTTAAAAAATCTTTTGCTTTCTTTGGTACGTGACCGGGTTTAACTCTCTCTATTATATCTAAACTTGGTTCGCAAAACTCACCGTTATCAGGCAAATATATTAATGGCTTACCAAAACCAACATCTACCCTAACAACAATGCCCAAATTACCTTTTGCTTCATAATCAAAGACATCATAGCTCTCTGTAAACTTAACCATCTCTCCACGTACTAAAAATTCTTCTTGTTTAATAGCTAGGTTTGACACTTTCGATAGTTTCCTTTTTGTAAAAGTCTCCATCTTCTACCATTCCACCAATTGATTTGCCCTATCTTATTTAAGACCAAGACATCTCCCAAATGAGGATTAACTCTTAATACAACACCGTGGTCTAAAAGCTCCTCATCGAAAGTAGAATTTTGTATCAGATAACAGACAACTAAATCACCTTTCTCTATATGCACATAACTAATTAGCTACCAGAGCTACTCAATAGCAATGATTCTCTCGTTGGTCGAGAAGTACGGACGGCTAGCATGTTCTGGTGTAGTCATCCACATACGCTGACACTTACTAGCCTTTGGTTTTGGAGCGTACAGATCTGTTAGCACAATGTGGCCATCGAATTCGCGATCATTCACATAATCAGTCGGTGGATTAAAATCAGTACCACCACACATAACACGCTCCCAGCTGCGTCTTTCGCCCTTCTTCCAAGTGTAAACGAGACTTTCATCCACCTTGGTATCAAAAGGGATGACTGTGAATTCTGCCAGAGCTGAGAGCTTGTTTAGCTCAGCAAAAAACTTAGCTAGCATAACATCATCAACAGACCCAGACTGATCAATACTAATTGCAACCTTAGCAACTCGATTAATCTTACGGCCAGGATGTACATATGCATAACGTCGATTAATTCTCTTGATTGAAGATGTCTTGTTGGACCTCTGAGACGTCTTGATAAAGTAACGCAATACTTTTTTCCAGTCTACCTTTGTCTGTAGACTATCCATAATTTTACGTTTACACTCTGATGTAACACTGCCCCAGTTTCTATTCTTTGATGCTGTCTCGGCAGCAGACTTAACAATTTCCTTAAGTCGTTCCTTCGCTATCTCCTTTACCTGTGCATCAGTCTCACCCCAACCTGAGTGATCATCCAGTGGCTCCATACCGCTAGTAGGCTCTGAGCTATCATCCGGGTCACCATCACCAGAACCACCACTACTCTCAAAGTCTTCTGGCAGGTTTTCCATATACCATTCAGCAGACATGCCGGATGGTAAATCTTCAAATGGAGTGCCTTCTTTGCCTGGAATCAGGCCACCTTCTGGTAAATTGTTAAGGTGACTATTGATTGCAAGATCTGTAGCGATATTCCATCGCTTAGTCATCTTGCCTTCTGGCATTCTCTCAGTCACATGCATGAAGATAATGTGGTAAAACTCATGCTTCAAAACATCTAGTCTCTCAAGGTCATTAAGACCGCCGAAGAACTCTGGATTATAGAACATCTCAAACTGAGCTGTATCAGGATTGACCCTAACACCGGCAGTAGGGATGCTCAATGAGACACGCTTATCGATACGACGCGAGATAGCTGCAAAGAAAGGCTCTTCCATTAAGAGCCTAGCGGTATGCATATTGAGATTGAAATCAGTATTAGCCTTCATTCTTTTCACCACCAAGAATTTCTACCAAAAAGTCTACAATACCTTCTGCGCCGTGCAGCTTGATTGTGTTCTTCATTTCACCATTGCCAAGAACAGTCCACAGCTTCATTGCAACCTCAGATGGTAAAGAGGTAAAGTACTTTGCCAGGTTATCAATCTGCTCTTCAGGAAGTTCTTCCTGAAAAGAATCTGCAGCATCAAACTTCTCAATCAAAGCAGTGTGATCATTGATACCAAATGATTGAACTTTTGAAAAGTCACCCTTGATCAAGATATCCTCTGGCGTAACTTGCCTATCATAATTGGCAATAAAATCATTGAAGGCAACTGCAGCCTCTAAACCAACGAATGCAGCTGACAAATTAAACAACGTAGGGCTAGCCTCTTGCAATAGATCTGCGGACTGCAGACACGTGTTTAGGCGCTCCCATGACCGTCGAGAAGGGTAAACCTTGTTTGGTTCAAAGTCTTCATTGTGCTCAAGATGAGAACGATTATTGTTGATAAAATCCCACACTTCCTTACCAACATTATCCTTAGCCCATGACAACCAATCCTCGACCGATGGCTCAATATCAAATACAGTCCAGCGATCAAGCTCGGCGGGATCCATCTCACCGACTTGATATTGCTCGCCATGTTCACCACCATTGACAGCAGCAAAGATTTGAGTGTCAGGATGCAATACATGGCCATTGAGCTTGCGGCTATCTGTTAGCTCAAAGATACCCTGGCGAACCTCTAGCGTTGCACGGTCAATCTCATCAAGAAATAGAATGACGGGGTTATCGCATGCATGCTTAAACCAATCTGGTGGGTTAAAGCGAGTGCTATTGCCCTCGATAACAGGAAGGCCAACCAAGTCACCCTCAGTCATCTGGGAAGCACGGCGCTCAATAACAGTCATGTTAACTATATCAGCGTACTGATACACAACCGTAGACTTACCGATACCGTGGCGCCCACGAAGCAAAACTGGTTTGCGGACATCAGTCACGAAACCGACAATATTTGTAAACGTCTTGAAGTCAACTGCCATGATGTTTCTCCTTTTTTGAATGGCTAAGTTTTTCGTTCAACATCTAAAGTAAGTATCCCATAGACCGGGACAAAAATCAATAACTTTTTTAAAAATCGTAAAAGCTCAATAATTTCAATCACTTAGATCGTCTTAATTGAACCAGCTTTTCAAATGCTTTCTTTTGAAGGGCAGGTATGCTTGTGGTGGACATAATCATTGCTAACTCTTCATTAACATTGGGGTGTTCTAATAGTCTTTGACACCAGTACTCAGGGCGCTGCCAACTGTTTGTATAGACTTCTCTAGGCCTATAGTAAGATAAGTATATATCTTTTAGTGTCTCGACTGGGGTATTTGGGACGCCATGAAGCGCCTGGTGATAGGATCCAGCAATAAAAGTTTGACCAACCCTCCATGGGATACGAAAAGAGTGTGTTGTCTGTTCCCATAGCTTAGAGATAGTCTCTGGTTGATCGTTTAGATTGCAATACTGTATCATAAGCCATTTAATACTATTCGCCTTACTGTTGGTTAATATATCTATAGCAGATGGTTTCAACTCAGGGTTCATGGCCAAGTACTTACGACACAATAGATACTTATGACTAGCTATAGCACATTGCGTCTCTTCATCGATAAATCGATTTTGAGCTAATCCGTTAAGTTCCTTGTTTGTCATTCTAGGGACAAATTTTGCAAACATGATTTAATTATCCAGTTTTTTGATTTCACCCTCAATGGTGCGAATATAACTAACAACCGCAATCATTGCATCGGAAGATAGTATACCTTCATAATTCTCCAAGTGACAAGAATCAATATGAGATTTAAGAATAGCCAAAACCTTATTCAGTCTAACTGTTTTTTTTGCTGGTGACCGTAAATCCATACCGGGATATAATTCAAATGGATCGAGTTTCATGTTTACTCCTTTTCTGATCTTTTAAAATCATAGCGTAGAAACTTAAATTTGTCAAACGTTTTTTTAAAAAACGTAAAAATACAATAATTTCAATAACTTAAGTTTATCTCCCATAAAGAGAATCGACACGTTTTTTTCTATCTTCCTTCCTCTTTAAAGAAGATACTTCTTTTTTATTTTGCTCGACTAATGAGACAAACCTTGCAACCGAGTAGACCATTAAGATCATTATGAATGCATCTAATAAGTTAATTTTAATACCTTCCGTTTGATTTCCACCAGTCAATTAACATTTGGCCTACCCATAAGCCAACTGCAATCGTAATCACACTACCTAAAAACTCCATTATTTATCTCCTTTGCTCACCATTTTTAGCCACTTTGCCCTAACCACCGAAGGTGTATTATTTTTATTAAACAATACCACACATGAGTACTCATCCTTGTGCAAGTTTCTATCTGGAGGTTGATCTACATAGGGATTTACTTCTAAAATAACCGCCAACTCTCCGCAGTTAGGGCTCATTCTATACACGCATTCTGCTAGGTCACCCTTGCTAAATTCAGTCATCTTCTTGCTGCTGCCTTTGTCGCTCAAAGTACTTCTTCTTAGAAAAGAATTTTAAATCTGATCTTAGAAAGTATTTATCCCACCTACGACGACCGGGAGGACCGTTTTTCTCTCCCTCTGGACCAAGCCATTTAACAACATATCCAGTTCGCTTGTGATCCTTGTAGTAATGGCCATCGCTATAGTACACATCTTTCACTCTTGTTATCATGCCCACCATGTTATCTACATCATGACCACAATGAAACCATATAAAGTTTCTTTTAAATGCAACACTGGACAAGGTTACTAAATCTCCAGCTTTCATCTCTTTCTTTTTTCTTGCCATTTTATTTTATCTTCTTTGCTCTTTTAAGGTCTCGCTCCTCTGCGTAAATAGGCTTTGGATATCCGACTGGTAATATTTTGTATGTCCTGCAGCCTTTTGCACACGTTATCGGCATTTTTGCATTGTCCTCAATAACAATCGCATATTGCTCTCTCATGCTGTTTTTAAAGTAAGTATTATTTAGTTTAACTAAACTCATCAATCGATTGATTCTAATCTGTACTTTATCTCCTTTCTTGAAACGTGGCTCCCTCGTTAGTTCATCAATGATACGTTCTGAATACTTATTCTCACACAGGCTTTGGTATTCCTCGCACGTTAGGTTTTCGTCTGCGTCAACCTTTGTTCTGGTATTTTTGAAATAAGCACCGTGATCAATCTTAGAGTAAAACTCTGATGCAATCTTAGCGTTTTTCTTTCTCTCTTCACTGTAATCCCAACTTAAATTGGCATGGTAGCTATTTTGTGAATACTTCTTATTCATTGATAAAAGGTATTGTGACTGAGAGTGTGTGAGAGATTTTACTTTCCCGTATGCTTGCATGCTTTTAAGAATTTTCATAATATCATCGTGGCTCTTGTTATAGAAAGGGCATGGCAATGATGCACCCATCCATGTTTTAACCTTTTTTATGACATACTCTATTTTATCATCGCTAGACGAGTGATAAAAATATCTTTCATTCTCAAATAACTCAGAACTCATTGACAATCACCTTCACTTACTACTTCAAACTCACGTGGACTGTGTAGTTCGGGCTTGCGACCTGGATAGACCACTTTTATTAACCTTCCTGTACCTAAAATGCCGCCTGAACATGCATTTGTGCTTAAACAAATTGCTACGGCCCTTTTCTGCTGGTGTAGCTGCAGCATACCCCATCGTTTTACAACCAAGTCACCGACTTTCACTGATAACCTCCAAGTTTTCTCTAAGGGACCAAAATGTTCCATACTCGCCATAGTTTACCTTATATGTTTCTAGGCTTGGCTCATCTTCAGGGGCACATGCTACAACGATACCAATGATACCATCAACATATGCAACGTTGTAGCGGTTCTTTTTCTTAACAAGAGTTCCAACTTTTATGCTTTTCATTTAGGAGTTCATTTTCTTTAGTGCTGATACAACCATTGATACTGGTTTGGATGCATCAGTGAACAATACTTGACATAATTGATCGGTGTCCTCAAAACATTTAGGTCCAATATTGTATAATAGACCAGGCTTATTACCATAAACAACGAGGTCACCAACTTTAATATTTTCCATTTGTTTATCCATTACAATCGTTATCCTCGGTGTCACAGTAAGTTTTGCTTAATCCAGTTAAAGACTTCATTGGAAACGACAAGTCTATCATTTTCGTCATCCATACATCGATGCTCATTGGCCTCCAGAACCTTTCTGATACCAACAAATACCCTTTCATCCCTGTATGTTGGATCGTCAATAATAGAAGTATTGTGAGGTGTGAAGCCTCTAATTTCGGAGTGTACTGTATTTTGCACCCACTCTATACCTCTCTCCGTTACTTCGTTCTTTTCTTCAGTCACAAAAAACTCCTTTCTTTATGTTTCCTCGATGTGACTTATATATAATACAAAATCTCATGATCAAAATCAAGAAAAAAATAAAAAATCGTAAAAGTTTAATAATTTCAAGGGTTTACAACTTCTGAAATAACAGACCACATAGTTTCCGTCAGTTCGCATGCGGAGCCCAAAGATAAGTCATACCTCTGATCTCCTAAGACCAAAGTAATATCATTATCGCTCTCGTATATTTGTACAAGAATCATATCTCCGGATGTAGTTGTTATATATAGCTCTTCAGTTTCTTTCATCTTATCTCCTACAGTGTTCGTAAAGTATCTTATAAACCCTTGCATTTTCTTTTTCTAAAAGAGATGCATATTTATGCAATAATTTAACTTCATGAAGTATTGCACCCCTCTCTACCTTTTGACCCGCAGCAAAGCCGCAAACAAATATGACAACACTCAATATTATAATTGTAAGTTTATCTCTCATAAATTTTTAGTAGGGATAGAGGGAATCGAACCCACAAGACCTATGGTCGGGAGATTTTAAGTCTCCTGCGTTTACCTATTTCGCCATATCCCCACAATTTTATTGTAGTGCTCATAACAAAGTGGTTCATATTCTTCACTACCACCAACTTCAATCTGCCTCTGACTCTCTGACTTTCTTCTCGTATAGAACGCATCGGCCCCACACTCACAGCAAACAGCAGGGCAAATCTCAATTTGCGTTGCATAAGGCAACAAATCTCTTATCTCTGGCAAGGGCTTTGGCTCAGAGGACAACTGCAAACTAGAAACTAAAATTGTTTTTCCAGAAGCAAATAGCTTAAGCAAGGCCTTGGCAGCATATTCGATCATAAATACCTCATCAACTGCAATTACATCTGCATCGCCGGCGTACTCTAAGATGTCTAAACCATTGTGAACAAGAGTGCAATCGTGGGTTTGTCCAGAATGAGTGACGACAGTTTTAGAGGAGTATCTATTATCAATTTTAGGCTTAAATAATTTTACTTTTTTATTTTGATACTTGTATCTTTCTAATGCCGCTAATAATTTTGTAGTTTTTCCACCAAACATTGGGCCAGTGAAGATTTTAAGCTCTGAGTTTTTCAATTTTTGTTCTTTTCAATTCCGTTAGTTTCTTTAATTATTGCATCAACAAGGTGTTTTGTCAACTTTTTTCTATCCTCCTCTATCAAAAAGGGGGCATAATTTTTCAAAACTCTTTCTACTGTAAATTTTAATTTTAATCTCAAATTAAACTCCTCCAATCATGGTAATTTTGTCTTTTTTCCTTTTGGTTTTATCTTAAAATTTGGCTTATAAGAAGTCTTTTTTTGGGGCGTGCTAAAATTAAAAGAAAATAAACCATTATTCATATAATAATCATCATCGTAGAAATCCCCGTCGTCATCAAAAATTGTTTTTTCTTCGCCAATAAAAGAATAATATTCGTCATGTATCTCTATCAATGATATTGCTTCAGAGAGCATATAGCTGGGGTCGCCAGATTGATAAACTCTTAATTTATATCCATCAGTGAATGTAAGTGTAGGATCTGAATTTTTAAATTTATCATCCATCACAAACTCCATGGCTGTTTTTGTTTTTTGTATTGTTCGCGCTCCTGATCTTCTTTTTTCTATGTCATAGAATTTAAATTTGCCATCTTCATCACACTCTTTAAAGATTCTCTCTCCCTCTGAAATAAAAGAGATTTTTTGAATTGTTTTCATTGCAAGCTCTCCAAAAATTATGTTGTTTCAACTAAATTTAACTATCTCTCTCTCAGAAACCCACCAATGATCATCTAGCGATTGAAAATAAACTTGATGAGTAAGTCCAGATGGCCATGGATTTTTATCAACTTTTACCAATAAACCTATTGAACCCTCTTCTAAATAGACAATTGGACTAAATGCAGTTGTAACATTTGTACTAGCGATTGATTGACAAACCTTTACCAAGTCTCCAATCTTCAATTTAGTTTCACCAAATCCTTAAACTCTACTTTCTTTACATCGCTAGTATTATTAAATTTAAGAAACCATCGGACGGATGCTCTTCCCACTAGCGTGTGAATTTTTGTAATTATACCAATCATTTGATTGTGCGGTATATCCACATGCACCACAAGGTCTCCCAACTTAAAATTATCCTCTAACATTTAAAAGCGCCCTCGGCACGATTCGAACGTGCGACCTGCGGTTTAGAAGACCGATGCTCTATCCAGCTGAGCTACGAGGGCTTATTTTTAAATTATGGCACAAACCTTATAAAAATGCAAGAGAATACTTAGGTTTAAACTAACAATATTCTCCTAACCCATCGGTGATATATCCAGCCGCGAGTATCTGAAACTCTGTCTCTCGGTATCCATTTTTTCTCAAAAAACTTTTCGTATCTGGTTCCTGGTATCATATGCACTAAGATTTTTCTGTCCTCTATTAGAACGTCCAAATCATTGTCTATCTTTAGTACTATGCCCATCCATTCTTTACCGTATAGCACGTGATTAATAAGCTCACCTATTTTCAGTAGGGACGTCTCCTTTGCCCAGGGATAAGTTACTTTTTTGCTTTTGTATATCTCCATGGGCTATCTCCGCTACTATACCTAAAGTAACTAGGCATGCTGCCCACACAATCGCAACCCACATGAGAAATTTATTATTCATTTTTTATAATTTTTTGACAATTTGCATCTTTCTTCTTTGTTTTGCTTTCTTCAAAAGTATTTTTTGCTAAAAATATAAACAGCGTTATCAGCCCAGCAAGCGCATATAGTCTTAGATTTTCCCTCACTCGATACACTCGTATGATGTAACGGAAACCATTGTAGAAAGAAGATACTTATAGCGAGATGCTAAATCGCCTCGATGACGAGATTCAGCATCTTTTAATAAGAGCTGTAATTTTTTAAATGAAAGTTCAGAATTGATATAAAACTCAACGGCATTGAATATAGCTTGCACCGCTGCTGAGACTATTGATGGCTTCGAGCTTCTAAAGGATACTGATCTTTTTGAGCAATTAGAAAAGCTAATCTCCACCTCTATATTTGCATCGCTACCAGATTTATCTGCACCTGTAAAGTCAGGCTTTACTTTAAAATTTTCAAAAACTATATTTTTTAAAGATGGATATTCTTCTTGGTATTTGTTTATCATACAATTGTAAACTGCATCGATAACACCTACTCCTCTGCACTCCAGGTTGTGTGTTGTGCTCTGTTCTTTTATAGCCTCTTTGAATTTGCAATAAACGCTTGTTGTTCCGCTAATAAAATCCTCATTGAAGGTAACATTATCAATTGAAAACAATAATTGCTCTTCATTTAATATTTCTTTTATTACTTTTTTTGGCTTGAGCCTCTTAACTTCTTCAGTAGTTTTTAGAGACATATGATATTATTCTATCCTTTCTAGTGATGTTGAAACTTTAAAAATTCTTTGCACGTTTCTAATTCTCTTAATAGATCTTAAAATTTTGGCCTTCGCATCCTCTGGGTTTGAAAATGTCCCCGGATAACTTGGGATAAACTTTACGCTTAAGCCTGCAATGTAGGTTTGCTCTGCAACCTTTCTATTAGAGATAGCGACGTTAACAATAGTAACCGTAGGCAATGCGCGTACTTCTGCCAAAATATCGTCAAGGCCTCGTTTCGCGTCTCCTACATCTATAGTATACCCCAGCATGCAATAAAATTTATATATTCCTCGTTGTCTTGGTCTATTTTTTTCCTCCGAGAGTAGGGTAAAGTATTTTTCTATCTCGTTATCAACACTCTCGCCTAATCCTGTTTGCTTGCTAAACTCTTCTCGGTTTATCAATTCTGTAGCGGTTTCTTTAACGGCTTTGGCAAACATATCTTCATTGTCTTGAATAAACTTTGCTATGCTGGCTATACCTTGAATGTTCTCGGCGCTTGGCTTTAAGGTCTGCCCTGAAATTTCTCTTCTAACAGGGTTGAGAATGTTAACATTAACAAAGAAAGCTAATGCGTGTTCTCCAAGAGCACTTGTTTTTATCTTGATTGCTTTAACAAGCAATTTATATCTAGGAATTGACTTTCTTATAAATGCTTTAGACGGCAACTCAGGAAGCTCAGGGATTGGCAAGTCTTGTTGCTTTGCTAACTCATCAGCTATTTCTGTAGATACTTCTTCAAGATTACGAAGAGTTCTTCCAGTATAAGAATTGTTCATACCAGTGACAGCTGCTTTTATATAGTCATCTGATAATTTATCCGGAGCAGTCTCTATCCCGTCTGATATATCTATCAAGACATAATCATCTCTATCTGGTAACTTATCAGGACCTATTATCTTTCCGTTATAAACAACGAACTTCTTTTTTAAGACTGCGAATATACCTTCGTGATCATTATTGGCAATGGCATAGCCTCCAAGGTCAGATAACAAATGCTCTTCTTTATCTCTAATCTTTTGCTGAGTATCAGAAACAGCAGTGTGCTTCATATACCCCTCTTTCCTTAAATGGTCTGCTAATACTGACTCTATTTCTATAGCTCGCTCTCTGCTGATACCTAGATTGTAGAGCCAATTATCAAAGCCGTTTGGATTAGGTTCGTACTCTCTTGATTCTATTCTTAATAAGATACCATCTGATTGAACGTCAACTTCTTCGACGCCATAGTAACTGGCTTCTTGGTCTAAGACTTCTCTGATATCGTCCATAAACTGTTGCGAATCAGAGCCCCAACTATCTGGCATCTCTTCTTCACCTAATTGGTCATCGTCTATTCTAAAGAAATAATCGCCACCAAACGAAAGATAGTCACCACCACTGCCGTCGTCCATCACCTCATAGTAAGCGCTAAAACTATCTGGCGGTCTGTTATTCTGTGTCCACTCTTTTAGAATATTTTCAGCTTTTATTTCAAAATTGCTTTCTGGTGGTTCTTCTTCTATTATATCTCTTCCATTTTGGATTATATCTGAGTATGCTTCTGCTGCGTCGGGCTGGTCGATACCTGCTTCAATCATTGCAGTGTATAAGATATCTGGATCGTGTCTATCATCTGATGCGTCGTATGCTTCTTCTACGTCGTATTCAGTATCAATTGCCGAGGAGTTGCCACCACGCGCAAACACAAGCGCTATTTTATGATAAACATGGTCTTCAGGTAGTTTGTCAATCCTAACCATAACAAAAGCTCTGCCCTCTTCAGTATATTGTTGGAAGTAGTTTTTTGCTCGCGTTGCTGATATGCACCACCTTGTGTTCCTTCCGAAATAGCAAGATGCCTCTGTGGTATTCGGTCTAACTGCGAAGACGCCATGATCTTCGTAAACAAAAGTAGAGCCAGCTTTAGCTGCAGCTTTTTCTTTCTCCCTCTTTTCCCGTTCCGTATCTTGCTTTTCATATTTGTCAATAATCTCTCGCGCTTTTTTCATATCAAGTCTATAAATATCTTTTTCTTCCATCCTAGCACCGTGTCTTTCCAATGTACGCTGAAAACCGAAAATAACATTTAATACTTCTTCTGCCTGTGTTATGTTGTTATTATCCGGACTAGGATCTTGAGCATTAACAGGTCCCAGAGTAGCAGCCCTAACAGGACCCTCTGGGTATATCTTTTCCCACGCTTGCATTGCCCAAAGTAAATACTTAGATACACCCTTTGGACCTAGATTAGTCTCAAGGGTCTGACGGAACAAATCTAGCCAGCCCAACTCTGTGAGTTGAGGGTATTGTTTCTTTATATCTTTTACTCTTGCTTCTACTAATAATGATAAGTCATCGTACTTGTTTAGATAATCAATCCACTTTCTCTGAAATTTCATAGATAATGACACCTTTTTATAGTAAATAGTAAAGGGGATAGCAAAGTTTCCTTTACTTTTTTAAGATTTATTGACTTTCTATGGTTAATCCATTTTGACTTAATTGATTTTTTATATCTTTGATTATAAGAAGTGTTTTACCTAACACAACTACATGCTGTCGGTTAACTTTAAAAGCTAATTTTTCCGGAGACTTTGCATCTGGAGGGACTACGAAAGTTCTATCTAAATAATCTTTTAGTGTTATGTTAGTTGCATACAACTCACAGAACAAAGAGAACACTTCATCCCCAAAGTTTATTATCCCTTTGAAATAATCTGAAAAGAAACTTTTGATTCTAGATAGATCTCTTTCTGCATTTTCTCTAAAGCTGTCTACTTCATCTGGCCTAAGATATATATAATTTGGATTTTCATCGTTTTGATCTGACGACATTTTGCCCCTTTCCCCAGAAAAGTTTATTAGTTCTTTTGTCTGTTATCAGTAAAGCTGATACATACTTTTCACCGCCTCTTTCAACGATGTTCGCTTTATAGAGATCCAAACGACCATACTTTGGAGTGTGTATTCTCCTGGCATATTTTTTTCTAGGTGGGGGTTGGTTTAAAGTTTTGATACATGCATCAATAATTTGTTCTTCCTCTTCTAAATTCATGTTAGTCGCTTGGTCAAAATCAACATTTATATGCACCCCAACAACCCACTTCTTAGATCCGAATTCTGGAATATCCCAAAAATTTGAATTATGATACCTACCATATCTGCTCTGGGTCTCGTCAGCAGTTGGCTCTGTCGTATATCTTGGCATTGGCTTTAGGTCACATGAAAGTCTCATCATTTGTTCACCTTGATTATATTTGATAAGTCACTAAAGCCGCCTATCAAACTACATTGACCTGTATTCTTATCATTTCTAATAATTATGGGTACAGTAGGGTGATCATAAAATTGTTTTGTATAGTTCAAAAATTGATTATCATCGCTTAAATTAAAAAAGACGTACTCTTTGTTTAGAGAATCTAAAGCCTCAGTTGCTAGAGAACAATATGGGCAAGTGCGTGTCCCATAAATAAAGTATCTTTCATTAGCCATGCAATAAGCCCCTGTCTTTTTTCTGCAAAAGGGTAATTTCCTCTTGTAACTCTGAAGCGTTGCCGACCACAACTATATCAAGGCCGGCGTTACCTTTATTTAAAGATATCGTACAAAAGCTACTATTAGCCAAGACACCATCTATCTTTCCTTCATACAAACTACTTTGATTTGGCCTAATACAGATTATGTGTTTCGGATTTATTAAAACATCTCTAGTTTTAAAATTCATTTTTGCTTGGGATGTTTTAGAAAAATTAGTTTCTCTAAAAATCTCTTTAACTTTTAACATGCTGTCTCCTCTACTAAATAAGTTTTTCTTCTTAAGACATAACAATCACTACCCTCATATAATATTTTGTAATAGCTTTCATTAAGATCTTTATCCGGAAGCATTAAGAACACGCTTGGCTTCTCAAGCATATGAAAACCACTCCAGCTCCCTTGGTCTTCCCCATATAAAACCTGACACTCTGTGGGCACATAAACTAGCTTATTTGGCATCTAATGGAGCCTCCTGTGGGGGATCCTGGCCCTCATCTGAGCTAGTGATTGCTCTAAGGTATCCTGAAGCGATTGCTGAACAATCTTCTAAAATTATGTCTGATTCCATCATGTGAAACCTGACATCTTCCATCCTCTTGAGGGCTTTCTCCATGGATCGATCTTTAATTTCTTTAAGATTAGAACATATGCTTAGTGCTGTCTCTAAGTTTTTTTCCGCTCTCAAGATTAATTGATCCATTTCCGCTGGGACGTTTTCTAAGTCCGTAGTGTATGATATCTTTACTTTCATTAAAACCACTCCATATAAGATATTAAAGCATTCTGTCTATGTTTATTCCATCTGTCCTCATCTATTTTTATGGAAAAACACTCTGCTAATTTTTTACCGTATTCCCACGCCAACACTTCTTCTCTAATGATATCAGCTCTATGGTTTTTATTGCCTCTAGCCTCTCTGCTATCTTTTATCATGTATGGGAACTGTGCGCGAAATGAATTATAATCACTTTCATCACATCTTAATATAACATGCCCAGCTTCGTGCAGGAGGGTATGTAAGCGAGAAATATAATTTTGTCTGGAATTTATTTCTATTCTTTTAGAATCGTAGTAGAAAGCATCGGAATAATCGACGTCATAATGGACCTCGACGCCATACTGTTGCAACACAAAACTTTCTACAATTTTAAGCTGCTCTTCAATTAACTTCTTCAATTTAACTCCACTTTCTTATACTGTAACAGAAAAAATGCGCTAAGTCAAGTTATAAATTTTATAATCATGGCACCCATCAGGCCCAGGGTAGATGTAAAAAGCGTCCATATCAACTTCGAAGATAAAGCTTTCCAAGCTTCAAGTGCTCTGATCCTTGCGTAAAGGCCTTCATCCGGATTATATACAGCCTCTTTTATTTTGGCTACATCATCTGCTATTTCTTCTTGTTTAATTTTTAATTGTTCAAATTCAATATCAACAACAGTTAATAATTTATCAACTTTAACTTCCAACTTATTTATCATTTGACCATCAGACATATAATACACCTCTTATTTATGGAAGGACGCTAAGCTAAATAGGCCAAACAATCCTAATCGGCTTCAATTATTGCGTGATCTGTTGTAATTAAAATGCCTGCAACTGATGCTGCATTTTGTAACGCGCACCTTGTAACCTTCGCAGGATCAATTATACCTAATTCAAAAAGGTCGACCAATTCACCAGAATTAAAATTGATTCCGGATTTCAAATCCGATGTACTAGACAGCTTTGCAACGATCTCTTCAAAATCATAGCCTGAATTTCTAGACATCATCCTTATGGGAGAGGCTAAAGCCTCTTTGATAATCAAAAGTCCTAACTCTTGCTCTTTGTTTTCCAGTGTATCTGGCGGTAGAGATAAGTCTTGAGATATACGAAACAGTATGGTTCCACCACCCGGGACAATGCCCTCCATCTGTGCTGACCTTACTGCCTCTAATGCGTCTTCTATTCTGTGTTTCTTTTCAAGCATTTCAACTTGAGTAGCAGCACCAACTTTGATAATAGCAACCCCTGACGCGAGCCTTGTAATCCTCTCTTGAATAATCTCGCACTCACGTAACGATTCTGTGATCTCTATTTCATTTTTAAGTGTTCCAATTCTATCATCTAATAATACAGGATCTGCGTCTCCGCCAACAATGGTGGTTGAATTTTTAGAAATCTCAATGCTCTTTGCGGATCCAAAGTCATTTAGCTTAACCTCCTTTACATCGTCGCCAAGTTCTCTCTTGAAGAACCTGGAGCCAGTTGCAATAGCCAAATCGTTCATGATGTTTCTTCGTTCCTCGCCGTACCTTGGTGCTTTGATAGCCACAACCTTCATCGAGCCTCTAACTGTATTCATGATTAAGGCAGCTAACGCTTGGCCTTCAATATCATCTGCCACAATAACAAAAGGTCTACTTTCTCTAGCTGCAATTTCCAAAGCAGGTAGAATTTGCTCTACTCTCTCTAGTTTGTTATCTGTGATGAGAAACAAAGGTCGGTCATGACGGGCAACATTTCTTCTTTGATCCGTGACAAAAGCTGCGGCTGCATAACCAGAATCAAACCTAAATCCTTCAACAAGCTCTAGAGTTGTGTCAACCGATCTAGCCTCCTCGATGGTAATTGAGCCATCTTTACCGACTTTATCCACTGCCATGGCAATGATATCGCCAATGCCCCCATCATTATTAGCAGATATTGAAGCAACATGAGCAACATCCTCTGCACTAGAAACTGGCCTTGCTGCGTCTTCAATACGGTTGCAAACTTCTTTAACAGTTTTATCAATGCCTCTTTTAATCTCAACTGGACTTATACCGTCTTCGATATGTTTGAGTGCTTCATTGTAGATAGCTCTTGTAAGAACAGTAGAAGTTGTTGTGCCGTCACCAGCATCGACATTTGTCTTAGCTGATGCCTGTTTAACTAATTGTGCTCCAGCGTTCATAACCGGATCTTTAAGATCTACAAATTTTGCAACAGTCACGCCATCTTTTGTAATGATAGGCATAGCATTCTTTTGCTGCAGGATGACATTTCGACCTCTTGGGCCAAGCGTCGATGCTACGTTATCTGCTAAGATATTTACACCCTCTGTGATTTTTTCACGCAGAGTGTCTTTGGAAGAAAAATGTTTGGACATTAAATACTCACTTTCGTTTTATACATTATATATTATAAGCACAGACTTTATAAATGTCAAGGATTTATTTATCAATATCTATGGCTGCGTTTTCAGTTGCAGTCTTAAGTTTGTCGACATCGGCTGACGCCTTCAACATGTAGGTTTTTCTATCTTCGTCGCCACCAGTCATATAAAGACTAAGATTATCGCTGAAATTTTCCAGAGCTTGATATATAGGCGCGATTGTTGATTCTAAAAGAGTTGCATACCTCTCCCAAGATGCTTTAAGAGTTTCCTCTCCCAGTGACAGTTCTGCAATTGTCTGAAACCCTCTTATGCTCTCAGCCTGATCTCTTGTAAATTCAAACTGTTGTTTCTCCGTGTATCCTGGTGTTTTCATTAAGGAGGCAAACACCGGTTCTGAATTACCAGTATCCTTAAAAACATTAATAGCTCTTTCTAGCTGTTGTACGATGGCATAGGATCCAAAAATAACTGAAGCTTTTGTTTGTTCAAACTTTTCTTCTGTGTATTTTATTTCAAATGGCCCATACTTTTGTAAGGTATCTGTGTCCATATTTATAAGAGAGCTTACGAACTTAGACATACTGCTTGGCGCAAGTCTGAGTTGGGCCTCATTTAATTCTTGTCCTTTTTTATCACTGAACGTGAATATATGCGCGGACGGTTGTGATGGCACTATTCCACTTAAACCTCTTTTCTTTAAAGTTTGAGGGTTGGCCGTCTTTATTAGTTTTATGGCCATGCCGGCATCAACTAATTGTTTTAGTTTTTGCTGTAGTTTAGATGCACTTTCCATATCATCCTCTGCGAATTTTTCAGGATCTTTAATTGTTACTTGCTTAAGAAGAGGCTTAACAAATACATCCAAAAAGTTTTCCAGTGTTATCCTAAATTCTCCAAATTCTAATGCTTCAGTTGATCCACCCTCGCCCCTCTTTCTTCTAGCATCCAAATAGACAATGTGATCTCTACTCTTAAAATGCTCTACCATGTTTTTAAATGAACCCTTAACGCCAGTTGTCTGACCCAACAGTTTAAGAGAGTATTCTACGCCACCTAAAACAACATCGGTTATTGGTTTGCCTGCGACGTCTTTCTCCTCAGAACCTGTAATTTGTTCAGCATCAAGGCCCATTAGGCCTGCGAGAAAACCTTCGAATATAAATCCGCCTGCAGATTCAGTGAAGTCATCAAGTATCGTACTTAAGACCTCTAAGATAACAAGAGTTGATAGGACTTCTCTCACATTGGTGAGTTGCAATTCACCACTTACCACACCCGTAAGAAACTGTAACTTTTCTGGTAATGTATCGCCAGGTATGTTTCTACTGTATCTTTCAATAATTTGTCTATCTTTTGACCCAGGGACACCCCAAGCCTCAGTAATTCTAAGTTTAGGTATTGGTATCCTAACTTCTTGTTCAACACCCCTTGCACTTTCTTGCTCTTCTTGAATCAAAGGCAAGTCACCCAATAGATTTTCTATTAATGATATAAAGTCTTCAGCGTTACCTTTTTTCTTACCATAAATTTCAAATAACTGTTTATCTAAATCTGACATTACTAACACCTCTCCTAGTAAATAGTTTTAAACTATCTCATCAGCAATGCCAAATTTAACAGCCTCTTCTGCTGATAAATAAACATCCACTTGTTTTCTTAACATCTTTTTTATTTGCTTTTGAGACATTGCAGTCTCATTTGCTAGGCACTTGACATATCTATCTTGAACCCATCGTATCTCAGCTATTTCGTTTTCCATGTTTGTTAGCGAACCATGATACCCACCGATGACACTATGTATCATAACCCTACAATTTGCACCAATCTTTCTTTTACCCTTGGTACCAGCTGCCAATAGTGGTACACCTGCAGACATGACCTTCCCTAGCGCTATAGTTTCTATATCGCAATTTTCTCTAACAACTCTCATGGTGTCGTAAATGCTGAACATATCAGCTGCAGATCCACCATGAGATGATATAACCATCTTTATCGGTTTAGTAATTTCTATTAATTCACTCTCTGGGTCTTCTGGGTTTTTATATTCTAGACCCTTTGCTGTATCTGAAAAATACATCAGAAGACTGACAATATCTGAACTTATCTTTTCTTCGATATCCCCATACAAGGATATCCTTCTAAAGTCATCATCTTTACGGCCAGAATCAATATTGTTTATTATAACAATTCTATCATCCTTTTCTTCTTCTTGTTTATTATTTTCTTCTTCCATTAATTACCTTTTTTTTTCCGTTTCTAGCCAACTCACAGACTTCAAACGATAGAGTTTTTGCAAATTTTAACCATGAGCTTTTACTTTCAAACTTCTTTTTAAGTAAAATAATTGTCTTTCCACTATTTGGATCATACCCTGCACCGGAATGGGACCAATCTTTTGCTTCTTTTGTTAACTTATTGATCTCGGATTTACCTTTTGCTTTAGCTTGCATGGTATAAATACCAGTTTCTTTATCACACCACGCAACAACTTCTATAGTCATTTACCTTTTCCTCCTTTGGATTTTTTCAGCTTTAGTTGTGCTATCCTCTGCCTAGCCTGGTACCAGTTAGTATAAGAAAAAAACCTATGATAACGCTTTGGCAAAGAAAACAGCATTTTAATAACTATGACATTACGCCATTCTGATAATGCTCTTCTGTCATTTTTTATTATTTTTTCGACTTCATCTTTAAAGCCTTCCGCGCCTAGTAAATTTAACCTTTTGATCTCAATAGCCTTTTCAATATCATTGTTAATTGCATCTAACAATAAAAGGATTGAATCAGTAGTTTCATCAAAAAGTCTTTTTGAATGACCTAAAGCTAATAGGTAAGAGAAAATTCCGTAGGCCATGGCCCCGGAGAAAAACCACAATGCATTTTCAAACATAATACAATTCTAAAATAGATTGACTAAAAAGTCAAGAGATATTTTACTTCTCTGATTTTTTAGCCATAGCTTCACGAACAAGTCTCTTGGTAACCTTTGCAGCGATAGCCTCAACGATTTCATCGATCTGCTCTTCTTCAAGATCAACTTCCATCATATCTTCTTCCTCTGGCTCTTCAGCGTCCATTGGATCACCTGGCTCATCGCCCATAAGATCATCTGCAGGACCATCATCATCAGGACCGCTGGCATCTAGAATAGTTTGAAGGACTTCTACTGCCTTTCTGAGTGCGTCGACCTCAGAATCAGAGACGGTAACTTCTGCTTCGGCGCCGGCATCATCGTCCATGTCCATGCCCATGTCATCCATAGGCTCATCATCCATAGGCTCATCATCCATAGGCTCATCATCGCGAGCGGCATCATGCGTGCCTTCTTCGACTTCATCATCTCGACCGCCTTTGTACATGCCCTCTTCAACCTCGTCATCGCGAGCGGGTTTATGCATGCCCTCTTCAACCTCTTCGTCCTTTTTAGCGTACATGCCTTCATCAACATCTTCTTTGTCAGCGTGCTCGCCCTCTTTCATTTCTTTAGGGTCTTCTTCCTCTTCAATCTGATGAGGAAACATTTCATTTATGGCTCCGATGTTGGCAAGAGCCTGAAATCTACGTATGGTAGCTTCCTTCAAAAGCTTCTTTTTATCTTTGTTCTGCATTGTGGTTCTCCTAGCTTAGAATAATAGATATATGTGTAGTATTAATCCTACAGTAATAAATAGTACCTATTTTTCTTTAAAGTTTAAAATAATTTTGATATTTTCTTTAACGCTGCTTGTTCGATCTGCCTAATCCTTACAAAGCTTAAGTCTAGTCTTTTGGCAACTTCGTGCAGTGTTAAAGGCAAGTCATCATTTTTCTCTATAGATATTAGACAACAGTTGTAGTCTTCTTCGTAATCAATCCATTTTCTACAGCTTGTTTTACAGCACATAGTTCGCTTCTTTATACATGTTTTTGAACACTCTGGCAAGTAACTCATTAATCTTTATATTCCTTTGCAATTATATCAAATATGTTTTCTCTTTCCTCATCCGTAAAGGCAAAGGATTTTTTAATCTCTTCGCCTTTGTCAATTAATTTCTTTGAATCTTTAATTCTTGTTTTACCTTGCTTTGCAATTTCAAATTTTAAATCAGTTATAAATTCAATAATTCTCATATCGCCCGCAATATAACCAGAAACTAGACCCTGAAAGAACTGAGACTGTGTTAGTCCATCATGTCTCAGTCTTATTCTTAGATCAGCATGACGCTTATCAGTATCATGAAATACAATTTTCTTTCCCTCAGATCCATAATCATATGTTTTATCTGACATTAAGAATGTGTGTCCTGCTTTCAGTCTGGCCTGCACCAGTTTGTACAATAAAATTAGCTTTACTTCGCAATTCACTTATATTTTTAGCGCCACTATAGGATAAGCCACTACGGATATTCTGCGCTAATTCCGTCAATATATCGTCTACAGATCCCTTGTATGGTATGGTGGTAGAGATGCCCTCTAGAGAGCTTGTACTGCCCCTCCAGGCGGTCTGTGCCTCTTTACTAGCCATACCCCTATAGACCTTATACTTCTTGCTGTCAGAGGCCTCAAATACCTGTCCTGGTGCTTCATCTGTGCCGGCCAACATAGAGCCTAGCATCACAAAGTCTGCGCCTGCTGCTAGTGATTTAACAACATCTCCAGCACTTTTGATACCACCATCTGCAATAATAGGTGTATCGATATCAACATGACTACACGCCAATACAGATTGAAACGTCGGGACGCCATGGCCAGTCTGAATACGTGTTGAACAAATAGAACCGCCACCTATACCAACTCTTACAGCATCTGCGCCCCATTGAGATAAATCATAGTATCCTTCTGGCGTCGCGACGTTACCGGCGATGATGCATATATCACCAAACCTATCTTTAAGTGATTTAAGAGCCCTTTCCATTAAGGAATGGTGACCATGGGCTATGTCAACACAAACCACAGACACCCCAGCTGATATGCTTTCCGATGCTCTTTCGATATAATCTCCGGACACTCCCACTGCTACGCCAATTTTACGTGACCCATCTGTTAGCAATGCCTCATTTACTTTCATTACCTGCTGATGAATAGTATTGTAGCGATGGATAATACCCAAACCACCATGTTCTGACATGGACTTTGCCATGGACGCCTCTGTTACTGTATCCATTGGGCTGGAGACAATCGGTAATTTAAAATTTATATCTTTGATATTATTACCAATATCAATCTCGGTCCTAGATTCAATATCGCTTTTCAGCGGAGACAACAGTACATCATCAAAACTATAGCATTGCTTAAACATTTGTATCCTCCATTTCCTTAATAAGATTGACTGCTTTACCCCAGCAGTCTGGGCAGTAAAGGCGAACTATACCTTCTTTTTTACGGACTACAACATTCCATGTAGTCACCATCTCTTTGTCTTTCTTGTCGAAAGGCTTCACACACGCACTGCACTCTACTGGAAGTCTATCAAACATAGACATCTTTTCTTGTAGTTCTTTTTCTGCAGCTTTTTGCTTTTTTCTACGAAGTTTTCTACCAGCAGATGACACTAAAAGTCCCCCGTGCTTCCGAACCCGCCGGTGCCTCTCTGTGTATTCTCGCCATACACATTGTCCTCATGGATCTCCTCAACCTCGCAGGCATTGATTGGCACCAAAACAGCCTGGGCCAGCTTTTGACCTGGCTCAATAACTGCAATGTCTTCACCAATATTATTTAAATTTACGAAGACCTCTCCGTCATAGCCGCTGTCAACTACGCAAGCACCGACAACCAGTCGCTTCTTTGTTGCAACACCAGACTTATTTTTGATTTCAAGCATAAAGCCAGGAGGCACACCTACCTTTAGCCCTGTTGGAATAAGGGCACCATGATGTGGGCCAATCCTAATTTGCTCGCAACCATCAAATGACTTACTGCGCTCGTTTGGACAATAAAACAAGTCCATACCAGCATCAGTTGGATACGCCCTCACTGGAAGCTTCGCTCCCTCTCTCATTTTAAACACCTTTAGTCTCATTATTTTCCCCTTTTTAATTTTTTTAGTTTGTCAAAATCTAAGCCCATTACTCTCATAAGTTCTTGATATCGAGTTTTAAATTTTAAACCATGTGGGTGATTCTTTATTAAACTCGTATCAGTTTGTGGACTAAGAGCCCATTTTATTTGCTGAATCACTGCTTTTAACTTATCGTCGATAAACGATGATGGTAGATTACGATGTGCAATGTAAGGCAAAAGGAAACACCTAGCTATGGTTTCATACTCTTTCTGTCTAAGATTGTAATGGTTTATATTATTAGTCTTATAAAAGTAAGTTATCTCTTGTGCCAGGGATTGTCTTTCTACAAAATTCCATTGTATCCTTTTCACGTTTCTCCTTAATAGTTATTAGTTGCAACAAAGTGATTTGCATTTGAATCTTTATGTGTCATTCTATCTCTATACTGAATAGAATACCGATAATTATAATCTGCCACAATATAATCATCATACAGTTCTTCAGTCAACTCATCTCTATTGATGATGATCATTACTTTGGATTTAGTGTTCCGGAACCATTCAGCTAACTCTCGATGGTCCTGTTCGCGGAACTGGCCAGCTGGGTGGTAATCTGTGAACTGCCTAGTATATGGTGGATCGAGAAAAACAAAATCGTCTTTTGTTGCATTTTGTACACTGTACTTCCAATCACCATGTGTAATAATGCTATTATTTAATATGGCCTGGATGTCAGAAACAGACTGATCAATACCCTTGAAAGATTTATACCAACCATAAGGCACATTAAACTTGCCTTCATTAGAAAATCTAAGCATACCAGAAAAGGATAGTTGTCTCATTAAATAAAAACTGACTGCCTTGTCAAAGTCGCTGGTAAAGTCCGTATCTCTATAGTAATAGAAGTATCTATCTGCGATATCGTTTATCTCTTTATTAACTTGATCCTTTAAGTCTTTTACAATGATTTTTTGATCATTAATCTCGTTACACCTCGAAGACAGCTTAGATATAGCATCGTTCAAAGTATCTTCTTTGCAACTTGCAATCAGTGTTTCTTCGCTATCCTTTTTAATACCCTGCAAAATCTTTAGTGCAGCCTTAACGGTCGAATGATTAGAGGAGTGAAGCTTAGACAACTTTAACTGCTGCTTAGTTAGTCGCTGTTCCGCTTTAGCATCTCTTTTGACACTTGCCATCTCTTTGTTATAGTTTGCACTCAGTCTATTAATTTCTTTAACAAGTCTAATGGTATCGTTCTTCATCACATGATAGAAGCTAATGACATCCTCATAATTATCATTAACTACATTGGTGTGATGAGCCAAATGTAACCATATAGCGCCGGCACCAACAAAAGGTTCATAGAAAGTATTAAAACTCTTTGGCTTTAGTTTTTCAACTGTTGGTATTTCTTTTCTTTTGCCACCACTATACTTAAAGAAGGGCTTTAAAGGTTTAATACTCACTAATTGTTCTCCATTAATTTTTTCCCAAAGCGTAGAAATATATCATAATATTCTTTTCTCTCTATGTCAACACCTAAAAGATCAAAAAGGTCTCTTGGGAACATAACATTTACTTTAGAGTTTTTTGCAACCTGTAGTTTACTTTTATGCGGGCAATCTTCTTCATCATAAACAGCCCAGTTAAATAAGCTAGCCTCAACTTGATAATCTGGATATTGACTCTTGCACCACTTTTCAATATGATTAATTTTATTTAATGTTGCTGGTAATTTCTCGGTATCTAGATCGATATTTCCTTTTAGTTCAGAATAGTATATCTTCTTTTTAATGTCACTCTTGAAGAGAAAATCAACATCCTTCTTCTTGCCTCCCTTTCCAATGCCGGCAATAAGACCACTGGGCATATTGCTAAAACCACTGGCACGGTCGACAAACAACATGAAAAACTTTTCAGCAAATCTTCCCATTTTAATACACGTTGATTGCTTTGAGGGTTGGTTTCTCCATAACAACCACTTAACACTTCCAATTGATGTTTGTGTCACTCCATTGGCAACCATACTTTCTAACAAATTGTTTGCTTCCTGTTCAATGCTGCTGTCATATTGAATCATTTTTTTCCTTTCTTTTTATGTTCTTAATATAACAAAGCGGGAATGCTTTGTCAAGACATTCCCGCTTTAAAAATCAAAATAAAATTGCTTTTGCGATTTGTAAAGCTTTTTTTGAACTTTTTTTAGCCCAATAATTTGAAGCCTGACGCGACCCTTCGACTGCTGAAACCCCACTGGGGAGAGTAGTCCAGCTTCGCCATGTAGGGTCTATTCAAGTGAATGACATCTTTGCCTGGCCTGACACCCCAACACTTAATCGTATTGATCTCGCTATTACTATCAATCACCCTGACAATGTAATAATCCTTGTTATTCTTTGTCTTCTTCTTGATGATCTCGCGAGGGATAAACCAAGTCACTTGAAGCTGTTGATCAAACTCGCTAATAGGCGGTATATACAGCTCCTCAAGCCTTCTTAGGGTATTCTCATCCATAACTAAGCTCATTGGAAACACGCCCGTTAAATCGACCAAATATTGAATTTTTTCTTCCTCTGTAAAGTCACCTTCAGGGCGATAAGTCTCAATATTCTCAACAAGATTCTTTTCCTTTCTTGGTCGATCAAGAGCCACCGCAGCATGAAAATGCTTAAGACCATCAAATCGATCATCCATTAGACAATTAAGTGTCTGGCTCCTGACGAGGGCATCGAGCGCTTTCTTATTGAGTTTGCTGTAAATAATTTCCTCATGAAATAAGAATTCTTCAATGGCATGGAAAGGTCGATGCAGCTTTATTTGTTCAATCGCCTTATCACCTAAGCCCTTGATAGATGTAAGTGGTTGAATTAGAGTTTTTCCATCATCAGATATCTCCCACACGGTGCCTGAAGTATTGATATTTAAAGGTTCGATGTTAAAACCATAGCTCTTTGCAATATTAATTGCTCTCTCCTTGCGAGTATCAGGCTCCTTATCAAGGAAAGCAGCCATCCACTCAGCCGGATAATAGTTCAAGAGCCAGGCACACTGATAGGACAGGACACAATAAGAAACCGCATGAGATTTATTAAAGCCATATCCAGAAAAATATTCAAACTTTTCCCACAGCTCTTTGGCTTCGTGCTTTTTCATACCCTTCTCTAGACACCCAGCTTCAAACTTACACCATATCTTATCTTTTTGTTCTTGTACCTCTCCAGTGCCCTTCTTTGTCAAGAGCTTTCGAAGTTTGTTGCCGTCATCCAGTGACAAGTCCTTACCCAACTTGTGTGCCAACATGGCGATCTGTTCTTGAAAAATAAGAAAGCCGTGAGTTTCTTGAGTTACTTCTCTGATTGTTTCGTTAGCATAGTCGACATCCATTGGATTGTGTTTGGCACTAACGTATATCTTATCCACTCCAGCGGAGAGAGGGCCAGGGCGGTATATACTAGTAATAGCAGCCAGATCAATGATATTATCTGGTTTAGCTCTTTTACAAAAGCTTTGAGCGCCTGCTTCTGTGAACTGAAAGATCCCTGCCCATTTTCCATTCTGAAATATATTCTCCCACACTTCTTTATTATCTAATTCCAAAACGTCTGGATGTAAGTTTTCATCGTAATACTTCTTAACATCCTCGAACGATGGCTCTTCAATATCGTGATGCCTTCGCAGCACATGCTTGATTGCATCCTCAAGCATACGTAGTGAGGCAAGACCAAGAATATCAAACTTAATAAAACCCATCGGCTCTAGATGTCGAACATTCTGTCCTTCTGACCATGGAGTTTGCCTAACACCACCGCTGTTAATTAATGGCATCCACTCATCCAAGTTCTCACCAACCACAACACCGCCAGCATGACGAGATGCTGACCTCGTTTGACCGTAGAGAGCATTAACGTGAGTTTTAATATCTGGATACTTTTGAAGGAAAGCCTTGAGGCTTTCTGAATATTTCATTAACTCTTCAAAGGTTGGACTATAAACACCAGCTGTAATTCCATGATCCTTCTTAGCTAAGGGTGTTGCTTCATAGATCATTTTACCTGTTACATTGTTAACCTCTGTAAAAGGAATTTGATAAAACTTTGATATATCCTTTATCAGGGATCGCAGCTGCAGTGTATTCCAGTTTGTAATTGGGACGACCATGTTATCACCCCACTCATCAATTAGTTGTTCCTTCAAGGTCATGGGATCCGCAACGTCATAATCAATATCAGGATATCCGGAACCACCCTTTGTAAGAAACCTTTCAAACTGAAGGCCATACTTGATGGGATCAACTTGCGTTATACCTAGAGCATACGCCACTAATGACCCTGCAGCTGATCCTCGACCAGGACCAACAAGCTGTCGCTTAAGAGCTTTATCTGATATTGCTTTCATCGTTAGAAAGTATTTACTAAATCCACGAGAATCAATGATGCTGACCTCTCTTTCTAAACGTTTGACATACTCTTTATTGTTCGCGAAGCCCAATCTACGAGCACCCTCAATCGACAGTTTTGCCAGGGCAAGTCGGGGAGTTGTATCGGGCGGCACAACAAAATCAGGCAAGCGGACAGTGTTATCAGGCCAAAACTTTTCAATTCTTTCGCTGGCGATTTGATGCGTCCTTTTAATAGATTCTAAAATCAAGTCATCATCATATTCAAAGTCAGTCATCTTCGAATACTTCTTATATGCCTCCCACATTTGATCGCCATTCTTAGGGTATAACTCATAACCAACCTCTTCAACGTCAACGGGCAGCTCCTCTGACATCCACTCTGGGCGCTTGCCTAGCCAGCCTAGTCGCTTGTACAGCTCCCTATCCTTCCAGGCGTCAGGACTGTAGTAGTGACTATCAGCAGTGGAAATTAGCTCTACACCAAACTCTCTATGCATCTCGATGATGTATTGATTAAGTTCATTTTGCTCTGGGACGTTGTTCCATTGCAACTCACCATACCAACGATCACCGAAAATCTGCATCATCTTTGTGGTAACTTGCCTCATGGAGTTCAGAATGGCGTCTCTACCTTGGTCTCTGTTCTCCCAATAACAACCGGCATATACTCCCCCCAAGCATGCACTAGCCGCAATGATGCCTTCGTTGTGTTTACGCAGCATGGCATAATCAACTCTTGGAAATCTATAAAAGTTTTCTTTCTTGTAACTTGAAGAAATCAATTTAAATATATTCTTGAGCCCTGTTGGGTTTTGAGCCAATAGTATTAAATGCCTTCTTCTATTTAGAAGATTTTTGATTTGCTTCTTTGATGCCTCATCTTCAACGGTTGCACCAGACTGAGCGCTCTCGCTTTTCTTCTTAGATTTCTCTTGCTTTTTTACATTATCGTACTCCTCTCTCCAATTTGCAATGGATGGTATAAAGTAAGCCTCAACACCATAAATTGGCTTAAAGTCCTTACCTTCTTTGTGCATCTTCTTAGCATGTAACACCTGGTGGGCTAGACCATTTGCATTGCCGTGATCAGTAAGAGCTAAAGCATCCATACCATTTTTGAAAGCAAAATCCATGTGTTCTTCGGGGTACCCCAAAGCATCAAAGATACTTCCTGCAACTGAATGTGCATGAAGGCCCACAAAAGGGATCTCGGAAACGGTTCTATCTTTAAAGGTCTTCAATGATCCCCTCCAATTCATCCTTGAATTGATTCACGGAAGTCTTAACCTCTGATAATGTGTCTGTTAAAGTTTCAAACAATAGTCTATCAAGAAATATCTCTTGTTCCTTTGTTAAGCTCATAAAGTTAATTGGAAATCCAACATCCTCTTTGACTGAGCTTGGTAAGTTATTGTATATTTTATGCATTCTCATTTTGCCACCCCCAAGTATTCATTTTTTTTAAACATCTTATCACTCGGTCTCATTATTTGCACCCTTTCTTTTGAAGAAATATATTCTGCATAGCTTTCCCAAGAATCAATTTTGAAATACCAATTTAGGTTTGCCACATTCGATTTATCCACTATAGCATTTTTAAATATTTTGTCAAGACTAAAATGCCTAGAGGACCATCTTTCAGAAATCGTCAAACTTTTGTCACCGCCAGTACAAGAATTCTTAACATAGTTAACATAAGACTTATATTCATTTCCATCCATTGAAAAACCTAAATATTCTCCATCCTTAACGGTCAAATTGTTGTGAGATAGAAAAAACGGTTTATTTGTAGATATTTCTTTTCTGTGTTTTTTTACAATCTCTGGTGGATAAACACCATATGGGAAAGATACATAGTACCTGTTTGGTATCATCCACTTACTAATTTTATAGCTAATAATATACGCTGTTAAGGCACCATGCATTATTGACCAACCATAACTATCTCTACGATCACGGTCGCGAGGATGGATTGGGGTGTAAAAAATTGGTATTTGACGACGATGTTCGCTGGGGTATTTAACAAATTTACTCTTTTCTAAGTGATACGGATCTTCAATGTAATCGCCCATCCTGTGCTTTATTAAGGGTTGCATATCATCATTGCAAACAATCCATATCGTTTCACAGCCTGCATATGCACACTCAACTACAGATCTTTCTATAGCTAAATAATTTTTTGCAATTGGCTGCAGACAATCATGCCAAGGAAACTGAAAATCTAATTCTTGACCTGCTACGGGAATAATACCTGCAAGGTGAAAGTTTCTTGTACTTTGTGGGGTTTCATTTACCATATTTTGCAACAATTTCGCCAGCTGACATGTTAATAAATTTAATACTTTTAGAATTCTTGTAGTATACTTTACTGATAGACCTAACCTCTCTGAAATTTGCCTCGATCTTTATTGGAAAACGTTTTTGTTTCCCGTTACCATCAAAGCCGGATTTGGATCCCAATATTCCTTTTTCCCTCATTAATGATTCTATTTTGAACCTTGCCACTGTATCAGAGTAATCAAAATTATTTAATTGTTCATCATCCATGTATGAGATTGATACGAGGTCTTTTAGACCTCTATCACCATCAATTCTTACGGAATTGTAAAAATATACATCTTTTACGAAGTCATCCTCCGTATTGATTACCTCTACATCATGAGAAGCTCCAGATCGCACATTAAACCAGTCCAATACCATATACTTGGGTTCTTCTTTCTTTAGGATTATATTGTCACAAATCACTTTGTCATTGTCAAATATATAACACTTTTTGAAACTAATAATTACTTTATCAGTTTGTTTCAAAAAAAGCGATATTTTCTTTTCTTCAATTCTCAGCGATGTTGCATTTTTGCTAAATGGCGCGAGGCCTTTCATGCTAAGCTCAAAAAGCAACAAAGACCAAATCTCATTTTTTTTTCGGCCAAAAAAATTTGGCAATTCGAAGTTTACGACTTCAAAAGGATACGGAGAATTTGTAGAGGTTACTACTATTGGATATTCATTCAAGTATGAATACAGCACCGCTTCAATGCTGTGCCCAACAACAATGTTGTCGTAATGAAGCTCCATTTAAAAAATACAAATTTGTAATTCAAAATTATATTTTGCTGACACCGTTTGGTAAAACCGTAGTTGGTTTTCTAAGCGCATGGCTTGTTCATCGGGGGCGCCTAGACATGCTTCGTCAATTATAGACATCAGGTTTTCATACATTTGGTTTTGATTCCATGTCAATTCAAACTCCCTACCTCCGGTTTGATTTGCCCAGTGTGCCCAATTACCACTATTGTACGACGTTATAAAAGTATAAAGTTTAAATCTTGTTATTCCAGTTAAAGTATTAGTTATTACTTCTGGTTCAATTTCAGGACGCATCCATGATTGGTCTGGCTCATCAGTGAACACAATTACTATCTTGTCTACATTTTCTCTCCAGTTTATTTTAAACTCATCCTTGCTAGGTGTTGAAGCTGTATTGCAGCACCAATCAGAATTATCAATATCGAAATCATCACTCGAAGAAATATTTTTAATAGAAAGATACAGAGCATCTCTAAGCATTTCAGTGCTTGTGTCCATTCTATCTGAATTTAAACCAACGAAAGCTGCTAAAAAATCCTCAAAGGGTGCAATGTCTGAAATTAGATATAATCTCTCTCTTTCTAGGTCGTCTGATCTAGGGCCAACAACCAAACCCCACTGGAGCTTACCCTCGTCTTGAAATTGAGATGCAAACCTATTTAAAGCTGAGCGAACAGCTGCTATTTCATCGTCCATAGAACCGGACCAATCAATAATAAATAAGATATCTGTATCTTTAATTTCTTCACCGTAGTCTGTAACACCATCGCAATCATTGTCTGCCCCATCGCATACCTCTTGAGATGGAACAATCTCATCCTTACAGAAGTCTCTCTGAAACCTGTCCCACCTGTCCATGTTGCCCCATTGGCCCTGGTTGCAGATCATGTTTCCAGTCTTACAAACTCCAACATCTAAAGTTTCAGTCGGGCCGGTGTAACAAGCAACTAGTAATTCTTCATCAACAGTTTGATCACAATCTTCATCAAAATTATTACAGATTTCATTCTGCACCGTCATACCTGTATATGGATCACATTCTTGATTTGCTAACGTAGGCAATTGAGCGCAAAGTGCAAGACATTCAGACATAGTTAAATTAGTGCATTCAGGTGGGTCATTACACTCGCAAGTTTTAAAACCCTGACCGCATCTTAGTGGTGGCTCAGAACAAGGTATTAAAACCCCCACGTCTTGCACCGTACATTCACAATTTAGGCCCTCATCAATAAGCCCATCACAATCTTGATCTAGGCCGTCGCATGGGGCGACCTCCTCTGCTGGTTGAGGAACTGTACAGGATATCCAGTTGCCAAAAGAGCAGGTCTCTAAGCCAACACCACAAGCTGTTTCGCACTCTCTAACCAGCTCTTCATCAATTTGACCATCGCAGTCATCATCGATGCCATTACATTCATCTGCTGGAACTGCCCCACACTTATCACATTCATTTCGCTGACCTTCGTCTATTCTTGTGTCGCAGTCATTATCCTCATAGTCACAAACTTCTTCGCCAGGATGCGGAGCGTCACAGTCAATTATTTGAGCGTCGACACAGAAACCCCAGCCCATACCGCATTCATTTTCACAAAGAAACCTTCCCTCGTCTATTCTATCATCACAGTCGTTGTCTTCGCCATCGCAGGCCTCATCTCGACAAGGTTGGCAAGGGCCATGAATTAAGTTTCCTTTATTACAGACAACTCTCTGCATCCCAAAGCGACCATCTGCCAATTCGCAATCAAACCATTGAGTTTGATTAATCTCTGTATTAGGCGGACACTCAAAGGCTAGTTCACATTGTTCTCTACGGATAATTTGGGGTGGAGGACAGTCTTCGTCTAGACCAAAATCACAGGGCTGGTATGCGGCATCACAAACAGAGACGGTTACTCTTGAACGATGAATCTGATTGTCTGGGCGTGGCGGGCAGTACCACTGCTGTTGTTCACAACACTGTGGGTTGCAGCGACAATATAACTCAAAATCTGCTGGATTTTCATCACCCTCGCATTCGCTAACAAAGCCAACTTCGGAGACCGGGGGCAAAGTTGCGCCGCCCTGATCAAAAGGAGTAAAAACATCAATTGGCACCGTGCCGCCCGTAATCTCCGAGGTTTGGCCACCAACAGCAGAGGTTACTAACGTTGGTTCTGGTTCTGGCTTTGATTTAGCGTATTCGCTTTCTGGTGTTTTATCATTACAAGAGAATAAAAAAATTAATAAAAATAATACATGCCTCATGATTACTCCATGTGAGCTTTTTTGTATGCTTGTACAGAGTTAGGAAAATGTTTACTAGCAATAGAGAGACAAGCCTCTGCAACCCTTTGTATCTCCCATTGTGCGCCACCATGAGATCTTAAAGATACGAATTTCAATAGATTATGCAAATTAACAGTTCCATAATATTCTGTATATAAGTTTTGAGGCAATATACCTCTAGCTTGCTCTCGGCATATGCCCGACTTAATCATAGATTCATACAGAGATAATGATATTGCATGGTGGTTTTTGACCATGTTGCTGGTAGGTCCATTCATTTCAAAAGAGTGGTCCTTACCTGTACAATTAACTATCGGATCAACTAAACTATCAGTGCTAGCTTGTCTATTCGATTGGTGTTGTCCTCTGAACATTTCGGGTTCATAGAATTTCATATCGACTGAAGTATACCTTCTGCTAATCTCGTTATAGGCCCAGGTTCTATGTCGATGATGTTGAGATCTTATAAACAAAGGAACGACAAAACGCATAGTAATTGCACAGTGCTCAAAAGGACTGGTGTGATTATGAGACATGAGATAGTTAATTAGTTTAGTATCTTTTTCATCTAGTTCCTGTTTCTGTGCGCCAAAACTTACACGTGCAGCATTAACCACAGATAAATCACTACCCATGTGAGAGATATACTCCACGGAACCAACTTTATCATCGTATAAATAAATCTTCATTTAACCGTTGTTCTCTAAAATACCTAAAACGTGATTTTCTAAAACTAGAAAAAAAGTTTTATCACCATGTTTAACTTCCTCAATCATCGCTCGATGAACTATGATGTCGGAACTTTTGCCAGTGAAGGCTAACTTAAGTTCTCTAAATGTCTTATTACAGTCATCAGCAATATCCACAACAGTCGCTGGGATATACTTTTCTTCAACTGGTCGGTAATCCTCTGGTAGGAGAACCTGGCTATCTTCCTCTTTTCGAAAGTGTGGTACAACCAATATGTGTCGGTTCGTTGGTTTAAGATTATTAAATCTAGACATCAATACCTCCTACACCTCGTTTGACTTGGTTAAAATAATCAGTTAGTTGCTCAATATCCGTATCAGATTTCATTAATCTGTATGCCCTAATAGCCAATCTCATTTCCTCTTTTGAAAGCCATGAATTTTCATTGTAGCTTTCCCTAAGATCTCTCTTTTGCTCCTTGAAAGGCTCAATTGCCTCTTCTAGGGCGACAAAAGATTTAATAAAATTTAAGATGTGTTGCTCCTTGGTTAGCAACTGATCGTCTTCTTGCATTATAACTCCTTTTTTGTTTTGTTTTTATATAGTAAAATATTTTTTTTGAAAAGTCAAGCTATTTTTTAATGCCAAACTTAAATCTATACCAGGCTCTTTCATGCAAATAATAAAGCACTGTTTTTGTTACGATTTCTAGAGCACCCAGAGATGCACCAAGAGCCACATCACCCGTGAGCAGCCAACCTAGGCACATTGTGTCTATGGTGCCAACCACTCTCCAAGTAAAAGCTTTTGCAATATGTCTTTCGTGTCTTACCATTTAAAATCCTATACAAATTTTACTTCACAAGCACCACCGGCACAGGCCAGCTCACCAGTTAAATCAGTGTTATCTTCTTCTTCGTTAACCATGGTTAAATCGATGTCACTCAAAAGATCAAACATGGCATCATATTTTTCTTTCGAGCAGTCTTCAAAAGGCGCTTGGACATAGCTCCCTCCATCGTAAGGCAATACCGATAAGCCATTGTAGCAACCTCTATTATCCCACATCCATTCGCCTACGTCAAGCCATTCTGCATCTTTTATAGAAATTGTTGCAGAAACATTATGGGTATTTTGTCCCTTACTATGACCTGGCTTAACCCAATTATCCGTAATGTGTTTAACGCGTTTCAATAATTGCAGTGCGGATTCTGTTCTCAGCATTGCTCCAGCTGGGGCTTTTTGTGGCACGGATATCACAGCGGTGTCATGTGGTCTGAAGTATTCATCTTCTATTAAGTCTGGGCAGTTGTTTTTTAAATAACTGTAGATAGCTTCATTTTTTCCAACTCTTAAGCGTCGAATATAATATTCAGAATGCCAAGCATGAATTCCAGAACTTGTCCCCAAAGTTAGTGAAGTTGTCCCGGCTGGCTTAACACATGTAGTTCTTGATGCTTTGTTTATACCTAACATTTTTGCAACTCTTTCATTTTCAAGCTTAACTTGTTTTGCTGCAGCTTTCATATCAAGTTCTGTAACCAACCCAGAAGCAATGCCTGTCATTGATACACCAACAAGTGCATCTTTTTCTGTTGTTCTTCTCCAGATATCTCTTAGATAGTGAAAGTCAGTATAGCTAGCTTGTAAAGTACCAATGAAAGCTGCACAACGAACACGATCTTCCAAATCTTCTTGACCCTCTACGTTAGAAACGTTAACCTCAGTAAGATTGCAAAATTGAAATGGCCGCAAAGCAATTTCGCAACATGGATTTGTACCCCAATCCTTATCGTTTGAAAAGTAAAAACCTGGCTCGCCGGCACCAGATGCTTTTACGCGATCCCATAAGCTCATAAAATATTCTTTGTTAATTTTATGTCTCAATAAGACAACAGAGTTATTTGCCCTGCCTCTTTGAGGATTTTTCTCGTACCAAGTACCCGATTTTGCAGAAATCATTTCTTGGTCAGACGCTGAAAATAGTGATATTAGAGCGGCTCGGCGGATACCTCCTGCTAAAACTGCATCTGCAATGTGACAAACAATATCATGTACCTCGATGGGTGATAGCTTGTCACCGTTGTCCTTCTCAGAAAGCATGCCTTCAAGTTTTACCAAGCATTCGCGAAGTGGTTGTGGCCCAGGAGCTTTACCGCCAGAAGTTATCAACCTAGCACCCTTTGGTCTGATGTCTGAGTAGTCAAAGCGCAGTCTTGACCCACCATAAAAGTAAGTTCTCATCAACGCTTTCACTGCGTCGGCCCAGCCCTCAATTGAATCATTTACAAGAAATCTTCTAGTTCTTTTTGGGTTTGGCTTAAGTATTTCAGGCAACTTTTCAACATGATGTTTTTGCACACTATAGCCAACTCCAGTTCCGCCAAGCAATAAGAACATCGCCTCTGAGAATGATCGCCAATCATCAATTGGCATGTACGCACAATTAAAAATTCTATTTGGAGCTACTTCTATCGGTTTACCGCCAAACTGCATTGATCTCATTGAAGGTAACACTTTCTTTTCTAAAACGAATTTATAATTTTTCCTAATTTGAAGCTCTAACTCTGGAAACTTCTTGATATGCATCGCCATATTACGATTTACTAATTCTTCCCAGTTTTCCCTTCTATTTTCGTCCTCTAAAAATCTAGCGTATTTCATGTGAACAGTTATATCTGACAGTATTTTACTTGATAGCTCCATTGTTGTTCTCCTTCTTGTATGATTTATATTTTTCTTTCAAAGTCTGTAATTGTTCTTTAGCACTCTTCTCTACTATGTCCTCTACAGTGTCGCCGGTTGGTGGCAGCACTTTAATCTTAACACAACTAGTGTCCATGAAAATTGGATAGACTAATCCATCCGGCCCATTGCGGTTTTTTGCAATGAACACACGACCACCATTCGTATTTTTATCTTTTACGGTTCGCGATACAGAAAAGATAAAGTCCGCAACGAAACATTTATTAAATGCTTCAGATATAGACTCCATTGTAATTACTTCGGCATTCAATCCAGATCGATTTGTTTGAGATGCAGTCCAAAGTGGACACTCATTTATCTGTGCAATTCCTCGTAACTCCTCATAAATAGTCTCTAGTTGATGTCTTTTCTCCTCTTTTCTAGAAGAAAATGGTTTTATTAGATCTCCATAATCTACAATGATTAAGTCGGGTACAAAATCTCTTGTTTTCATTTTTTCTAAATGCGTTTTAATTGTCTGAATAGATGCGGATCTGGTTGGATATTCTTTTACAATAAGCCTACCTTTAACATCCTGCAGTTCTTCATATATCTTCTCTTTGAATACAGTAAGATTTTTTAATTCAACGCCTGTAATGGCACTGTCATACCTGCTAGCAACAACAGTATCTGCTAATTCTAGTGTATAATGTATAACATTCTTTCCCGCTAACAAGGCATGAGCCCCTAGGTGAACTAATACCATAGACTTTCCAGCACCGGTGGGAGCTATCACCACACCAAGTTCACCTTTTCCTAGGCCACCTTTGTTGATGTCATCTATTTGTTGCCAACCGGTTGTTACTGGGTTGCGTTCCTTAATTTGAAATCTTCTTTCAAAATCTTTAATATAATCGTAGCCAAAATTATTATCCGTACCCAACTTTATTGCATCATTAATAATCTTGCTAACTTCATCAAAAGAAGATCTTTTAATCAAATCAACCGACTTAATTAAAGCTTCTTTTAGTTTTTGTTTTTTGCAAAAGTCAAGGGCAGTGTTCTTTATATATTCTGAACCCTCTGGTTCTAGTCGACTTGCAAGAACTCTAGCATAATAATCTCTTATTCTAATTTGAATAGATTCATTTTCATTCTGAAACTCTGTTCTGATAATAGATTTCATTATTTTCTCTGTTGGGTGTACACCATACCTGTCGCGATAGTTTATAATCTTCTTGATAAAAACTCTTAAATACTTTAATTCCAAGAAGTTAATGTCTAATACTTCAAACATTTGATCAGCGAATGGCCGATCAGTTAAAATTAATTGACAGAGATCCTCTTGAAAAGATTTTCCAAACTTAGAAAAATCTTCTCTATCTTGTTCCATGGTTTACCACCTTACATTTAATTTAGAATAACACGTGTGCTTAGAAAACAGAAGTAAAAAATTTAGATACCATCTTATTAAAGCACTCATTAAGATCATTTAAGGTGACCTCACCAGCACCATCTTTAATCATCAGGGCCTTTAGCCCTGTTTTATTGAACTCCGGAACATGGTTTTCCATGGTTGTTTCAATCAGGGTCTTTCTTTGTACTGATATACAAGGAGAATAAAGCTGCATAATTTTATAGTTTTCTTTAATCAATTCTCTTTGTTCGATAACCTTGTCATAAATTTTTAACTTGCCTTTGTTCTCTTCTGAGTGAGAAATCAAATCCTCCAAGAAACATTCTTTTTCTTCAACAAGAAAGGGGAATCTTTTGGATGCAGTCTGTAATCCTACTCCTGGAACACCTGGTAGGTTATCGCTTTTGTCACCGGCCATTGCCCGGGCTATTGCAAAGTTTGTTGGATGTATACCAAACTTATCAATCACAATTTTCTCAGTTAATATTTCATCTTGTGTGGGTCTGTATAGGATAGTCTTCTTGTTTAAGAGTTGAATAAAGTCCTTATCACTAGACACGATCACTTTTTGCCAATCTGAAAAACTGGTTAAATTACAGACATACGATATCACATCATCTGCTTCAACTTGAGGCTCCATGAATTGTATAATAGGAGTTTGGTTTAGGTAATCTATTACTCTTAATTGCTGCCAAATCTTATTTTCTGCTTCTTCATCTTCAGACAAGTGTCTGATATCCCTGTTAAGCCTCAGTGGTTTTCGACCTGCTTTGTAATCTTTATTAATTGCACGTCTTTTGTTTGATCCACCCTCACCATCCCAGACAACCACAATCATGTCTGGCTTAATGTTTCTTGTCAGTTTATTAAGAATCTTCAAAAAACCTTTACAACCACCAATTGGTTGGCCATTTTGGGATAGGCTTGGATCAACTATATATGATCTTAAAAACTGGTTGTGAGCATCAACAACCATTAATCTATTATTTGACATCTTTTTCCTTTCATAAAAAAAGCGCTTTAAGTATTATAACCTAAAGCGCATTAGAGGTCAAGAGTTTAGTTAGAAACTAATCTTCTTCTGGTTTTTCAGATTCATAAAAATCTTCTGCTTTACCTTCACGATTTTTGAATTTTTTAATTACATCATCGTCAATAATAGACAGAACACTTTCTCTGAAGTTTTCATTTTTGAGTTTTTGTGTCCAACCCTTTCTCTGAAATCTTTCTTCTGTGCCGTCATTCAAAACCAGGGTAAACCAAGCACCAGACTGTTTAAGTCTTTCGGATATTTGAATTGCTTCAAACCAACTCTCTTCATCTTGAATACCAACAGTATCTGTGTTACCCCAAAGAATTTTGAAATTGCAATGTCGACCAGCTGTTCCAAACCTAGACTTCTCTAGTTTTGCCTTAACTTCTGATCCTACCCTAAAGCCATTATCGTCCGTGACATAAGATGCCTTGGACTTTCTACCAGTTAGCCATACTCGCAAAGAATATGCGTAATGCATGGCCTTGCCACCAGGAGTAACCCATGGCGTAACCATGGCTTCAGCTGGGGTTCTGGTAATGTTTGTCTTAAGCTGATTTAAGACAACAAATGTTGCTTGCTTGTTAGCAATGGGAACAGTTAGTTTTGACATGCCCTTTGATAAAATTCTTGGCTTAACTGCCATTGAAGATTGCGGATTGAAATCCCCTTCAATATCAGATATTGATGGTGTTAAGGCTAAAGAATCCCAGATAAACAGCCATTTGTTATCTGTGCTTAATAATTCTTCAATTGTTTCAAGCACAAACTCAACACTCTCAGCTTGTAGATAAATTAATTTACTTAAATCACAACCTGACTTTTGCAAAAAATCAGAATCAATAGCTGATTCGCTATCAAAATAAGCAACATCCATACCCATTTTTTGAGCATTAGCTGCTATTTGTGCCGCCATAAAAGATTTACCTGTAGCCTCAAGTCCTGCAATTTCTGTTACCTTTCCAACCGGTACACCGGCTAGCTTACCTTTGCATATAATGGAATCCAACCAGCGTGAACCAGTTGAAATCCATTCTTTTACATCGGTAGGGTTTTCTTCTTCTAGGCTGTGGGCAATTTCTCTGCCTGTTTTCTTATTAATCAGCTTTCGAATATCACCCAGCGATAATTTTCCGGTTCTTATTTTACTTACTTTTGCCATGCTTACTCACTAATGTTCATAACTTCAATTTCAAAATTTAAGCTTTTACCAGCCATAGGGTGGTTCAAGTCTAGCTCAACATTTGAATCTGAAAAAGAATTGATAGTGGCAATAAATGGTCGACCCTCCATGTCCCTGCCCTGAATTACCTCACCGATTTGAAAATTAAAATCCGGTGGGAATGCATTTTGCGGCACTGTTTGCACAAGTTCTGGATTTAGATCTCCATAAGCCTGCTCCGGGGAGAGTTTAATATTTTTAACCTCACCCAACTTCATTCCAACAACTGCTGAGTCGAAACCAGAAATCATTTGTCCTGATCCAACCTCAAAAGTAATCGCCTCGTTACGTTCCCGGGAGCTATCAAACTGTGTACCGTCATCCAGTGTCCCAACATAGTGAACATCAACTGTCCTTCCGCTCAATACTTTTCTCAACTTACCCATTATATTCTCTCCTTTATAAAAAATTAGAGGCACCTGTAACCCCGTGCCTCCCTGCGGTGTAAAAAACTATGAACCTAAAAGGTCATTGAAAGCGGCCTCAACAGCGTCGTTTGACGCACCCGACGTTGCATCGGTTGATCCCCCGTATTGCTCAACTTCTGACTGAGAAGTCTCAGCGTCTAGGAACGCATCAAGCATTGCCTGTGCTTCTTCTGGTGACTTTCTTTCAAACAATTCTTCAAAGTTGGGAATTGTTTCCAGAAGCTCAGCACATCGATCTTCGCCACCAACATTATCATCGCAAAGTACTGTCTTGCGTGGTCGGGGACGAATATCGGTTCTAGGGAACCTTTCACCAGCTGGCTTACCATACATAACCTTGAGGTCATTACCCATGTCTGGGTCGGTAATGTCGCCGTAGTCCGGATCTAAGACAATGTTAAGGAGCTTCTCATAAGCCATCTTACCATAACCCCAAACTCTAATACCTTGATTTTCTTCACCTCTTACAAGAACAGGTGAAAAGAACCTTTGTTTGGCGAACATGTCTTTAGCCATCCTCTTACTTTCTTCTGTACCCTCATTCCATAGTTTGTTACCAAAATCACAAACTGGACAACTGTCTCCAAAATTTCTCTTGGGACACAAGAAACCACCCGGCGCTACATTATAATGAAACCACTTCTCCTTAAAGGGATCACCATCAGCAGTTGGAACAATTCTTACATTATTCTCGCCATCTTGGGGTTTCCAAAAATCTGTTTTTGAACTATCCTTGCCGGATAGTGTATTCAATTTTGATCGCATTCGATCTAGATCTAGAGCCATAATAAACCTCCTTATTTTGTTTTTTTGCTCATTGGCTATAGCAGGTCGGCAAATTTCCCGACCAACTTTATACACTATAACATATCTGAAATTTAAATCAAGTCTTTTTTGAAGAATTTTGAATTTTTGTTGAATGAGCTAAAATATAACCACAATCTTCATCATAGTCTGTTGAATAAATACCATAACTAACTTTTGTGTCGCTTAAAGTCTTTTTCTTAACTTGATCAACTATTTTTTTATGCAAACCTTTTTCATTCCTCAATTTTTTTTCAGGTATGCCATAATAATACCGGGCATCTCGAATAAAGTCAAGAGGAAAAAATAATTTTTCTTGACCAGTTTTTGAATTTAAAATCCCAAAGGTTGAAATTTTTGCAAATTCTACTGGATCTGAAAAGGTATCTGAAACAGACTGGATATGATTGTAAACATTTATCATATGAAATGCTGAGACTATCGTTTCATTTATTCTTGGATAATAATCAAAAACAGAAGCATCTTCAACCAGGCTACTTAAGCTGTCGTTTGAAGCAAGAAATATTCTATTAAAGACATTTGATCTTGCATATTCCTGGAAAATATTGAATGCGATTTTTTCTTGCAAAAATTTAGTTTCGCTTAACAATTCAACTTCTGGCTTTACATACAATATATTAATTTTACAATTTTTGTTTAGTTTTTCTAGAATGACCAAAGAGGCACCTGAAGTGATACTAGCTCCAGAGACGATAAACAAAATCCCTCCTTTTATATTCTTTAAAAAGTTAGCTATTTTTAAATCCTTGGTTTCATATTCTTCGGGATTAGAAAACTTTGGGATTTGTAAACAATCCTTATCTTTCTGAATTTCAGAATCTATTTTATATACTCTATATTGTGAGTATGCTTTAAATTTATCTGCTATTCGACATCCCACGCCACCTAACCCAATTACCGTTTCCATGTAAAGTCCTTCATCTGTCCAAAATTATTTCCAACTTGCACGTTTGTTTTGAATTTACCAAACCTTGTATTTTCAAACAACGTTGCTATCTCATATATCTTATTAAAGTCCTGTCTCGCAAAATCTATAGTAATTGAATCGTGCATTAAAAATGCAACCTTGCTCTGCCAACCCTGCAACATTTTAAAAACTTTGTATGCTTGCTCTAAGAATATATCACTTGAAGTCGATTGCAAAATATAATTTACACTGTGAAATTCATCAGACAATATCTCTCTATGAAATGGTGTTGAGACTTTTTCACCATCCCAGAATTTCTCTCTCAGCGCGTCTCTATTATAAAATTTATCAATCATGTGATCTTTTGAATTTGGATTGTAAAGCCATGCAAAAATTCTTTTCTTTGCCTCGGGCCTTGTTATAGATCCATTAAATATATTTTTAATATTCCAGTCATGGATGTCAATGTCTGGTTGAGATTGATCGTTTAAAGCTAAAAATGTTCTTATCTCTGCTGCATTAAAATCTAGCTCCAAATAAACATCATTGGTGGGTTCTATATATTTTCTTAGATCTTTATCCAAAGTTAGTATTGGAAAAGATCTCTTTTGAGAACTTAATCTCCCTGTCTTTGTGCTGAACATTCTATATCTTATAAAGTTATCAAACTTGTTTTTATTTTTTAGAAAGTTTCTAGCTTTTGGAGCAAAAGAATCTTTCTTGAGAGCTTTGTAATTAATTTTGATTTCTTGAGATTTTATATCTTCAATCATTTTTGTAATCTTAAGCAGATGATCATAGTTTAGAGGCTTTTCGTGTGTATTAAAGACATGCTTGGTGATAGTGTTCTTTAATTCAAGATATGTTTTCAGGTTATTGTGAGGTATCAAGTCAAAAATACAGTTTTCTTTCAAATCAACTTTTGCAATTTTGAGAGATTTAATAAATGCTTTGATGTTATTTAATGTTTCAATATTATCTTGCTTTAAGCTTTCTGGGCACGCTTCGAATATTTCTTCACTTTGAGCATAAAGTTGTGCATATTCTATGGTTTCATATTCTTTAAGTGGCTTAGAGTATTTCCACGTTTTAGAAAATTCATCTAAACTATATTCATGGAACTGTAAGTTTCCATTACAATAAACACCAACACATTCTTGTTTGTCGTCAATACTCTGAAAATACATTATACCTCTTTAGTATCCACCACCACCGCCACCTGAGCTGCCACCACCGCCAGAGGACATACCACCGCCGCCATATGACATAGAGGAAACAGAGGGGGAAGCGGGAGCAGCGGTAGTAAGAGAGCCCTGTAAATTTGCACCTGTAGAGCCAAGTATCTCACTCGCCATTGCTAATCCGGCGCCGGGTCCGCCGGCTTCTAGGCCGTAAAGATCCGCTGCGGCCTCTGAAATAGAGGTTCCCAAAGATCCGCCTTCGGGGTCAAAATTAATATTAAAATTTAGTTTTTTTAATAAATTTATATCGTAATTCATAACAAACAAGTTTACATAAAAATATAAATACGCTGTGGTTTTATAGTTCTTTAAAAGGTTTACTTTCTTTTTCAGATCGCGGATTTTATCTTTTGTAACTTTTGCTCCAATCTCTTTTAAGCGAATTTGTAAATAAATATCTAACAAGTTTAACTCACTTATTTTAGAATTTAATTCATCTTTTGTCAATACTTTTCTGATGGAAGATTTCTTTTTTATAGTTTCACATATTTTCGTTTTTTGTCTGATTGGAAAATTAGTCATAAAAGTAAAATATATATCATAGATAAAAGATCGCAGATACTCCCTATCAGCGAGATATGTTGGGTAGCAATAATCTGAAAAATAGTTATTTGGTTCAGTTAGGCCATACAACTTCATGTACTCTTTGAGTTGGGGTGAATTTAAATTTGCAACCAAAGTCCAAGGTGCGTTTTTGTTTATCATAAATCCAAACTTATTAGCGATATTAACTAAAGAGTTAAAATTTTCAGATTCAACTATTGTGTTTTTAATTTCATCATCGCCATGATCGGCTTCTAGTAATTCTATAGATAAGCCGCTTACTCTTCCCGGACAAAGAGGGGATGCTGTAAAGCCTGTCAAAGTTAATGGAAAATCACCGGCATGATTATTTACAAAAGTATTAAATTTTTTAAGTATATCATCTAATCCTGAAATTGCATCACTGTTTGGAGCCAAATAAGTATTGATAAAATAATCTCTCATTTGTTCTGAGTGTCTATCATAATAATCGAACATACTTTCCCAAGCTCTTTTTGGAACAAGGTCGGTAACATCACCTGTTATGGGTAAAATTCTTTCTTTTGCGGCCTGATGATTATAAAATCTAACCATGTCCTGAAAAGCATCAACCACAAAATCAACAGCGAACATGTTTTGACCTTCGTTAAAGTAACCTAATCCAGATCTAGGTAATACAAAAACTGGATTTCCTAGTAAATCAACTCTACCATATAGTGGCTTTTTATACCAAAAATCTATTATTCTTTTTTTATCTCTAACCCTTTCAACAGAATTTATCTTATATTCTTCTCGGGAATAGAAAGCGTGCTTTCCATTGATATTATTTTTTGCTGGTTCGTAGAAAGCCATGGCTTATGATTCCTTCTGTGGCGCTGCGTCGACACTCTCAATACCTTCTCCACCCACGTTGGGTGATCTTCTTTTCTTTTTCTTGTTCTTTCGCACTGATGGTGAAGTTTGCCATAAACCACGAACTGTGGTTTCAAAACCTGCTGGTGATACTGTAGAACTCATACCCTGAGTTAGATAGTAACCACCCAATCCTAGCTTCGAAGCTATAGCAGTTCCTCCACGTCCTGGCATTGTTGGCACCAAGTAGAAATACGTACCAGGTCTAAAGTAATTATTTCCTATCAAAGTTAAATCTACGTTATATGGTTCCCATGCTCTAGAAAAAGCATCTCCACTCTCTTTTACAATTCTAGATGCAACAAGATTAGGATCATTCATTTTGTTAAAAGATGCATTTTTTAATAGACCTCTATCCTGACCTAGCCGAAGATGTACAATTCCTAAGTCTTTATCTTTGTTTAGCTTTCCATCAAAATCTGGACTAGGATCATTATTACTGGAGATTACTATGTAATTGAATTCTGTTTTTGCTAAATCACCTGAAGCGTTTCTACTTCGAAGTTTGCCATCTATCGCTGAAACGCTTTTTATCCTACCAGTGGGTATCTTGTTACCACCCACCATGCTCAAAAACGAAACTCTATTTGATGCGCCTTTAGATATCATGTCTAGTCCGTCAAAGCACTCTTTTCCAAAAGCGGGAGTTATCAATTCGGTCATCATTCTAGTTAAAAACCTACTAAATGTTATTTTGGTTGCAATTCTCTTAACAAAGTTTTCATGAAACCAGGCCGAGAATCTGCTCACGGATATTGGAATATCCGCCAAGCTGACAATCTCTTCTTTTCCAGTTTGAAAATTTTCATAAATCATGGTGCCCAGTATAATTTTAATTTTATACTTTTTCAATTGATAGTCCAAAGCACCTAAAACCCCCTCCATTAAATCCCCTAAGAAGATAAAGGGTATATGGGTTTTTCCGCTTTCAGATGACGGTCTATCTACTCCTGTTTTTAAAGACCCTCCAGAACTCTTACTTAATCCAAGAGCACCAAGAAGTGCCGCTGGACGTATGGGTGGCGCTTGTGGCAAAATACTTGGTTTTGATTTTCCTCCAGAAGGCGGTTTTTTTGATTTTGTTTTGTAGCTTCCATACGTTTCAAAATAATCCTCTAAATCATCCTGAGAAACAGCCAGATTATAAATTCTATCTAGTTTTTCTATGCTATTGAGAATTCTTTGATACCTCTCTGTCGTTCTGGACTTTATAAAAGAACTCCTATACAATCTAGCTGCTTTTTGTTTTGCCTGATCTGGATCAGATGCTAGTATATCTGAAATTTTTTCATCAGCTCCTGGAAATTCTTCGCCTAATGCAATTTGTAATTCAGAAAGACTGCCGTCAATTTCTGATATTCTATACGCGCTATCAGCATCTTCGTAAAAAGCGATATCGCTTACTTCTTGAGATTCGCCAAAAATAGTTGAAAAAGATTTTGGCTTGGTGGCCTGTTGTATGTCTTTTGCTTTTTGAAAAGCTAAATCTCCAGCAATTTCAGCACCTGTAACTAATCCTTTGTCGTCATCAACGTCTTGTCTTGCCTCTTTTTCAGAACCAGGGCCTGTTAAGTTTATTTTTTCTAAAGCACTATCTATTGCACCTATATAGGATAAGGTTAGTTTAAAACTTCCATCCTGATTAAATGAAAAATTATGCTTTGTTAATGTCATGACAAGAGTTAAGGTGTCGCTTTCAATCGCCCTTCTCAGCGCAGGGCTTATTATACCTGTCATATTAGACGATGGGACACTCCAGCCCACAATCACTTTTGTTTCTGACGCTATTCCTTTCACTGGAGAGCGTAACAATAACCGCTCATAATGTGGGTCTTCAAAAACTCTAAGGCTATCACCAAAAAGAGTTAAATCTGCTCCGATTGTTTTACCGGCTGTAAAAGCATCTGTCCCTAGAAAATCAAAATCAAATTTTTTAATGCCAATGTTCCTACCTCTAGAGCCGGGATCTTCAAGTATTGATTTCAAATTCATAAAACCACCTTGAAATTTATATTCTTTTTGTGTTCTCTCTCCCTTCTTGTCGACATCTATTGAGAAAACTCTTATCTTTGGCACAAGGGCAGCTATCTGTGCACTTGTAAGTTCTGTTAACTTGTCAAAATCTTTAAACTTCAACAAACGGTTAACTGTTTGACTGTTAGATATACCACCCAAAGCTGTAAATTTCTGATATTTAGTTTTTTGATTTTGTTTAACTAAATCTGGTAGTCTTGCTACAAGATAGCATTGCTCTCTAAAAGCGTGTCTAGACTGTAGTAATTCATTTTCTTTTTTTTCTTTATTAGACATTTTTACAACTCATAAAATGATATAATCTTTTCAAGAGGGAGAGGAACATAAATCATATCTCCAATCTCAAGGTGACCATCAGTGGGGGTCTTATTAAACCATGCAATAACCCACCATAATTCAGCATCACCGTAAAAATCGTGAGCTATTTTAAAAAATTTATCGCCTAATTGCCACCTGACGGGCTCCAAAGTAAGTTGTGATATTTCCTCTGGCGTCGGGTGTCTAAACTCCGCTGTCTCGTACATTACAATTTCACTTACGTTTCTATTCTTAAACAAAGTCTTTTTGTATCTTCCAAGACTGTTGCGTAGTTTTCTTCTTCTTAAATATCTATCAGACATAATTTATATTTACCCGTCCATGAATGGCCTAAGTGCAATGATTGCCTGGGCATTACCTATGTTTCTATTTGTTTTAGATTTAGTTTTTCTGCCCTCCCTTTTAAACAAGCCCTGTTTGCAAGTCGAGTGTGGACCAGTTAATTTGTGCTGTCCATATGGAAATTTATCATTTTTTGCCATCCACGCATTACTACTCTCCTTCCAGCCTAATTCATGTGTGTGCAAAACTGTGATTTGACAACTCACTGAATATTCTTTTGGTAAAAGGGTGCCTGGGCTTGGGCAAAAGAAGCCTTGATCTAAGTTTGGAGTTAGCGTAAACCCGTTTATCGCTCCCAGCAAGCCAGAATCAATAGCTGCAGGGCTGGGTGATCCAGCACTATTAGCATCTAATATTAAATTTGTAAATTTAACTCTCATAAGAGGCGATGCATTCATTGTTGGAGAACCAGCATTATTTTCTTTCTGTCTATCTTTATATGTTGGATAAAGCATGCTGGAGAGGTGTTCAAATTTGTGTAGATTTTTCTCTGCTTCGTGCTCGTCTGTAGATACCACAGTCCAACCAAGAGAAATTTTTCGTTGAGTGTTTTGGAAAGTCATTATTGGATCCATTCTACCATAAACGCTTTCCTCGCTCCAGTTTGAAGTGAAAGAATCTGCAAATTCTGTGATAAAGGCGGCAAAATCAACACATTTGCCGGTTGCAACGTGAACAAAATCTATCATCCAGAGTTGAGAATTAACAAAGAGGTTTTCAGCTGCGTCGACGTAGCCTGTTTTCTTGTTATCTCCGCCGTGACCAACTTCGTTTAGTGAACTGTTCGCGTTTTCTGATGCCATTTTCTATTTCTCCTAAAAAGCATACGTGTCATTTATAGCCCGGGCTATCTCTCGACCGTTTATTTCAACAACTGTATCTCCACTAGCATTCTTATTAACTAGCTCCGCCAATAATTCTACCATCTTTCCTAGTTTTTTATCTATTAAGCCACCTTCTTTTGCTCCAACTACTTGATCAGATGAGTTTGGCTTAATCACGGTAAAATCATCTGCTGTTATAGTTGTAGCTTTCACTTTCCCCATTCTTACCCCATATTCTCGGCGGGCTTTCGCCATTATGGATGCTTTTCGAGGACCACTTGGCACTTTTCCAGTTGCTTCATACATGGCTCTTATCTTATCTTGCGCTGCTTTGTCTTCAGGTGAGCCCTTAAAATCCATGCCCACAGTGCCGTCAAATATGGTCCTGGTCGCAGGAGGTGATGGAGGCGTTATTGTCTGCTCTGCTACAGCAGGGGCCGCAGGTGCAGCAGGAGCCGCAGGTGCAGCAGGAACTGGAGCGGAAGCGGGTGGTGCTATTGTTTTCTTTACTGGCGCTGGAGGCTTTATAGCTTTTATCGTTTTTTTAACTGGAGCAGGAGCAGGAGCGGGTGCAGGAGCGGGTGCTGGTGCCGGTGCTGCTATTGTAGCTGGAGCTGCAGGTGGCGGTGCTGGAGCTGCTATTGTAGCTGGAGCTGGTGCTGGAGGTCCAACGGGAACACCCGCAGGGATAGGGTTCAATTGTACGGGACCTCTACCGCCCGCAAGAGAATCTTTTATCATGGAGAAGGTGTTTTTTAATCCTGATCCAATGTCATCAGTCAATCGATCAACATCTTCACCAATGATGGTGCCAGCATCATTCCATATCTCTGCAAGGTTGTTGAGGGTGCCGGTTGTGACCGCTTTCTGGTCTTCTTTGGCTTTTTCTACATCTTCTGGATTGTCAAAAAGACTTATACCTGTAAAGTCCTTTATAAAGTTATTAATTCCCTCTAACTTATCGTAAAAGAATTGTACAGACGTTTCACCAATTTTAAAACTCGCAACAAAAAGGCCGACAGCAGCACTTAATTTTGTAAAGAGTGGCAACATAGGCGCTAGCGCAGATGTGATGGATCCAACAATACTCACGGCGCCTGTAAACAGTTTTGTAATGCCGGCCCACAAAAATTTAACTGAGGTGATTGGCTTCATTAGCGCAAAAGTTGCCGCTGTCAAAGAGGCAATACCTGCTCCAGCTGTTGTTATAGCTGCTGTAATTGTGCCAAAAGTATCATCCATAAAATCATACAAGTCTCTAAAGAAGCCTATAACAGCTGCAACGCCTCTACTTAACGTAAACATTGTCCCTATGATATCTGTTGCTATAGCCTTTATCTCTATCATTGCGCTTTGTGAATCACCACCAAAGGCAGCTTTCATTGCCCGGGCAGCGATATCCTGCAATGCACGGGAGAACTGTTCCATAACACTTAGGTTACTCATTATCTGTTTATTTAAATCTTGTTGCGTTTTTGCTGGGTCGTCTGCAGCTGCTTGGGCCATGGCTTCCTCAATACTACCAGCGGAAGTATTCATAATTTTGCCAAGTTGCTCAACATCCATACCAATTGCACTTGCAATGCCTCTTCTTTGAAACTTGTCCATTTGATCAAACGTTAAGCCTTGAGCATCTAGTGTTGACTTTAACATTTCTAATCTTTCAGATTCTGTGGCTCCTAACAATTCCGTTGCATTTAAGAATGGCCCTCCTAACAAAGCATTTAGTTTACCAGCTGCAGTGGCAGATCCCTCAAAGCTATCAAACTGTTCTCCTAGTGTAGAAGTTAGCTTACCAACGTCCATATCTAGCACCTTAGAAGCCGCTGCAAGGCGTTTAAACTCTACAACCATACCTCGACCTAGGGATGCTAATTGCGTCCTTGCATTCGCGAATTCTCCGATGAATTCTGCTGGTGGTCGACCCATGTCCTGTGCCAGAGTTACTAGTTCGCGAGAGACCTCTTCTGCTTGCTGTGGAAGCATTCCTAAACTACTTATTAAAAATCCCTGAGAAGTTGCAGCGTCCCGTGTACTGACCCCTAGTTGTTCAAACAGGGCGTTAGCCGAGACCAGAGTATTCCTATCTGCATCTGCTAAATCAGAAAAACCCTTGAAAGAGCCCTGTAAGGCAACAATTGATGATTCTAAGTTTTCAGAACTTGCTATCAATGTTGTGAAGCCTGTTGAAAGATCAGCAGCCATAAAGCCCATATTTTCAAGACCAGTAGATTGAAACAATGCCGAGTTTAATTTATCTACTCTAAAAGCAGTTTCGACAATTTGTGTTGTGAGTGCGCCAAAAAGGGACAAAGGGTTCAGGAGTGTTCTTGTCATCCCCTTTCCAAAGCCCATTGCTATTTTACTTAATCCCTCAAGGGCATCACCATTCTTCATTAAGCCCGTTAACATGCCTGAAAAGCCTTGGGACGATACGCCAAAAGCTCCAGCTAAATTATCTGCTAAACCCTTGCCATAATCGGCAGAAGATTCTAAAAGCTGATTTGCCTCCGTCAGAAGCTTGACTGTCTTTTGTAGTTGCTTGTTGTTTTTTTCAGTGCCTTGGATAAAGCTTGTTAAAAATTCAAAACGTTGTCGTTCTGCCTCAGTTATAACTTCACCAGTAGCCCGTCTTTGCAAAAGGACATCTAGCTCTTGCCTAGCTATCGATACTCTTCTTTCGCCTAGCCTTAAATCCTCTAACTTTGTTTGCAATTGCCTGTTTTCATCATCGACCATGGACTTGGCAAGTTCCGCTCTCTGTTCTTCAATTTGAAGTAATCTATTGGTTCGATTTTCTATCTCTGCGATGCCGTCTGTTGTGGTGGGGCTAGCTGCAACGGCGGCGGCTGCTTCGGATAATAGGCGAGCTAGTTCTCTTAAGTCTGCATCACTAGCAGAGCCGGCTCTAAGGCTTCTTAAAAGTTCTTCTATTCTTCTTGCATCAGCCATTCAGAATGTCAACTCCTATTTGAATGGCCAGATCATTCCAGTATCTTTTTCAAATTTACTGACCGCCTGGTCCAGGACGTGCTTGCTTCTATATGTAGCGGCATTATTTAAGCCGTTGTTGTTGAAAGAGGTTATATATCTTTTTTCAGCTGATAAAGCGCGCATAAAACTATCAAATTGCGATTTGGTGCCTTTAACTCTAACCGGTAAATAACTACCCCTAAATAAAGCATTTAATAATAACTTTATTCCGGTGCCCATGGCTGTTAAATAGCTTTCATTTAAAGATTGAGTTAAATCGATAACAATTTCTTGTTCTTGATCAGACAAAGTTTGGTCTCCAAATACAATACTCTACGTAAATAGTCTCTACAAAGCAAAATAGGGCTGCGAAAACACAACCCTATTTAAGTTCATTTTTTGCGATTTGCTTTTTCCATTGCTTGTCGCTCATCATCAAATTGTTTTACTAGTCTCCTAAGAAACCATCTTCTTATCTGGATGGGCAAATTATAGGCCTCGTAAAAGCCCCATCCACCATGCTGTTTAAGTAAGAAAAACTCCTCATAAACAGTCTGAATATACGAGTTATCCAGGCCAAAAAAACTCACCCGTTATAGGCACCTCCATTTCCGTTGTGTATCCACAATGTGGGCACTCCACGGCTTGGGACAGCTCCAAATTAGGAACTGCATCTTGGTATGCTAGTCTAAGAAATCTAGAATCTAGCGCGGGCATGTTATCTACAAATTCAGATATTTGGGATCGATCATCAACTCCATTGATACTAACAATCATCCTCTTAAACATATCAGTCAACTGAGAGCTTGGCAAATTATTTTTAACTTTCATCAATCTAGCTTTTGCCATTTGGTTTTCATCTCTACCATTTAAAGGTCGAAACTCAACCATAAAACCTGTCTTTGGTAATTCGATTTGCAAGCTACCATTTTCTGTGATATTAAAAGAACCTTCTTCTGTTTCGTTCTTATAATACTGCTCATAGTCACCTAGGTCAAATTCATTATCATGAGTTTCACCACAAGATGGACAAGTTACATTAACTTCATAAGCTCTGCCATAGCCTGTAACTCTGGCAGCGACTAGAAGTGCATTTCTGTCACCGATCAATAAATCAGTTGGATTGATCGTTTTGTCGAGGATAATGTTTTCTAGCATTCTATCGATTGCAACCCCTTTCTTCAACAACGAAGGAGAAGTAAGAATATCTTCATCCTTAGCTGTCATAAACTTAATCTCAATTGATTCTCTACCACTCAAAGTGCTATTCTTGGGATAGAACATACCTTTTGATGGAAGATCCACGATTTCAGTGGGCATTGAGAAGTTTAGAAGAGAAGACTGTCCTGGCCCCTGAGTGGGGCCTGGGACGGGATTTTGCTCGGGAATGGCAGAAACGTTTTTTCGACGCGTATCGTTTCTATTAGCCAATTTTTAAACCTCACTTTCTTAAAATAAACTTAAACAAAACAACAATAACACGTTTCCGCATTAAATTAAAATTAACTTCTACCCTTATTCGTTCCGATTGCCGCGAAGGTCAAAGGTTCTATCAGCAGTTATATCAACTCGACCAGGTGCACCGCCGACTCCAGTCAAAGCTGCCCAATCATACCTAAAGGTTACTTCTAGGTTATTAATCTCTTCACTCTCATAATCCAACTCATCAAAGCTAATACTTTTTATCCATGGATTATAAAGCTTCCATTCCTCTAGGGGTTTACCATCAGCATCAATTTGCTGAATATAAATTGCGCCGCCCACTGCTTCAACTGCACGTTGTTTCGAGATGGTTAACACGTTGCCAAGCGAGCGCTCATCGGTCAAAAAATTATGAGGAGAGACATATCCAGAATCTTTTAAAAGCTTCATCATGGTGGCTGAAGCGTCAGGATTTACAGGATCGGCCAAGGTCATGGTGATTTCATTCCACTCAACTCTACCTGGGTAGTAAAACTTATAATTAACAAAGGTGTGTTCTGCTTCCGTAATAGAAATCGCAGGCTTAGTAACCTTCTTCAATATCCACTGTGGAATGCCTCTAAAACTTAAAAGCCACCTAAACTTTCTCTTTGGTTCTACACTAAAGTCTGACCAAAATCCTTCTAAAGCCATTATCAAGATCCTCCTAAATAAGCTACGTACAATATTAAATAGTTAATACGTAGCTTTTATTATATTTTAATCCTCAAAAGATGCGCCAGTATTCGTGATTACAAAATCAATTGCAATAAATTCAATTGCTCTTGCTGGTTTCAGGAATATCTTTGCATACATAATATTTCTATCAACTAAATCAGGCGTTGTGGTGGTTTCATCCAATTTTACTTTAAAATCAGTTAAACCAAGTCTTGCCTTAACGCTATCTAGGAACGGCTCGACCTGTCCACGGAACCTATTCCAAGTCGCCTGAACATTCTGATCAAACAACAATCTAGAAGCAATTCTAGATATTTCTTTCTTAACGAAAATCATAAGTCTTCTAACATTGATACGATCAAGTGCTGAGCGTGTCTGTTGTAGTGTCTTCTGACCAAAGATCACGATACCCTCTGCAGGGAAAGTCGCGATTGGGTTGATGTTTTGCTCATACAAATCATCTCTCTCTTTTGACGTTAGTCTTTGAGAAACACCAACAACTGGTAGGCCGGCAGAACCCTCACTCAAGCCACCTCTGGTAAAACCAGCTGGTGCGAACCAAAGCTCGGAGTTTCTTTCGACTGATCCAAAAGTTCCGATTGCGACAACAGATGGCGGCACCCAAACTTGGGCATCGTTAACTGAGTCGTAAATCTTAACCCATGGAAAATAAGCACAACCATAACTGTTATTAAGATTTCTAGCCTTTATAGCAGTGACCGCTTCGGCAACAGAGTTGTTAGCAATTCTAGTCTTAAAATTACTAGTTGTTTCTGATGACGGTTGATAGCCGCCCTTTTCAATATCAATAACACCTAGAGCATCTGCTCTGCTTTCACAAACTTCAAGCACTCTGTTGGTGACAAGCGGCTGACGAACACCAGGAACAGAAAGCATATTTATTTCCACTGCCTCTGGATCTGATAGCGAATCTATACCTCTCTTGATTGAGTGAGCTGCATAGTTTGACTTAAATTTTGGTGAAGTGCCAAATACTTGATCGCCAAACGGGTCTTTTTGCTTAATGTTAATACCATCAAACCCACCAAAAAGTGGTGCGGTAAAACTAGCAAATCCAGTTTCTAAAAGATCCGAGAAAGAGTTTCTTTCTGCTGTGTAAGACCTACCAACTCTTCTTGATCCCGATGCGTAAAAAGCAAAGTTTGCATTTGCAGGAGCAAGTGCTGCATGAGATGAAGTGTTGTTGATCATTAGGTCATCCAAACTAAAGATAAAAGAGTGCTCAGACTGAGCTGTCTTATCATAATAGCCCATGGATGCTGGACCTGGTATAACAAGATCCAAATATGATTCTTCAAACCTGGTGCTAGACGGGGTTCTGTAAGTACTAATACCAAAACAAGCCTGTCTTTGATCTGATAAGCCCTCGTCAGAACTTGAAACTCTGAGAGGAATTCTTGGGTGCTGTATTGATGCAGTCACCGCTTTTGGTAAGCTAGAAATTGGTGAAGTATTGAAACTTTGTGACAAAAGAATGTCGCTAGTATCAATAATTGTATTATTTGTTAGCACAACCTCTGGGCCAACTCGTTCGCTAAGACCCATACCCTTTATACCTTGAGTGACTAAGGTAACTGTCTTTGGCACAGGAGGACCAAAGAAACCTGCAGGCAGGCAAGCTGGATCTGAGGCGCCATTCTCTACATCGCCATCCAATTCAACTCTTACAAAGCTAGACTGATTGAGATAATTTCCATACATCCTGTATCTGTTCTGGGTTGTATCCCATTCCTGATACATGTCACCAATCTTTTTTGCAACAAAGTTATTAGAATTGGGATTTAGGTCACATTGTGAAAATCTCTCTATAACTTGAGGTGCGCCGTCATGATCTCGCACACGACGGAGTACAACAGTAAAAGTACCGTATGGATTAGCATCAGAACCCTTTCTTATATCAGTTATAGTAACTTTTAAGTTCTTAGCTCCCCATTCACCGTCATCAAGAGAAACAAGCTTAAATAGCTTTTGCATATTAGTCGGATTATAATTACTAGAATCATTAGTTAAGTCTTGGCTTATAAACCAACCCGTCTTTGAGGGCTGGGTGTCAATGTTTCTGATACCCCAGTCACCAACACCACCATTAAGACCAACAACAACACCGTACAAAGAACCGTCAGCTGCTAACGAGCCCTGACCGATGGTTGTCGTAGCTCCGTGTGTATCTTTCGCGTGTCTATCGAAACTTTCACCAAGCCAGAAATGTCTTCTCTTGGAGTTCACTGCGCTACATAGAGCTGGGTTTGTGTTAAAAACTTTTCTTATGTATCTATCACTATCGCGATCAAAGTTAAACACAATCTTTGTTGGTGTTGTCGAAGTCGCTTGGTTTTCGTAAACCAAAGCTGTAAATTCCATAAGATTTGAGTTATTTGCTTTTATAGCTATAGCTGAACCAGTTGTGGCTCCAATTCCCCCGCGCTTAGCAGAGCCGGTGCTAGGTATAGCGTTACCACTTAAGATCAAGCCACCATTATCAAAATACCAAACTGCTGCCAAAGAGCCGGTTGTTCTTGTTGAAGCACGCACCGCTCTTGGTCTTGCATCAAAAGTATCCCGAAGGTCTCTTTGGGTAGAACCTGATGTGAATAGATAAAGTCCATATGCACCGCCGCTGGTGGTGCCACTAGTTCCGAGTGTATTGTCCGTCTTCCACCCAGCTGCAGCGCCGGCAACTGTACCGTCATCAGTGGTGCTATCGGCGTTTGGATCAGCAACGCCCAATAATCGAACAACAGTCACTGGGCTACTATTTCTTAAATAGGCTTGAGCAGCGTAAGCAGCATATGTTGGAGCCATGTAGTTGCCTTCTCTCCAGACGTCTCCGCCTTGGCCGCCAGCGATTGGATTTCCAAATATTTCAACAAACTCACTAAAGGACCCTACAGTAACAGGACGTAAGCCAGGCCCTCGGGTCAATCGACCAACTACGGCTGGACCTACTGCCTCTGCTTCTCTGGGTATTTGTGAATTATCAATCTCATTGATAAAAACACCAGGCGACACAAATTTGAATCTTCTTACGGACATATCAATTTCTCCTTAAACCAAAAGCTCTTATAAATCACAAACAGAACATTGCGGTTATAAATGGTATTTCTTTAACTAAATAGTATTCAATATTTCAAAAAGTAATTAAAACATTATAATAAAAAAAGGGCCTGGATAACCAGGCCCTTTAGGAAACAATTACAGTTTATTCTTATCAGCTTACGCCAGAACCAGACAAGAAAGTAATTGTAAGTATATCATCGCTATCTAATGCTAGCGCTTCAGCCAAAAGGACCTTGTGAGCATTAGCACTACCGGTATTAATACGATAATCCGCACTTGTTGGACCATGCGCATTTGAACCAGGATGATCAGGATGTAACAACACACCATTCAAGTATACCATTAAGGAACCTGATGCTGGTTGTGAACTCAACGATGCTGTTGTATATGGCGTTGGAACAGCATGTGATGCAAACATACCCTTAGTAGGTGCAGAGCCACTGATATTAGAACCATCAGCTCTAACGTGTGCTTGTCTTACGAAGCCAACACTCAATCTACCAGAAGCATACACCAAACCACCATGAGCATCAGCGTTGTTTTGAATAATATCCTTAGCCAACTTAGCCTTGGTGACCGAAGTTGCTGCTAGTTTACCAGTTGTAATTGCACTATCGACAATAGCCGCTGTGACAATAGAACCAGTTTGAACGTTATCCTGAGTTACAATACCTGTACCATGTAGCTTATCAGTAGTAACCTGGAAGAAAGTACCGGCTGCGCCAGATACTGTCGTTGTACCAGTGATTGTAGCAGAGGTTACAGCCTCTACTGCAGTCAAAGTACCACCGACACCCACGTTATCACCAAACGAAGCAGATACACCGTAAATAACAGCGAATTGCTTAGTTGCTGAGCCTAAGTTAACCTTTTCATCATTCTGAGGCACAAGGTTCGATATAAGGCCGGCTTGTATATTAAGGTCATCACTGTTTGCAGTACCAATCATCACTCCATTTGATGCAGTAATACTATTAGCAGTTATACCGCCTAGGGTCGCATCATCAGCAAGGAGATCATGTGCTCTAACAGTTGAACCAGACAAGCTAGTCGAGGTCAAGGCACCGCGAAGAGCAAGGTGGCCTGCTTCTAGTCTCTTAGCTTGGATCAAAGACCCAGAGATAGAGCCAGTAACACCAAAGCGCATACCTGCAGTACCTAGAGCTGCGATTGTTGCACTACCTGATTCAAAACTAGCACCAGCTTGGCCATCAACATTGACAATAAGAGCATCACCAGTGACAGTTCTAGATCCCAAAGTCAAAGACATGAGAGGACTAGAGCCCGTACCTTGAACACCCACGGTGCCGCCAATTTGAAAACCTGCGCCGACATGATCGCCTGCCTTAGAACCAGAAACACCTGCGATGATCAAATTATCTTTAATCTCTAAGGAGTCTTTAGTTACAGTTCTCGATACAATAGTGTCAACATCTAAAGAAGTAATCTTTGCAAAAGACGCAGTAATTGCAGTTGCAACAACTGTATCAATGTTACCAGTATCAATGTGAGCTGCAGCAAATTGCTTTGTAGAACTACCCAAGCTAACTTGACTATCATTTTGTGGAACAAAGTTTGATACAAGACCAGCTTGAATATTCAAGTCATCACTAGCTGCATTACCAATCATCATGCCACCTGAACCTGTGAATGATACCGCAGTAATTTGTGATATCACACCCTTATCGGCTGTGACAGTCTCTGTGGTGATAGCAGAACCAGAAATAGTTCCTGCTGAAGTTACACCCTCTATCGCAGTTAGTGTTCCACCGACGCCAACATTGTCACCAAACGAAGCAGATACGCCATAAATAACAGCGAATTGCTTGGTTGCTGAACCAAGGTTGACTTTTTCATCATTTTGCGGAACAAGATTTGATACAAGACCAGCTTGGATGTTCAAGTCATCACTGTTTGCAGTACCAATCATAACACCATTTGAAGCTGTCAAGCTGTTAACAGTTGTACCACCAAGCGTTACATCATCAGCTGTAAGATCATGGAACGTTGCAGCAGAACCTGAAACACCCTCTATCGCAGTTAGTGTTCCACCGACGCCAACATTGTCGCCAAAAGAAGCAGATACGCCATAAACAACAGCGAATTGCTTGGTTGCCGAACCAAGGTTGACTTTTTCATCATTTTGAGGAACGAGGTTTGATATAAGGCCAGCTTGGATATTCAAATCATCACTGTTTGCAGTACCGATCATTACTCCGTTTGAAGCAGTCAAACTGTTAACAGTTGTACCACCAAGTGTTACATCATCTGCAGAGAGATCATGGAACGTTGCAGCAGAACCAGATACAGTTGCAATAGCGGTTATAGAACCATCAGCAAAAGTAACCTGAGTTGTGCCAAGTTTTTGAAATTCAAAAGATCCAGAGCCTGCATCAAGTTGCAAGAAAGAGCCTGAAATTCTAATCGAACTTTCTTCTTTTTCTGCAAATCTCTTAAAACCTTGAATGAAGCCCATAAATCTAGATCCAGTAGGTGCATTACGTGCTTGGAAATAAATCTTAGCGTTATTGCTAGCTGTGATATGCGCACCATCAGTTTGGAATTGTAAGATACCACCGAGACCACCTGCAGAGTTAAACTGCAAAGACCCAGAAGTACCACCGACAGCAGAACCACTATTAACGTAGTTCTTAAGATCACCTAGCTTTAAGGCATGCATATTGGAGCTGTCGGAATTATCACCGACTGCTAAAATATCAGCGTCCTGAAGATCTACAAGGTAATCACCAGTACCAATGTTACCGGCAAAGTTTAGGTGCTCAATCTCAACAGAGCCTGACGCTATCTTATCTCTAGTTATTGAACTAACTCCTAACTGTTTTGTCTGCACGGAGCCCGTTGCCAATTGATCCATTCCAATCTGGCCGGTACCGATTAGTTTTTTACCTATAAATGTTCTCGCCATTATTTCTTCTCCTGATCCTCCGCCGCCGCCGCCACCGCCGCCGCCAGCTGGAAAGTTAAAACTAAAAACACGTGTCATGCCACCGTTGTTTGCGCCTGCATTATAATCTGCGCCTGCAACAGCCATAGCTGAACCATCATACTTAACCGACTGGTGTGAGTAATAACTATAATACGTCCTTTGAAAAAGTTCATTATTTGCATTATTAAGTGTACCGGTAATTACAGTTCTTTTCCAGTCGGCTGAAGTATGATACTCCCAAGCTGTTAGTTGCACTGGAAAAGCGTTATTTTCAAAGCCATGGCCGCACTTCTCTAAGATATAAAACCTATTACCGTCATTTGGGTCTGGCTCAATTGCTCTAAGATTCCATGGAAAAATATTTTCTTCTACACTAACAAAATCACCCGTAGCATCTGGTAATAGCGCGGCACCGCCAGACCCAGACACAAATTTAAATAAATCTATCGTAGTTGGGGTTGGCAGTTGGGATATGCCACTACTATGAATATAAGGATTTTGTCCATCAGGTGATTTAATTGCTAAAAGGGTATTACTACCTGTATGGTAATACATACCAGCACCAAGGTATTCATTGGTATCACCCTGAATCGCTTCTTGGAAAGCCCAGTGGCTAGAGTTTGTTCCATCCGTGCCGTCAACTTGGCGATAATACCAAATACGGCCCCTATTACTACCACCACCGTAATCCTCGCCAATCACTATTTCAGTATCACTTATCCACTGTGATCCCTGAACGTCGGCATTACTAATATTAATTAAATCGTCTGGATCCGACCAGGAGTCACCGGAAGCATCATAGATAGAAATATTAATGTCATCTTCACCAACTGCTGTGATGAGCAATTTATTTTTACTTGGATTTAACTTTAATGAATATTGTGATCCATAACTTTTATCATCGAGATCACCGACATCTGTAACCGTCCAGCCATCACTAGCCGTAACAAAACGAAACAAAGCATCGGTGCCTGTAGTGTTGGTTGTTGCTAAAAATTCATTATCACTAACAAAAACCATCGAATCTATTCTTGCTGACGTGGAGCCATTGAGGGTTGGTACCAAAGATGGGCCTAAAAATGTGTACCCACTTGCACCTGATTGATAAATATCAATACCTTTTTTGTTTTCATTATTTGCTTTTTGAGTTGGTATAAATAATTTATCACCGCTAGGATTAAAATACCCACCCATATATGATGATCCCGCATGGGGACCATGAATGTTGACAAAGCTTATTGTACCCTGCTCCACAGAAGAACTTACTGAGTAAGCCATTCCATCTCCTCCTCTTTCAAATTAAGAACGCCTCTAAAAGAAGGTTAACTTTAAATTTAATTTAATTAACGGACGAACAGGATATGTGTAAAATAACTGGGCGAGACGCGCTTGGAAATAAATCTTAGCGTTTACGAAAATAATACTTTTTTAAGATTTCTGACAATATTGTCAAATTTGCAAAAATCTGAACTTAAAAATTCAAAAGATAGATCTTTGCATTGATCATCGACTTCTTCAAATTCAAAATGAAATCTACCATTTTGCCTTCTTTCACATCGCAATAGTTTAAAGCCCTTCAACTGGAGATAAGCTGCGATACCTATGTCAGATGTAATGAACGTTTCTGTTGTGTTTTCTTTCATGCTTTTTTCCTTATCTCCTAAAATAAACTACTTTTAATAATTAGCACAACAATACTCAAAATTACAATTTTTTAAAAGCGGCTTTTTGTGTTTCATCCTCCGGCAACACTAATTCATAGTCTGAATTTGGGTCACAGCCAATATTTTCCTTTAAATCGTTTATAAAACTGAGTAAATCATCTTGATTTTTCTCAATTTCATTAAGCAAGCTACTTTTATCAAGTTCAAAATTTTGTACTAACAAACCTATTTTAAGAACTAAATTTGTTGTTCTGTCTCTTCTTTTAGCGATTTTGTAAAAGTCTCCATGCTCTAATTCGATGTAAGAATCGTCAAATTCTTCCTCTGGTTCTGGTTCTTCGATTTCCTCATCAGCATCTTCCTCTATTAATGCATCGAGGGCTTTTCCCGCTTTATCGTGAAATTCAGGGTTTTCTTGCTTTAGTGTCTCTAGCAAGTTTATTAGTTTATCCATTGCAGACATAATTTTCTCCTTTATTATTTTGATGATATAATGTAGCTAATTAGCATATTTTCATCGACGTCTGGTGCTTCAGCAAATTGTATCATTGAATCGTTTACTATTATATAGTCATCGGCTTGGCCGGGTTTCATTAAAATTCCATCTCTAAATACCATTTCTGAACCGCTAACAAATGTATGAAAAGTAACAAATCTTGTTGTTGAATTGTCCCCAACTCCACCTGCTGGAATTTTAAATTCAGTTCTTGCAATATAATTATCTGTTGTGATCGGATTACCACTGGTAAACGAAGTGCCGGTGTCTACTTTCTTGTTTACCAAGGGTGGGCCTGGTCTTGTATCTGACGACAATATGAATTGCTGCTCGTCCACTAGTTTTAAACTAGCTAACCCAGCGAGGCCATAATACCTACCCTCTTCGAATTCAGGCTCGTCTCCAAAAACTATTCTCTCTCTTGGTATTTTTACCGAAACTGCGTTTTCTCTTATCGCATACCTTGGCTGCTCTTGGTTGCCTTTTTCTCCAATAAGATATGCTAAGACTTTGATCTCTATCGTTGTCTCTACTTTTCTTTCCTCGTTTGTAAAAGAGTTATAGTTATTGTTTTGATTAAAATCCTGTTGTATAAACCCCTCATACCTATGGTTTTCTTTCTCTATTAAAATATAATTAACGCCGCCTGGTTTTGTGATAAACGGTGTCACAACATCATTCATTTGTTCTTGATATTCTGTTCTAATATTAATTTTATATGTTACTTCGACATAAACTGGCAATGGGATAGATACAGTTTCATAAACTATTTTATTTGGTCGATAACCAGGAAAGTTCACTTGGCCTTTTCTTCTTTGACTTTCTGCATTTATAAAGTTTGAAGTTTTGTCATGCTTTATTCGTCTAGCTACTCTAATCGAGCCACCTTTTTCATCTGCTACCGGGACGACATTGCCCCATATTGAACCTTTTTTTGACAAATCTTTTGCAACATTAGTTCTTTCTATAGAAATAATCGGCAATATTAAAGCGCCTGTTGAATCTCTAAATAATCTGTCTTTTTTCGCAGAAAAGCCTCTTTCTGGCGATACCCATACCACAGGAACTCTTTCAAAACCTTTGTGTGTTGTTGTAAAAATATTTAATTTATTTTCAACATAATCTAACATAGCGGCATCTACGTTATCAATAGTTGACGGAGCAAATGGGATTGATTTTGTATAAGTTGATGGAACTTGGCTTGGTAAAAGACCCTTCCTTTCATCTAGTTTTCTCTTCATTCGTTTGAATCCTCTGGTATTCCAGACAAGCCATAAAATGATCCACCATCATTCTCTAATTCATCATTAAATACTATCCTTTCTCTTGGAATTTTAACTTCCACTGAGCTTTCTCTAAAAACAAAATTTGGATTTGTTCTGTTTTTATCTTCTCCTAGTAGATATCCCAAAACTTCTATATTTATTTTTGTCTCAATTTTTCTTTCATCATCTGTAAAGGAGGTATAGTTATTGTTTTGTGCAAAAACCTCTCTTATGAAGCCTTCGTATCTATGGTTTTGATTTTTTAAAAGAATATAATTTATACCACCTGGCACAGTTGCAAAAGGTGTGATTATTTCATTCATTTGTTGTTGATATTCTGTTCGAATGGTAATCTCATAATTTGCAACAATATAAACTGGGATTGGTATCGTTACTGTTTCATAGACAACCTTTTTATAATTCGAATTTGGGAAATTTATCCTACCTTTTGATTTTTTTGTTTTTGCATTTACAAAATTTGATGTCTTTTGATGGTTGATTCTTCTAGCAACCGGTATTGTACCGCCCTTCTCATCGTCAACAGGCAATACATTCCCCCAAACAGTACCCTTCTTTGAAAGAGACTTTGTTACGCTTGTTCTTTCAATAGTTATTAGTGGTAAAATTAAAGTTCCGGTGTTATCTCTTACTTGCGAATCTTTCTTGCTCTGAAATGGTCGCTCAGCTCCGGACCAAACCACTGGGACTTTTGTCCATCCTTTATTTGTTGTCGCAAAAAGGTTTAACTCTTCGTCAATGTATCTAATCATTGACTTGTCTATGTTTTCAATTGTTGATATTGGAAACGGTATATCTTTTAATCTTTCCAAGTTATTATTAAGTGGCATCAAATAACCCCTCGCGAGCCTTGACGCACTCAGCGCTAATTTCCATTTGATGGTTAATTTGACCAAATATTTGCTTTGGCTCATTTAAAGTAGTTATTTCGTAATAGCTATCTCCGTAAGCCACAAAATCACCTTCCCTGACAAACAAATCTTGATCTTCTGTAAGTCTTCTTTTGTGAAAATGAACAGTGATTTTTGATTTTCTATCCACACCCAAATTTGTAGTCTCGGTTTCGTACCCTTGCCACTCAACAAGAGCATAGACCCTGATCGGATTAAAAAATGTCTTTTTTATGGCCTCTCCATAAATAGGATGATAGTCAGTATGCTCTAGACTTATCGGATAGTACAAGAGTTGTTGGCCAATGACGTTTTCAATAAGTTCATCATTAACTTGCTTAACATAATCCCTCTCCTTTTTGCCCAAAAAGAGCGGAGGAGGTGGTTTTTTAGGTTGTGACCATTTGTTATCAGCCATTTAGTTACCCCACATATACCGTCAAAGGAACTTTCTCATGTACTTTAACCGATGCATCCATTAAATCCGCATCATTTTGTGCCAGTCTAGAGTAAGTCATCTCTGATAGTGTTGTCTTAAGCTCTTCTCTTAGTGTCTGCTGTTCTGATTGAGCTTGAGCAATTAGATCTGAACCGTTTAGGGTCACTGATTCTCCTGGTATTGGTATTGTTGCAAACTTACTTCTTATTTGGCCTAGCATTTCTTTGCATAAAGCCAGTGCAAATCTTCTGATCCACTGTTTACCAATGCTATTAATGCTATTAAAAGGCAAATTAGCGAAAGGCAAAGTGTTCATATTGTTAATTCCATTTACCTCTTGTCCATTATCATCAAATGGGTCAGTAGGAATAGAAAATTGTACCCACATCTTAGTTGGTGAATGAAGATTTGGAATTGGAAAAATTCTTAATTTATTGTTTTTTATCTCATAAGACCAGTGAGACATTCTAGTATATATTGCATCCTCGAAAGCCAAAGCTTGAGCCTTATTTTGCCAGGCCGGGATTAATTCAAAAGTAGATTGATCTGAGAATTGTCCATAATTATGAAAATTACCTACAACGTTTAGACCGCCATAATAGCCAAAAAATCTCCACATCGCGTGTGGTGTCTTATAGAAAACTTTTTTAACAATTATTTTTTTGTTTTTAACTTTTTGGAAATAATCCAAAGCGCTATTAGACGCTGCAGAAGATGAAACAATATACTGTAGATCATAATCTTGAACACTAGCCGTTAGTTCAAAAGATGCTGAATATTCTGTGTTTGCTCTGCCTAGGCCAATCTCTGCTGCTGCAGCTTCGGCTGAAGTCCTAGCATAACCAAAATCAAATTTTGGAAATTTTAAGCTAGCATGACTACCATCCAGAGATGATGACAGGCTTGTATCTCCTGTAGACTTCAAGTTACCTAAATGATCGAAAGCTCCTGTCGAATGGCCAAGATAAGAAGATAGCGAATTGTTTGCTTGGTGAACATTTATAATATATGAATATTCTAAAACAGCCTCTTCGTATGCAGAATATACGTTTGCTGTTGTTAGTTCAATGTCTAGAACATCGCCGCCAAGCTTACGAAAGACATGCGTTACTTGGTCTGCAGCGCCCGATAAGAAATTTGAATCAAATAAAGGTGAAGTCGTATTAGAGTAAACCTTATATGGCAATGCTGAATTAACATCACCAACATTTCCGGTTACCGGCAAAACTGTGCTACTAGTGCTACTAGCAGGACTTAAATTAGTCGTAGACATTCATGGATCCTCCGGTTATTTATCTCTAAATAGTCAAAACAAACAGGAAAAAACCACAATGTTATTTTAAACCTCTGAGGGATCGTCCGATAAAATGTCTTTTAAATTCCGAAAAGTACTAGTCTCTGTTTTCTTTACTGTCTCTTTAACTTTAGGCTTACTAGGCCTTCTTCTTTTTGTTGTTTTTGGTTTAGGTAGCGGTGGAGCAGTCTCCACAACTGGCTCTACTGGTTTTGGTGGTTCTGAAACCTTTACCTCAACCGGCTTCTCCTTCACCACGGGCGCCACGGTAGGCGCTGACAAAACAACCTCTTCAGTGTCTTTGCGCAAATTTGCACGTAGTGCGTGAGCCTTAAGTGCAAACTTGGGACTTCTCATTTTTCTAGCTTTTTTTCCCATTGAACTAACCTCCTTACATAACTAGTAATTAAACAAAGAAAAGCCCCCGTCCCGAAGGACAGGGAGCTAAGTTAACTAATCTACAACATTCAAGCAGGAGTGAAGCCATCAGCAGCATTGGTAATATTAATCGCACTGGCAGTTAAAACACTACCATTGATATACCAATCAGTGCCGTCGCATTCAACCTCTAAAAAGTCACCTACTGTTGCTGCACCGTCATTTGAATCAATCGCAACAGCTGAAGTAGCACTGGTAACTTCAACATGTGCACCATTCACAATAATGGATCCGTTGATATCAACGCTATCACTGTTTGTATTAAGCAAAAAGTCCTTCGTAGCTTCGTTATCACTAGCAACACTCATAACAAATTTGTAATGTAACCCAGCTGCAGGAGCTGGTAGTGTGCAAACAACACTTACAGTGCTGATATCGCAAAAAAATGTTTTACCAGAATCTGCAGCTGTAAGGGTCTTTGTTGGCGAAGCCACTGAACCTACCGTGCTTAGTGTTTCTACAGAAGTGCTAACACCCGAAAGTGTTGCATTTCCCAACGCTAAGTCTCTTTTCAAATTTTCAATTAATGCCTCTACTCTCGCAAGGCCAATTCTTCTACTCATAATTATATTCTCCTTCCTATTGAGTTTTATACGCAATGTCTAAAACACAAACTTATTATGCAGGCGTAATTCCGCCAGTTGCATTATTGATAGCCAGTATGGATGCGGTTAAGGCACTACCTTTAATATACCAATCAGTGCCATCACAACTAACCTCTAGAAAATCGCCCACAGTGGCGGCACCTTCGGAGGTATCAAAGGCCACTGCTGAAGTAGCATTGGTAACTTCAACGTGCGCACCATTTACTATAACAGAGCCATTGATATCTACAGCATTGTCACCAGTATTTAACAAAAAATCCTTCGCAGTTTCATTGTCACTAGCTACACTTAGGATGAACTTATAAGTCAATCCGGCTGCAGGTGTTGGTAATGTACAAACAACACTCACGGTGCTAATATCTATGAAGAAAACTTTTCCCGAATCTGCAGCTGATAGTCTTTTTGTAGGTGCTGCTAATGTGCCAACCGTGCTTAGTGTTTCTGTTGCCTTGCTAACGCCTGAGAGCGTAGCGTTTCCAAGAGCTAAGTCTCTCTTTAAACTCTCAATTAACGCCTCGGTTCTTGCGAGGCCAATTCTTTTCTTACCCATGTTTATATTCTCCTATCTTTATGAGTTTTATACAACTTAATTGCTGTTCTTTTCATAAAACACGAAAAAAATATCGATTATAACGAAAAAAAAGGGGGGCTCTAACTACCGAAATAGTTTAAAAGAGCCCCCCAATTTGAACATAACTGTGTTATTCAGTCAGTAACTATTAGCTAGTAGCGCCTGCGCCACCAACAAGATCACGTACAATCACGATACCGTACATATCAGGACGTACCATCTTCTTGCCGTAACGGGTCATGACACCCTTACGTGGCACAAAGTCTTCCTGACCAAATATGGTAGGAGTAACTTGTAGTGGCACATATGGAGCGTACACGTAGCCGCTTTCCAAGAAGGATCCACCCTTGCGACCAACGAGGATCACATTTCTAGGGAAGTAAGGATCAACATAGATGTCCCATTTCTTGCTAAGTGCACCAGTCTTCACAGCACCAACGGTGCCACGATCCTGATCTGCAGTTACGTTTGCACGGAAACCAGCAGTGAATTCGAGAACGTTTGCAACTTCAGGTCCGCAGACAAGGAAGTTAGCACCGCCACGAAGTGTCTTTCTGTGGATCTGTGCAGAAACATCATTAATAGTTTCAACAAGCGTCTCATACCATTCGCTTACAGTACCGGTGAAGTCAGGAGCAGCCGAAGATGCACCAATTTCAGCACCTGTAGTTCTGTGAACAAATAGGCCCGGAGAACGCGACCAGTAGTAAGTACCAGCCTTTGCACCCTTAACAAGGTCTTGCAAAATTTCCTGATCAATCTCTAGAGCAATCTGCTCAGAAAGAATACCAGTCAACTCAACCTCTGCGTCAAGGTTATGATATGCGTTAAGGTCCTGACCAAGCTCTGGGGTCCATTTGGCCTTGAGTTTCTTGGTCTGTGCTGTAATCGCAATACTGTCAACCTTAATGTCAATTTCTGGAATAAGACCAGATCGCAACTGAGTAGAATCAGCACCTGCGCCATTAGCGCCTGCACCTTCAAGCCCAAACTCACTACCGACAATTGAACCAAGTGCAGTCGAAGCTGCCAAGGAATCACGGATTGGGAAAGTGATTACAAGTGAGCCATCAGCAGACCCGCCGCCGACACCGCCAACAGGGACACCGCCAGTGACAGCAAACTGAGTACCGCCGCCAAGAGGTCCACCTAGATTAGCGCCTGCAAATGCAAGAAGAATTCTACTACTATCATTAGGATCAACGCGGGTCAATCGTCTAATCTGAGTAGAACCCGTACCAAAAACTTCTACGTTGTGTGCAATAAGGTTAGTCATGTTAACCTCAACTGCATGCAAATTATCAGTATCCAAATTGGTAGAAAGCTGTGCCTTTGGCACTGCAAGAACAACTGCACCGTGAGTTGCACTACCAGAAGCAAGAGAGCTTGCACCAAGCCCCAAAACATCCGGATCGTATCGAAGCAACTTCTTTTGAGCCTCAGTTACACGCTTATCGAGATAAACAACTGCGTTACCACTACCATTTTTAGCAGTCTTGCTGGCGCTAGGTCCAACAAAAACTACGTCATTTCTACCGGTAAGAGTAGCAGAGCCAGTTGCAGAGCTGTAAGCGCTGCCTCCCAAGTTGTAAAAACCTCCTGGATCTTGACCTTCGTCACCAGCAAGACGTACACCACCAGTCAACTGACTAGCGATAAGTGGGTTGTCACTGTCCTGGCGTAGGCCACCATATAGGGATTCACCTGATGAACCACCAGCGCTGTCACTAGCCTTGGTGAAGTCCAAGAAGAAAATGAGACCACTAGGCAAGCTCATTGGCTGCACGGAAACAAGATCGTTTGCGATCAATCCGCCGAATACACGACGAACAATAGGAAAAGCCACTGCTGCGAAGCCTTCGACATCGCCAGCGGACATTGTGGTAGCTTCACGAAGAAGCTCCTTAGCTTGATTTTCAAGAAGGCAAGCCATGTTAGACTTGTGACGATCATCACCTAGACCCTCAAGAAGACCGGTCTGCTCCCACTTGTTAAGTAGAGCAGCGCCTTCTTTGGCTACATCGCGATGAACGACGCCTTCAGTTAATTTCTGTAAAATAGACATCTTAAATATTACCTCCTAAATTAGTCTTTATTTACGTTTATACCTGCTAAACGTCTCATTCGATCAGAAAAAATATCAATTTTATCATCTTCTTTTCTCTTTCTCGAATTTACAATTAGTGAAGGGCTTCTATTTACAGCTTCGCTCAATGATTTTGGTAGCGGTTTCTTTTCTGTGCTACCCACTGCGCTTTGAAGGGTTTCATAGATAACCTTCGTCTCTTCAACAGACCTAGACTTGGAAATTGCTTCAACAATTTTCTTTTTCTGTCGCTCATTCAGGGAGGAATTTTCAAGGGTCTTGTTAATAAAAAGTAATTTTGCGTTACTTGTGTTCACGCTTTCAACTTTTTCTTTCAATACAACAAATGCTTCTTTAAACTTATTATTCTCTTCAATAAGTTTTTTATTCGAAACAGTAAGAATTTCTTTAGCCTCTTCGAGTTCCTTAACTCGGGCTCTAATTATTTCGTTTTCTTCCGCAACTTCATCATCAAGTTCACGGGCGAGGGCCATCTTTTCATTTTCTCTCATTTGAGATTCAGGAGTTCCCGCCCAACCTCTTTTAACTGGGTTGACGTCAACTTTTAATCTTTCAAATAGTTCATCAATGATGGCCTCATCAATATCAATTTCTTCATCTAGCTCTTCTTCACCTTCTTCTAAGGCTAAAGGCTCTGAAGCTGCTTCCGGAGAAGCCTCAACTGCAGCGGACAAATCGTGCCCTAACTCCTCATGGCTTTCCTCTGCCTCTGGAGACGGCTGAGTAGGATCTAAGTTATCTAAAGCTTGTACGATCTCTGGCATATCAAAAGTTAAAACTTCGCCATCGCCACCTGGAACAGAAGGTATATCATCTTGTGTTGCTAGCGGGACTTGCTCCAAAGAAGGATCAGCTTCAGGCTCTGCGTCGAGCGCTCCACCTAAATCCTCGTCATCGGCAAATGGATCTAGCTCTGGTTGTTCGAGCAAGGAACCGACAGCTTCTTTAATTTGCTCTGAATATTTCTCAATAACCATAGCTTCAGCATTTTTAACTGCTGCCTCTTTTAACGCCTTGGCGTCAATAATTGCTTGTTCTAGTAATGAAGACATAGTACCACCCTTATGGAATATTATAATACATATTTAACTAGTAGTGAAATCTCTAAAAAGTAAAAATTTATTAAGATAGTTTAGTTTCTTCTATTTCGCTAAAAGTACCATCGTCTCTTATATACCATGAAGACCTTTGGGTATAGCCCCAAGGACGCCCATATATAGCCCCATTTAAAGATGCGGTTGTCATGTTAGAGCTAGTGACCACAGTAGCACCTGCCTGGCCAGCAAACATAGGCGGAATATAACCTATTAAAACGTGCTGAAAGTGTAAGTGGCTTGTTGCTAGATCACCGCCACCGTCGTAAACCCCACACTTGTGATAATGATAAGCTTTGGTCGCACCATCGTCAGAAGCTGAGAATGCGGCATGCTTACCTTTATATCTTGTTGCCAAATCCGGGGTCTTTAATCCAGAATAAATTGGATTTGGCCTTATTTGGCAAAGCCCCCAAGAACCTTTGCCGTTTGCTTCGTAACAACCATTCGAATGATATTGATCTCCTACATCAATTGCTGTTTCTGCATAGCTTCCTGCAAAGCACGCATATCCACTAGCGTCAGTACCAGTAACACCTTCCATTTTTCCTGCAAAAAAGAAATACTGGTAATATGCGCTTGAGTGCCCAGAGGCAGCTTCGATGTTTCTGACAAATACATAGTCTTCTGTTTCTACAATTTTTAAAGTGTGCCCGTACCCTACAAAGCGTATCCAACCATGGTTTGCATGTTCTCCAACATAACCCGAAAACCTTGTATTGCTAGGATAATGTGGTCCTCCCAAGGAAAATATATTGGCTGGAATGTTTCCTCCAGGAGCTATACCTACGAGAAACGGGGCAGTGGCACCAGTGCTTGAGCCAGACTTAACCAAGGCGCCATTACAGTATCTTGCCCCTGAATCAACTAGACCACTAGCAGTAACATATCCATTGACAAATAGTATCTCTGTTGTATTGACCTCGCAAGGATCTGTCGAAGCTCCTTTTGATTTGATTACAAATGCGGTATCTCCAGGAAACCTTCTACTAACTGTACATTCTGGTTTAATTTCCCAGTAACTTGAAGTTTGTCCGTGATCTGCAAATTGACTGTTTTGTCGAGCGCCAGCTTCAAAACTGCTCGATCCTGCAAAATAACTATAAAGTTGCGAGTGAACTTCTTGATATCTTGTGTCCTGCGAAGAGCCTGTTCCTGGTATTTTTGAAAATTTAATACTCATTAGTCAGTTGGTATCCCCTCAGAAACTTGACCGTCAGATAAACACCAGTAAGAACCGGTTAAATTAACAGCCCAAGTGTAATTATTAGAATTTTTCATGTATGCGCCTGGTACAATGGCACCCGCTTTTCCGATTATAGGCGCTTTAAGACCAGCATAAACACACGGCACTGTGCCAATAGTTGGTCCAGCAGATGTAACTGAGCCGTCTCCAATGTCATTAGTATCAAAAGAATCAACAATTGAAACCTTGTGTAAATAATACTCTAATGGAGCACTACCAGGCGCTGAAGAAGAGTAGGCAACATTGTGTCGACCTTTATTCATATGATATTTACCTATGTGATCAACACTTGCAGATAAACCACCAAAGCCAGTATCTGGTATTGCCCAACAAGGGGCTTGGTGGCCGGCATGAGTTTCATACATACCACTGCCTCCGTAATGATAAGTTCCAAAGCCCATAATTGTGCTGTCTCTTGATGTTCTGCTAGCTACATTTCCCCATTGGCCACCAAGCAGACACCACCCTGTTGCATTGTTGCTGAAAGTTTCCATCTTTCCGGCAAAAACTCCAGCCCTATACGCCTTAGATGCTTTATCATCATCTGTGGATGCGGCGCGTCCCATATCATGCAAAACCCTAATAAAAAACCAATCTGGGTGTTCTATGATTTTCACTCTTCTTGAATGATTGCTAACAGGCTTATCACCGGCGCCGAACATTCCGTACATTATTCCGGAAAAGCCGGCTCTCAACTTTCCGCATGCGGAGGAAGACATAACTCCTGTCGCGGTGGCCGAACTATCCATAGCCATGGCGACGGCTTGCTGGCCAGCATTAAAACTATTTCCGTAATCATAGTCTACCGCATCTCGAAAATGTCTAGTATCAAAGTCATCGGCCCAGTCAATATCACTGTGAAGTCTATTTTGAAAAATAAATCTTGGATAGCCATCATTATAGGTCGCGCCGTCTTTAGTTTTTGATTTCACAACAAAACCAAGTTCACCGGTGCCCTGAGAAAAGCCATCATCTTTCACTGGGGCGCTGCCAGAACCACCTGTAACAACCTCCCAGTATTTTGATGTAGTTGAAAAATAGCTGTAAAGATTTACCATCAATTGTCTAGTTGCTATTTTGTGACTATCATTGTTGGAATTAGTTCCAGTGACAAAAAGATCAGAAGTTGCAAAATAGACATTGCCTACCCATGGCATTGCTAATGCAAAATTGTCTGATCTAAGTTGAACTGTCCAGGCCATAATTAATTAGTTCTTGTTATTCCAGTCGGTATTTTACCGCATGGTTGTGTAGGATCTATTGTTCTTGACTTTGCAGACATCTAGTTTTTCCTCCTTAGTATCAACTTACTAAAGTACATCCACTTGGTAAAATAAAATTATTATCACACACATCGGTGCAATAATCACACGGTGCTTGATCGCCTGTGCGTAGCGTGCCTACACCACCTTTCCCATATGGTGCGCGGGCATCTGGTGGGCAAGTTGTATACTGCCCACCTAATTCGTTTTGAGTTTCAATTATATAGCCATTCTTAGTTGGCGTACTATGTCGTCTAGACATATTAAACTCCTATACAGTTGAAACTGAAGCTCTAACGTCAAAACGTCCTATAGTTGAAGAGCCAGTTAAAACAAAACCCACTCGATCAATTCCGTTAATCTTTATAGTTCTCATCACCGCAGATCCACCAGGACCTATACGAACAGCTGCAGGAGTATATCCATCAGATTGAAGATTTAAATTTTTTGATCGACCGTCGTTGGTTCCAGGCGATGCATGCCCGGTTTGTATTTCTAGTTTGGCCCATTTTCCAATATCGTAATTGTATCCATGAATAACTACCCCAGAGTTTGGCTCAGCGGCGGCTGCGGCTCCTGATATATAAACATGTAAAAGTTTTGCATTGCCTGTCCAATATCCGTTAGCCCCAGCCTCATTACCGTTTGGATACTGATTTAATCCATCTGATAACTGTCCAGAACCACTAAGTATGGCAACTGAACCGACACTGGAGCTTAAAGCTGCTGGGTTTTGGCCTGCATCTAGATGGGCATTACCCGAATCAAACGCAGTTAATAACAGACTATCATGAAGACCAAGCGGTCTTCTTGTGTTTCCCATTTTACCTCTAGGTATTGTTGCCATTTTAAGCTCCTTTAATCAATTTAACTAGTTCTAGTTATTGTTCTTTTTTCCAGTTTCTCTAGAATTAGAATTTTTTCTTCTTTTTTTTGCGTTTCTCTTTTCTGATTTCTTAATAAAATATCTTTTTTCTCTAGCTTTCTCTAGTATGCCGCTTTTCTTTGTCTCTTTAATAAACTTTTTTATCAACCTTTCATTTTCATAAAGATCTCTAGTTCTAGCTTGGACGGATACGTATACTGCTTTTCCCATTGTAATTTCCTTTCTAAACTAATTTTTTCCAATTTTTACCTGCAATAGATAAAAGACCATCAATACTTACACCTTTATCACCGGGGTCATAATTTGATAGAGCGCTAGCTGGGGATGGCGACGACGAGTTGGCGCTGCCTCCTTTTGATAAGGGTTCTGTATCTTCAAAAATATTGACACCGTTATATGAATCTTTGCCTATAGCATCTAAAAGCATTTTTCTACTGTCTTTTGTTCGATCAGATTTTGTGCTCTCTTGTAATTTAAATGCCGGTATTGGTGTTTCCGCTATCACTGGAGTGTTTAACCCTTTTGCAACTTCAGTTATTATACTAGATAAAACACCATCTTCAAAAACAACTTCTTTTATACATTGTTTTATTAGCGGCTTCAACGCACTTTTAAGTTCATTCTTTGTCATTCTTGTTCTCCAACAATTTCATTAAGCAAGTTTTTGATATTATCAGATTTAGTATTGCTAGAGCCTTCGAGAATACTCTTTGCCTCTTTCATCATGTATGCACCAGGAGTAGAGGGATCTGACACCATGTCAAAGCAGATTAATTGAAAGTCATCTTCCACCATTGTTGTGCCATTTTGTTCCGAAACTGATCCCATTCCCCTAGAAGATATACCGCAAGGTATTTGATGCTGTATTAAACTTCTTAAAATCTGTCCTGCAGGTGTTTCGAGCACTTCTATTTTGCCCATAACCTTTTTTCCTTCCATCCAAATATCCGTTACAAGATGTGAACAATTAGCTAGGTTAACAACTGATGAATCAGGATGATCTAATTCTCCTAGTGCTCTACGTTCTTTAACTGCATTTTTGTAGTTTTCTACCTCTCGCTCTAATATAGCATGGGGATAAACTCTATCATTGCCATTTTTAGTTTCAGACATTTGCATCACACCAGAAAGTATAACTGCACCTTCATCTCTAACTCGGCGCTTTTCATCTTCTGTTAGTAGATCTTGACATATGCCACCATCACATAATTCAAAGTATTCTCTTAAGAGTTTCATGTTCTTGTTTCCTCTTGCGGGGGCCACCCGCTTCATCTATGATCCTTTACAGCAATTTGCCACAGGGCGCAACATCCACCTAATCTTGGTTACTGGTTTCATTTTTACTCCTTTCTCACTTTTCTAAAAAGTTGATTGTTCTTTTTCTAACTGGTTTATAAATTTTAAAACCCTCATCACAAAACAACACATCTAAAACATAAGCTGTTGCAGAACTAATTGTTCCACATAAAAAAGCTGTTATAGGCGAATTATCAAAAGTAAATAGTTCTGTGTGATCCTTTACGAACCACAAAAATAAACCAACCCAAAAACCCATACACATCGTACAACTAAATAATTCGCCTAGTTTTCCGGTTGTTGGTCTTATTGAATTGAAAATTTTTCCGTAAACAATAATCTGGGTTATTCCAAAAGAGCACAAAACAAAATATAATAAATTCACTTATCCTCTCTTTCTCTCAACAAGGAATACATATATTGATAACCATATGGGCTTACTCTTGAATCCATAGAGCCCTTTCTGTCAGATTGAGGAATTTCCCCTAACTCTGTGCTATTTTCTTCATCTGGGCTAAGCAGATGTAAATCAAAGTTTCTCTGCATATCTTGTCTTGTTAGTATATCAGCTTTTTCATTTTGCATAAACAAGCTAGTAATAAAAAGAGCAGACTGAACTGCATTTATTCCCTCTATTTTTGATTCATATATACTTGATTCTATGGAAGAATAAACATTACCACTCTGTATGCTGCTGGGGTCGATGATGCCTTTTTTAACTAAAAATTTATGAAAACTCTCCTGTACAGGATAAGTCTCTCTTTTCATTATATCCTTTGGAAAAGAAGTGATTTTATTTTTTTCTGGTGAAATTACCACATCGATTAAATCATGATCAAAGATCATAATGTCGCCATTCAATGCTCTCCTGGCGTTAAGTTCTACTTGAACTGGCTCAGGGCTATCAGCAACTATCTTTATTTTTATAGCGCCGGTCTGTTGATTCTCATCTTTTTCTATTTTTACATTAACTGACATCTTTCTCAAACTCTTCTGTTAGGTTTTGTATTTTAAGTATCTCCTCTAGCATATTTTCATCGATCTCTCTGTGCAAATAACTGTCAAGTTTGTTTAAAACTTCTTGTGATTTAATAGAAATCTCTTGATCTGAAGAAGACATCTCGCTTGAAACAATCTTACTAACTTTTTCTTTTAGTTCTCCTACCACTTCGTTTAAGTGTATTTTTAATTCCAAACCATCATCAACAAAAGACGTAACATATTTTGTTAAAAGAACTTTTTGCCCTTCCTTCAATGATGAGTATTTATCATTAAACTTGCTTACAAAAGTCTTGTACACTAAATTATCAATAGGATCTTTGAGATTGTTAATTCCCTCTCTATCTATTACCATGTTTTCAACAATTTTATTTTCTAGCAAGATCTTTTCTTTTACAGACACTGCATCATTAAAAATAGAATATATACTAGCCAAATTTTTATAACTTGGCACAAAATTGTTAAAGACATCTGGAGACAATATCTTATTTATCTTTTTTATTAGATGACTTTGTTCTTTAAATAAAACCTTTTTATCAATTTTAGAATATTGTATTTTTGATTCTATGATCAATTTTTCAGCTGTATCTTTTTGCAACCCTTTTGTTTCACACAAACTCTTATATAACTCAAGCTCTTTGTGTAGGGTGCTATCTTTTGAAAAATGTTCTTTCAAAATGGAAGCAACTTTATTCTTTTGGTTTGATTTGTTTTTAATAACAGCCTTTGTTAACTCTCTAACCAACGCCTCATAAACAAACGCAGTATTTCTTTTCTTATTGTGCCTTAGTCTCATTTTTGCTCCTCATTTCTAAATTCTCTATAAGTCGCTTAATATCAATACTTATTTCATTTATAAGCGTCTCTTCCTTTAAGTAAGTAGTATCTTTCTCTTCAGAAACGACCCCCTTTCCTAGCCTCTTTAAGTCTTGATATCCAGGGTAAGTCGTTCTTTCAGTTCCTGTTTCCCGGGAACCCAGTCTGGCCAAGTGACGTGATCGAGCCCCCAAATCTCTTTTATCAACTGTTACAGGCTTATATACCTTGCCTTTTGATCGATCTCCATCGTTACGCTTTCCTGGTGCTGTTAACAAAACGTCAGCCGGTTGACCAGGTGGCTGATCACCCGTTTCTGGTGGTGTGCCAAAGTCTGGCTCAGGACCTGCCGTTCCGGAACCAGGAGCTTCTGGGGTTGCTTCCCCGAATTCATCACCAAGGTTTAAGTCGTCTCCACCAGCTACAGCTTCTGTTTCGGCAGCAATTGCAGCCGAAGCTTGTTCTGCAGTTGCTTCAAGAACCGCATCGTATTTTCTATCATAAAACATCTCTCTTTGATTTCTAAGGAATTCATCTTCTGATAGGGCAAATATTCTTTCTGCAATCCATCGCTTACTAAAGAAGCCTTCTGTGGCAGAAGAAGCGATATCAAACTTAATTTTCCAATGCTCAAGTTCTTGAAGTTCAGCGATCTTTGAAGGGTTGCTCAAAAATAATTTAAAAGAAGTTAAGTCTTCACCACGAAAGCCAAGTATATAAAGGTGAACAATCGCTATCTTTTCTAGCTCTGTGATAATAGATCTTTGTAGTCTCTGTATTGTTCTTGCAAACCTCACATCTTTTTGAGCTAAGGTAGTTTTGTCTTCCTCTGCGCCTTCAGTACTAGAAAGGTATGATGGTGGAATCTTAAGTGCTGAAAACAATTTATCTCTTAAGTATTTTACATCATCGATGTCACCAGTGTATGTACCTCCAGGCAAAGTTTCTACTTTTGAAGACGTGCCGCCTCTTACGGGAATAAAATAATCTTCATCAATAGACATTGGGTTGTATCTTAAATCAACGCGACCAGTATTTGGATCTACAACTTGATTTCGTTTCATTTGTGTCATAACTTTTTGCATGTATTGTTCTACATCTGCTGGAGGAATGTTTCCGACATCAACATAAAAAACTCTTCTTTCCGGAGATCTGACAATTCTATATGCCATCATGGCATCTTCGAGCAATGTAAGTTGTCGCCATATTCTTCGACCTGGCTCTAGAGCGCTAGTACCATATGGAGCGTACTTATCATTACCCAGTATCCTAAAGTGTGCAATTTGCCAATTTTCAAAAGTCATTCCCGCTGAGTTCCATTGATACTGAACATAATTTGGGTTTGTCTTGTCTTCCCCTTCTAATCTCTCAACCTCTGCAGTTGGAAGCCCGATGACACTTTGAATACCGATAGTCTCATCAATGTCTAGATATAGATAAAAGTCTCCATACTTACACATCGTTCTACACCACCCAAATAGATTAAATTCTAAATTTAAAACTTTCGAAAATAGTGTCTCTACTATGTTTTTGATTTCATCGTTGGCGCATTGAACATTGAGCAAAGGATGTAGGGCACTAGAGGTTGTCATTTCATCTGCATATATATCTAGAGCAGATGCTATTTCTGGCGTGTATTCCATTTGGTCGAAATCTACATATCTTTCAATTCTGTTTTGATTAGTCATGACAGCTGCCATCAAATTATCAAATGGATTGTATTCTGTCTTTTTAAATTGTTGACCACTAGCAGACCTAAAACGATTTGCATATTTATCTAAATTTCTTCTTCGAAGGCGGCGTGCCGTTTGTGTTCGATAATTCACCATAGGGCCAGATAGTAATCTTGTTAGTTTTTTGAACAAATTACTATCAGGGTTTCTAGGGTTGTTGTTGTTTTTATTTACTTTGCCAGTTGCCATTATTTTATCCCTTAATTAGCCATGAGTATTCTTGTCTATTCTTTACATCTTTTTTCATATTGTCGAAAACACTGTCTTGTTTTTTATATGAATTCATTCCAGGTATAGAAGTGTTTAGGCTAGTTTTAGAAATCATCATAGAATCAATAAACGTTTTTTTATACTCTAAACTTCTTTGATTTTCAACCAAAGCTGTATCTCTAACCCAGCAGCCTATAGCACTAGCCATAATCAAGTCGTCGTTATAACTTCTCATTGCTTCTGGCTTACCATTATTCCAAATAAAAGTTTTCATCTCATTATACAATCTAGCTGAGTATATTTTAATTAGTTTGTTTCTTACGAATTCCTCAAACTTAGCAATAATTAAAGGTCTTGTCTTTGAAGATGTAGTAAAACCTGCGATTGAGTTAGACACACCTTCTGCTTGATATTGGTCAATGTACTCATGAGTTGACTTAATTGAATAATAAATGTTTGGGTATCCTTTATCTCTGAGTTTTTCTAAAACTGCATACCCAACTGAGTTGTTTTCAACAACCATCATTGATTTTCCATACTCAGCTCCTAGGCTATATAACACCTCAGAAAATACATCTGGTGCAACCTTACCTTGATATTCAGCTACAAGCTCCATTGTATTAATCTTGAACACCTCACAAACAGAATAGTCTCTACCATCGCCTCTTGCAACGTCTGCTGATATGAGATATTCAGATCCAGGTTCATACTCTTTCCAAATCCAGAGATTTCTATCAAATCCCGTTCTATATTTTGGATCACACACAAAACTGTATAGCCATTGCATATCATCACCATGAAAAACAGTTTCACCAGACATGTTAAAGTTACACTCTAGCTCTTGCGCTATTTCTCTTCTTGACATGTTTTTGGTTTCTTTTGAAAACCATTCCTGATCTCTATCTGGGTGTCGATTCCATAATAATTTAGTTGCATAAAAATCATTTGATTTTTGCTCAGCCTCAACATAAGTTTTGTGAAACCAATTGCCGACACCGTTTGGAGTAGATAGTGCTATGCAGCGGCCACCAGTTGATAGCGTTGGATACAAACCCATCCACAGCTCGCCCAAGCCCTCAACGTGAGCAGCCTCGTCAACCACAAGGAGTGATAGGGCTTCAGAACGACCAGCATCCCCAGAGGTTGAAGATGCTTTGATCTGTGATCCATTTGATAGTTCAAACGATGTTCTGTTATCAATTGTTACGTGTGCAACCATAATCCATTCAGGTAAATTCTTAAGAATGTTTTTTACTTTTTTTACTAAGTTGGAAGCAGTACTAAATTTTGTTGCAATGACGAGGACATTTTTTTCTCTGTGAAAAAGCATTAGCCATACAATATATGCAGCTGATATTGTAGAAATGCCCAACTGTCTAGCTTTCAATATTATGTTGAAGCGCCTATCTCTAAAATCATTTACCAAATCTTCTTGAAAGTCATAAAGATGAAAAGGTATTAAGCCTTTTTGTGGGTGTGTAATTTTCGCATAATTGTTAATAAAATAAACGGGGTCCTTTCCGCATTTTAAGACCTCGCGCATTATTTGTTTTTTCGAAAGCTTGTAGGACATTCTTATTTGAGATTAGGATTTCTCTGACCGGTAGTGACCTTAAAAGGATTAAATTGCTTATAGTTATCACCGGGAGCGTCAGAGTTTTTTGGTCGCTTTCCAGCGCCACCAAGTTCTAGAAACTTCTTGAAGGTTGCATCTAGGCGATCCTTACTGCCATCTTTTGCATCATCCTGACTACGCAGTGGATTACCACCGATCTGGTAGCAGGCACAGGCGACAACTGTGGTGCGAACTCTAGATAAATATTCAACGTGTACCTCAAGTTCTCTTGATGCGGTCAGAGAAATTGAATTACCAGTTAATTTACTAAACTCTTTCTTGATAAAAGAAACTACTTTGTTCAACATACCTTCTATTTCAGATTCAAAATTTGAATTATGAAGCTCCTTAAGTTTGATGTCACGCTGATATGTCAAGAATAGTTTGTCACCATTAATTCTTGCTTTAAATCCATCTATCACGCGTGAATCTAATATTGGATCCCCCTCCTCCCTTTTAAGGCCGATCTTTATGTTTTCATCGTTTTCATCTTTAGCTCCGTCATAGCTATTTGCCATAACTTGAGAAATTCCATTGATCACATCTAATATAGTTGCCATTTATAAACCTCACTCTATACTAAATAAATAGTAATTATAAATTCTATTTACCTTAAAGTTTCAGGCCTCCAGCCTGAAAACCAACGATCCTCTCTATCTTCAACATATTTTACGTAACACTCAAAGCAACATTCAAACTTATTCATGTAAACATCATCTTTTGTTTTAAAAGAATAATGATTACATACCGGACAGGTTCTTGTTGATTTTTTATTCAGAAAAGTCTCAGAAACTAAAAAACCTTTATGTTGTTTCTTTTCTGTTGCATCTTCTTTTTTGTTTATTTTTTTATAGAATTTTTTTAAATCTTGAAGATATTGCTTTTCTTTTTCTTCATCCCAATTAGATTTAGGATTTTGTATAGTTTTGTCACCGTATTTTTGCGCGATAGCTTTCTCTATTTTAACAACAATATTTGGATCATCTTTATCACTCATTTCATATGACCTCTTCTGTCTCGCCTATTGTTAAAGTTTTCATCCCTTTATCTCTTATAAGGTTATGAGCTATGGCTCTCAAGCCAGGTTTAGCTGGATCCATATCATTAATTAGGTATCTGGGGCCTCTTTCGATGCCCATTATTAGCCTATCCCATGGCACTTCGTGCAAAGCTAATTCTCTTATTGTGTGTGTCCTGTACTCCTCTGGTCTAGCTGTTGTTAATATAATCATGCAGTCTTGTTGTTTCCACTGCTTGATTTTTTCTAACGCGCCAGGAGTTAATTCAGGATTGGTAGTCTTGTATGTTTCAAATTTCCGATACTTGAAAATGGTTCCATCAATATCACAAAAAATAGTTCTATTCTTTTTCATATTAATCCTTCATTTGCATGTGAGAAATATAAACAACTGCAGATGTCATTAGTGTTCCCACTGCAAAACCCGAAATTACCCACCATATAGAATTATCATTTGGTCTTTTGAGTGCTGTCTCTTGAAGCTCTTTTATCTCTTTATCTTTTATATTAACTATGCCATTATATTCTTTTTCAATACTCTCTACTCTTAGCTCTAATTTACCTATCTCAAGTTGATAATCAGCTTTCATCTCTTCAAGAAGCCGACTAGCATAAAGAGCACATTCTTTTTTCTTTAATTGCAGGGCAGTGTTTATCTTTGCAAAGGCATTATCATCAAAACACCATGCATCAAACGGCACTGTTTTACCTTTTTCTACTTTTGAAAACTTTCCGTTTTCTATATTTTGCCCATAAACATTAAATGGGCTGACAAACAGACTAATCGATATAAGTAAAGCCAAAGGCTTCTTCAATTTGTTTTTTAATAACATCTGGGTTTCCTTTTGAAATTGCTACAATCTCTTTAATTTTTTGTTTTTTCTCTTCTTCTAATTGTTGTTCTTCTTTGTCATATTTTTTCTGTATCTGCTCTAGGGCTGATTTGTATTTTTCTGTTAATTCATTTCTTTTTATAAGCTCATCATGGTGCTTTTCTTTTAAGATTTTAACCTGAGCGTCGTAAGATTTTTGTTTAGTTTTTATAACCTCTAGCGCAGAAGTGGTGTTTCTTCTAAAGACAAGCCACATAATAAAGGTATACGCAACAATAGCTAGTATCACCCAATTATGTTTAGCCCACAAAAATGCTTTTTTTGCAAAAAATAAATACATTACTTTTGCTTCCCATGTTTCCATTGCGTAGCCATGTCCACTAAGGCCTGAGTGCCAATGTATGCAAGTGTTACTGCTACCCAATTATCGCTACTTACAGAACCAACTAAACAGAGCCAAGTTGCTGTTAGCCATGCCAAGAACTTTCTTGAGATAAACCTTTCTACGTATCTATCTGCAAATGCTTTAACTGCCTCTACCATTTAAAAAATCTCCTTATTATATATTAACATGTGCATATCCATCTTTTTTCTCTATTATTATTTGTGAATCAACACAGTCCTTTAAAACGTCTAGGTGTGATATAAGTATAACTGTTTTAAAATAAGTTTTAACCATATCTAGTATTCTTGTAAAGCCTTCCATGTTTTCTTCATCCAAAGCTGTACCGGGCTCGTCAAGAATAAAGATATCAGGTTTAGGTAAACTAGACACTGTTAGCAACGCTAGCCTCATCGCCATCGAGGCAATGGTCTTTTCAGCCCCAGAACCAAGCTCTAACGGCCTCGCTTCATGTTTTGGATGCTGGATAAGGATATCTAGTTTCTTGCCGTCATTCTCGATAAATACCTGAAATTCGACTATGTTTGTTAGTATCTTGGCAATCTCGGAATTAATTAATGGCAACCTCTTTTTAATAATGTCGTATGATATGCCATTACTATGACAGCACGTCATCAACAGATCAAAGGCTGAGTACTCTGTACTAATCTCTTCCAATGTATGTTTTTGCTCTTGTAATGTTTCTAGTTGCTGCTCTAGAGATCCGCGTTGTTTATATAAGTTTAGTGTTTCAGTCTGACACTTATTTAGTTCTTTCTCTTTAGATGTCTTATCTTTTTTTATAGTGTTTCTTTTATTTAATAAACCCTCTAAATTTTCTATTGCTTCTCTGTTAGCTTCATAAATTTCAACTTTACTTTCATTTTCTTTAATGAGAAGATCAAGCTTCATCAATTCGTTATTGTTTTTTTCTAGTGATATCTCATTTGAGGACAAACGATTAGAAACTTCATTTTTCTTATCGAGCACTTGATTGTATTTGTTGATATGATCTTGCACCTTCGTGGGATCCAGAGCGCCAAGATCTTTACCCAGTGAGTTGATTGTGACAGACGCATCTTTCATGGTGCTCTCAGAAACTTTAATTAAATCTGTCGCAGCATATGCGTCTTTAATAAATTTACAATGAGAGTATTCAGATCCACAGGGTACTTCTTTTAAAAGATCGGTTTTTCTCCTATTGTTTAATAACGAGTTGCCTTCTTGCTTTAGAACATTTAGAAGTTTTTGAAGCTCTGATTGTTTGTCACTTATAGTCTCCTGCTTCTCAAAGTATTCCTTGATATTAAAAGCAGATACAAAGCTTTCTATTTTTTGATAGCTAGCTTTATCTTTTTCTATTAATTCAACCAGTGTATTATTAACATTGCTGATCATAGTTTTCTTATCTTCAAACCTTAGTAAGTCATTTTTAATCTGAGTAATATCAATAATTTGTTCCGGAACAGAATCAATATCATTTTGAATACTTGCTATAGTTTGCTTCATTTTTTCAAGTTCTTTATTTAAAGCGGCACATTTTACATCATTGTTATCAATAATAAGTGCACTTTTATCAAGTTCAAAATTAATATCTTTAATTTCTTGTTCGTAATCTTTACCTTGTAATTTTTTCAAAAGACCTTTTGTTTCTTGCGAATCTTCTTTTGCCATTTTAAATTTTCTTTCAAAAACTTCAAGATCCAAGAATTTTGCAAGTATTTCTTTTCTCTTTGTTGAGCCTTCATTAATAAACGACAAAGACCCAAGTTGACTGGCCATTGAAGTCATTAAAAAATCATCAATAGTTCCAAACATCTTTCTTATTTTTTTATCTGTATCTTGTCTGGATAAGCCATTGAGACTGGTTTTATTGCCTAACATGTCTTCGCTGTAAAAATCTAAATCTGTTTTAGCCTCTGTGGTTTCTTCTCCGTGAAGTTTCTTTGTATACTTTTCTGAAACTCTACTAACTGTGTAGTCCTTGTCGTTGATTGATATGACAACTTTTCCCACACCAATATCATTATTTTGATTAATAATGTTCAAGTTTTTTCTGACAGATTTGGAAGTAGAGTTATACACTGTGTAAAGCACACTGTCAACAATGGATGATTTTCCAGAGAAGTTTTTTCCGAAAATACCAACAATACCGTTTAGTTTAGAAAAATCAATCTTGTTGTCTTTTCCGTAATTAAATAAACAATCCCACTCCATAGATTTCAGATTCCAGTTAATATTTCTAGAGACCTCTTCACTCTGCTCTATGACAGAATTGTATCTTTGGTTGAGTTGCAATACCTTCTTCATTGTACTATCTTCGACTTGGTAGTCTTTTAGATATTCCTTGATCAACCTCTCTTGAACCTTGATATCTCTAAGGTCCTCTTGTAAAAGGTTTTTAGTGATGTCTTCTATGGATATATTTCTATTAGCTGCACGATTTAAAAAAGTAATTGATTCTGGTTTATATCTATGTTTGGCAACGTCGACTGCTTTTCTGATCTTGTCGAGTGAAATATTAGTACTAGATGCCAGACGTAACCTAGCTCCTTGTGGAACTTCAACCTTCTTAGGTAACCTACCGCTCTTGGTGAGATCAATAGTTATAAAAGGCTTTGGATTATCAAAGTATATGTGTTTGCAGTTAAATTGTTCTTTACTTTCAATATCCCATAATAAATATCCCTTATCTAGGGTCTCTCCAAAATTTTGCTGAACGGTAGAACCAGCGTATCTAACTCTACCTTCTTTGTCTAGAATTTGTGTTTTGTGTATGTCCCCAAGAAAAGCATAGTCAAAATCACTAAAGATATCAATATCATGATCTGTAGCTTCCATAACCCAACCAATATCAGTAGAACAACTAGAAATTGCTCCATGATAAAGGGCTATGTTTATGTTATCATAATCTGACGGCTTTGCCCAATTATCTTCATCAAAGACAGATAAGACATTTAAAGTAAACTTATCCTTTAGTGGTGTCTCCCCTGCTTCCTTTAGCAAGTGAAGCTGCTGCAGGTCTAATGCTTCTACGATAGGCGTTAGTGCATCTTGACGACTACTGTTTTTTAAGTTGCCGTCATGATTACCCAAAATTATATATGTGGGCGCTATGTTTGCCAAGTTGCGAAAAAAATCAGAACACATTTCCACAAACTCTGGTGAGATTTGTGTTTTTGTATGTGCAATATCTCCACAATGAATAATGTAATCTACATTTTCATTTCTAAGTGACTCGTATAACTGTTTAAAAACTTCTCTATATTCAAAATGATACTTTAAATTTCTAATATGTGTATCAGCAATATGCGCAAATCGCATTAGACCTCCAGTAGTATGATTGATATATTATAGGAAATTTTGATCAGGAAGTCAAGAGTTTTTTCCACTTCGGATCGATAAGGTTTGACATTGGGTGTGATTTGCTTTCGTTTACATTGGCTTGGTCAGCTGCAGCGTCTGCTTTAGCCATAAATTGCTTTACTATATCTTCAATTGAAATCTCATCTCCGTCACCGTCGCCTTCACGGAATGTAGCGATTAGGTTCGCCGGACTGTGTTCAGATAGTTTTTTTTCTATAAGTTCAAGAAGCTTGGCCATTTCAGCTACGGTTGGAAATGCCTCATCGATGATGGCGTCTTGAGTTTGATTGGTAGTATATTTAAATTCAGTGAAGGCATCATCTGGTTGATATCTCATCCCTGGCTCATATTGTATTGTAAAGTGGTGAGTTAATTTTCTATCTTCAACGCCTAGGAGGCTGATAACCAAGTTGTGATCATTTCCTTCTTTGAAGTAACGTGCATTGCCTACTATTGTTCGTTCTGTCTCTGGTTCAAATCCAGAATAGTCGTCTACATATGCTACCGCTGTAGCGATTAAGTCACCGGATTGGAATTCAGATCCAGCAAACTTTTCATCTATGTTATCCATTATTATCTTCGTTTAAAAATGTGAGAAATTTTTTAAGAAACACGTGCTTGCTAGCGCTAGAAAGATCTTTGAATTCCTTGATTATGTTTTCCGCCATTTCAGATCCAGGGGTCTCATCCTGCGTTTCTACCATTCTGCTTAATTCTTCTTGAATTATCTTTTTTAATTTGCCTCTAGTAATCTGCATAAACAGGTCTCCTTAAAACTTTAAGTATTGATATAAATAGGTTGCTCTATTGACAATGGCAGCATCTTTCTTAAGAATCTTGAACTGCTCTTTGGTCATTGAGCCAACGTCTTCATGCTTAGATGTGTCAATTTTGTAAACTTTAATATCGTATTCTAATAAATTTTGTATTAGTTTATTTTGTTTTTTTACGGCATCTCTATCTAAAGCTACATAGATTATAGCATTCTTTTTAATAATTTTTTGAAATAATTTTGATTTTTCACTTAATATAGATCCCAATATAGGTATTGAATTATCTGCCACAATTGCATCAAATACACCCTCGACTAAAGTTATTGGCTCATCCCAATCAACATAAAGGTCATTAAAGACAACATCTCTGCTGACTGGAGGGTTCTTGTATTTTGGAAACTGGCCTGTGTATGTTCTAGCTATAAAATAACTAAGATCGCCATCCATGTTAAATGATGGAATACAAACTCTATTTGAGAATTCTCCTTCTGTGCAATATCCTATTTTCCATTTTAAAATATCACTCTTGTGAATTCCTCTAGATTTCAAATAAGACAGAGCATGACGGCTTGATGAATCTAAAAAAGATGAGCCAGTTAAAGTTTTAAAGCTATCTGGCAACTCAACAACTTGTGGTTTTTGTTCTTCTGGTTTTGTAAATAAAACTATATCTTCGAATTTATCTAAATCGACAGATCCATTTAATTGTTTCCATTCTTCTTGGTGCCCAAACTGACCATATCTTTTGATTAATCTGAAAATATCTTGGCCAGAATAATCACATATCCAGCATTTAAAAACATTCTTTTCTACGTTAACAGATAGTTTCTTTTTGTCATGCCTACACTTAGGGCAGTTAAAAAGATGTTCGTCGTTTGATTTATAACATGATCCTAGAACGCTGGTTAAGATGTCGAGTTTTTCTGTTTCCAAGTTTCTAATCCTGCCTTAGCTATAATCCAACTGTCAGCCCTGTCATAACTTCCGGGTTTTGGATTTCCAGCTTTTGTATATTCTACTTCAAAGGCAGGGATATTGTCAAGAACATATTGCAAAACTTTTTCTTTCGCTTTCTCGCCGCGCTGTACTTTTATACCACAAATTTTTCTTGCGGAAGAGGCTGCAATCATTTCTGGCTTTCTATTAAACATCTGAAAGCTTAAGAGTGATATCATACCATTAAACCTAGATAAAGTCGAAAGGGTTTTTGCTGAAGAAAATCCACTCTTAAAAGATTGAAGGGACTGTTCGATGAAAATGGAATCAACTCTGTGCTTTTCTTCCAAATAAATAAACTGCCTCCTTATGAAATCAGCTTTTTCATATAAGGTAGGAAATTTATTTTTATTTCTTGTATCCCACATATCACAAAATAAAGTATTCCCACCTTCATCTAAAATGGTTACTCCTGTAATTGATGTTGAAACGTCTAATCCTAATATCATTTTTTAAGTAGCACGAAATTTTCAGCTATGTACTGTACATAGTGTATCATAATTTTGTTTTTATCGAAACCCTCTGTATGATACCACGTCCAAGCCACTGTTTTTTGTAAATCATTAATCTTTTTATTAATATCGTCATTTGCATTTTTTAATGCTTTTATTTCTTTGGCAGATAAATTTGCAACTTCAACATTAAGCTCATCTGCTATTTCTATTAATTCAGATATATCTTCCTTGTTCATTGCTGCTTGAGTTCTTTCTAATAGCTTGGTTTTTTCTTCTTTTTCTTTTCCTTCTAGATTCAACAGTTTATCTGGATGTATTACTTTTGCTATATTTTTATATGTTTCTTTGAAAAAATTATCTTTCTTTTTTGCTTCTATTGTTTTTTGTTCTGTGTTGATGTTCTGTTGCGATTGCTGTTCTGGCTTATTTTGCTTTTTGGGTGTTTTACCCATCATATTATCATCCCAAGTTTTTTGTATTTTTAACACCAATTCTTTTTCTTCTTTTGGGAGAGTATCTGCAAATTTTTTAAAAGCTTTATGAAATTCAATAGAGCACTGTACGTGCTGTTCTTCTAGCATATTGAGTTTTTCTTTTAAAAAACTGTTCTCTAATGCCAATACTTTAAATTTACGACTACTCATGATTAAAAATCCATCTTTAATTTAAAGGTATATTCTCTTTCCTCTGTTTTTCTAATTGGTTTTGCCAAACTCGCAATGCCAATTAAATTTTTATTTTCATCGTATATACCAATTTTAGATATGTAAGTTTGTTTTACAAATGAGCTTGTTCCGTATTGACTGTAACTTTGGTGTTCTAAGTTTGCAATTTGTGCTCCAACATTTTCTCTAAAATGATAGCTTGAAGTTTGAAGTGTCCCTCTGTTGTCTTTCGAAACATAGGTTGGATTAGATGAATGGTTTAATGCTGATTTTGGTGCGTGAGCTAACATTGTAACAGTTGGAACATAATTAACACCTTCGAACTCTATGGAAAAAAGTGATCCTGTTATGGCACCTGATGCCGAGCCATCATTAGCGCCCTTTCCAAAATGAAACCATCTGGGATTATCTGCAGTGCCGTTATAACTTTCTTTGTGGCCTTTGTTTAGTGCCCATGCGCCGGTCATCGCTAAGAAGCCCTCATTATACAAAACAACACCAGCGACTTGATTATTAAATTGATCGCTACCATTTGATCCAGATACTTGAATTAATTCGCCATTTTTATGGGTGTCTCTAGCTTCAGCAGCCAACGTGCCACTAATATAGAGACGCAGAATAACTGAGCCTTTTCTAATTGAAGATCCATAAAATATCGATGGTATTTCAACAAGCCTCATTTCTTGCTGTCCCTTGTTCCACGATATACTCTTATTAGAATATTGCTCACTAGTTGATCCACTATCATACGCATAGTGGTGACTAATATTTACGTATTTGTTAAATGTGTTTTTAAGTGACAATATGAATTTTTTATTACTTACATATTTTTTATATTGTCCATTATCCTCATCTATGGTGGTTATATCGCTTGTGCTTGCAGCAAGCCTTGTTGTTTTAATTGAGGAGCTTAATGGATACCCACCCACTATGATATCACCAAAAGAGTTTTTTCCTGAATTGTTAAAGTCAGCAACACTACCAGTTTTAAAAGAAATACGCGAGCCTTGTTTTGTAACAAAAGGATATATTGATTTTGCAGTTGAAGGATCGCCTGGCGTTCCAATATCTATGGTCCGGTCGACATTTAATTCATAAAGACTTATAAAACCTTGCTTGGTAGATAGCTCGTTGTTAAATGTGGCTTTAGAGTTTTTAGAGTTGTCTATATAGATTTTGGAATCATAAACAACAAATGTTTTATGAGGAAATGTCTTTAGTCTATTGTAGTAAAGATCTTCTTTTTTAAATTCATAAAATGGCATGGCATTTTAGTAATCCAGTCTAACCCGTAACGTAAGCTCGTTAGTCGGATCTTTTCTGAGGGGCTCAGAAAGCTTAGCGACTGCCATGAGTTCGTTATCAGGAGAATATAACCCCACAGACGTCACGTAACTAATTGGCATGTCAGTTGGGCTATTCTTTACTCTTATTTGACTTTCGGTTGTATAAGTTGGGTTTGCACTATAGTTAAATTCATTATTGTGCGCCCTACAAAAGTAAACCGTAGAATTTAATTCAGTTGTATTATTAAATGATACATTCAATATTCTATGCCTTAAAGCATCGCATGCTGTTTGGATGGTCGAGCCCGTAAACATAGAATAAACATCTGAATGTGCCAGAGCCGTTATGTCTTGAGTTGCAGAATCTGCCACTTGAAAGTGCATCATGCAACTTGAAGAGTTTAACATGCCTCCAGTTAAATGATGTACAACTGCAGGTGTCGTAGAAGCAGTAACCTGACGGACGCCGGCACCGCCTCCGCCATCATGAGTTGCCTTCGCAAATAATCTAGCATCCAAAACAACAACGCCTGCTTGATAAAATATTAAACCAATTTGTCCCGGCTTAGTTGGATGAGACGATCCAGTAGTCAAACCATGGGCGATGGGTGCAGTAATGGCATTAGTTGTGTTCCCGCTAGAGGCTGATAAAATACCGTACTCGCCAGCCGGCGAATTAACTCTATAATCTGATGCACCGTTTGTATCTTTGATTTGTATGGTTCGCCCAGTGTATTTTCTTAAATCTCCGCTAGTCTCATCTGGTGACTGAGAAGATCCATAATGAGGTGAAACCCCCAAAGTCATTGCAAAAGAGCCCTTTTTAATTTCGTCTTTTGATAAAAGTCTAGCAAAGTTTATAAAAAACGCTTCTGTAATTTTATCATTACCTGTCGATAAATCACCGTCTCGATCAAAAGACCTTATGTCTCCTTGTTCATCGTGCCCCATTAGAACCTGTGCCATTTGATTGTAAATGGCCAACTTCTTTTCTTGTTGTGTTCTAGCAACTTGTTTAACATTGCCTGACAGTGCAGAGCCAGTAGAATATCCGGCTGTTATATCGAAAATGTGATTAGCTGAAGAACTTAGAAATGGATAATCATAAACACTTTGAAACATTCCATGAGCATAGTTTTTTATGTTTAACTCTGTGGCTCTAGAACCATCATTATTATAAGTACCTGAAACTAACGCACCAGTAATTGGTATTGCTTCGTGCAACAGTGTTTTAGTGGTGGTTATATCGTTGTTGAGAAAAGTTTTAAAGACGCTTGCCATTTTTTATTCCTTGCTATTTAATTATCCTGATTTTTTCACAAATCGAATAGGCACATCAATTGAGTACCCTGTAGTCGCTGCTGTCACTCTGACATGAGTATCAATATGTAAAAGTGTTACACTAGATCTAAAGCCATCCATATTAGTAGATGTGGTTGTTAAAGTAGATCCCAATTTTTCAAATAGAAAAGTTGATGTTGCTAATGTTGCACTGGGTACAATTGTAAACTGTACGATATTACCACGTGGACCTCGGATCCTATGTTGTGTTTTTACATTTGACCCGTCTTGGGTTCCATCACCTCTTCTGTTATCCAAGGGGCCAGTTACAATATCTCCGCCGGCGCCAGCGTTATTATTGATATAGTATGATGCAACTTGATCATCATCGATAAAAGAAACTGGCAACACTGTTCCATTAATACTGGCTATTTGCCCTAGTCTATCATCCATTTCCATAATAAATATATTTTCTGAAAGGTCGGATGGTAAGCCAACGGAAGGTGGTATTCTCAGTGTGTCTAGGCCAGTTTCCAATACAATTCTAGCTGATTCGTTATTAGTTGGACTAGTGCCCTTAATTATACCCTTGCCTCTTATAGTGGTGGCAATAAGGCTGTCGGTTGTATCTTCTGTGTTTGTATCACAGGTAATTACATACATTCCTGTATTGGAGTGAATAACTGACCTTTGTGAAACTTCAGCAGTTGATGTTCCTTGGTATCCACCGTTGTGCAAACGTGTAACTGGTAAATAGAGGATATTGGTTCTCGTTAAAGTCAATAATTTAGATTTCATCATTGAAGTGTTGTTTGTAAACGCCTCTAGTAAAGGAGTTTTAAATATTTCTAAATCATAATATGCAGAACCACTTGGATGCGCTCTGTTATAAAGAGAATAATCTATCTCATCATCACCCAAAGCAAACTTAGATATTCTAAAGTCTCCTCTAGCCATTCTAAATCTACCCGTGTCGGTTAAAACCGCATCTAAAATAATGTCGCCCGAATTGTCAAGAAATGCCATAACTAACTATACTCCGCACTTTTTAATATTAATTAGTATTCAAATTCAATAAAATCTCTGATTTATTTATGTAATCTTTTTTATTAATCATACTCTTCTATCACACCATCACCATTTATTTTATTATACTTTTTACTAAATGTTAAATTTAAATCTAATTGTTTTCCTGTTGATTTTGATTTAATTCTTATTTTCAATTTTTTACCCCAGACTTTATTAGTTGCAATACCCGGAGTAAATTCATTTTTGGTCTCCCAATCATCTAAAGTGTTACTCTCATTTAGATCAATTATTTTTTGAATAAATGATGGCTTTAATTTTATATATTTTCTTAGTGGTTTTTCTGCTTGTCTAAAATCTTCTTTTGGTTCATACAGTTTAGTATTTAAATATACAGCGCCATACTCGTTAATAAGTTCTACTTCGTAAATGTGAGATGGATTTGACACATGGCCATGGACATCTTCACATCTAAAAGTGTAATAGTATTTTTTATTTGGTACAATATCATCTATAAAAGCTGCGGCTGTTGCGTCTTGTTGTTCTATTTTAGCAATTTTTTTACCATAAAAATCACTCCATGATTTAGGAGGTTTCGAAACTCTAAAAACTTCAAAAATTTTCGATAAATCATCATTTTTAAATTCTAATAATGTAAAGCCACTATTCGAACTAGTGCCATCTAAATCAAAGTTTATATCGTCTGGGTGTATTAATTGATTATATGCTGAAATAGTAAATTGAATTCTATCATCATCTTCCAAAATAATTGGCTTTGCAGTAAACTTACCGGTCATATCATTTATATTAAACATGACTTTGTTATCTATCCCTCTGAAAGGAATTACATCTACATCAGGTGGCGTTGGAGGCTTGTCCAGTATTGCAATTGTTCGCACAGTGGTGGGCACCTCCATTATTTGAACAGATGGCCTAGTCATAACCGCAAAGGGCCAATGGAAGTGTGTATCTTTCTCATCTCCACCAATCTCAGTTGGTTTAAGTTTTTGAGGTAAAGATTTAAACACTTTCTTTGAAACTTCCACTTCTTGAAGCCCAAGAAAATGATCATAAAATTCTTCCTCTCTAACTTGTACTCTTTCTTGGCCCAGTAACCCTACTCTACTCGCTTCTTCAACTGTTAAGTTTGGATCTGTAGAGAATGTTCTGGTTTCAAACGTTGTCCTAAAGCCTGCACTTCTTCTTTCTGTACCTAGATTTTCGAGGGCTGTTTGGGTTTCGGTTGTATAAGTTACCATGTTTATATCATTAAATTGCCTATCTATCTTAGCCCAATCATCGAATTGTGCAGCTTCTTCATCCTCCATAAGGTCGATATAAGCGTATTCAGTTCCAATAATTGCACACACTGTTGAGATAACATATTTATAAACTATGCCGTACTTCACTTGTGAATCGCAATACTTAATTAAATCTATGTTATCATCAAGACTTAGATAGTAAGTTTGTACCGGTTTCGATCTATTTGCTAGATCAAATTCTGATAGGCCCGGAATACTTGATGGCGAGTTTTCTAAAGCTTCTCTCTGCTCAGTGCTTAAGTTTGATAGAAACTCAGTATCTACATACTTTTCAATTTTATATCCAATTGGTTCATTGTGAGCCGTTTTCCCAGCCATGATATCACTATAAGTTCTCTGTGTTGTGTTTATGATCTTTTTGATATTACTAATAAAAGTTTGTTTAGAAAATATAGAGGTAACTTTTTCAAAGCCATTTTCTGTGATATCACTTTCGGGCATACCAATACCAGAGTCTATATATATAAGCCACTCTTCTAGAGACATTGTTGGGATCGACGTTTTTATGGCTTCTGTGAATTTCATAAGATCATCGGGTGCACGATACTTTGATTTTGGTTCTCGCTTTTGTGATGTTGGGGTTTGATCTTTTTTATAAACAGGTAACACAGATTGTTCGCCAAACAAATGTTGGTCAATAACATAAAAATCTTTATCCTCTACAAGACGTCTGGGCACTTCTTTGTTTTTTATGGTTTGAAATGCTGTTAAATATTCTGCAGATAATGATTCCAATGGATTTCCGATAATGTTTACTAAATTCTCTAAGTCTTCTAGGGAATATCCGTTAGGGCCAGGGGGTCCAATATCAGTGCTATTAGATATAGTATTAGAAAAAAACGGCTCATTTGGATTTGATTTCTTAAAGGATATCCCAGCATAAGCAGCTTCCGCGAGTTTCATATTTCTTTCAAAATATATTTGTGCTTGTTCAGCACTCTCATAACCAATACCAAAATTTTGAACCGCACCTAATCTACTAAATTTTCTTGCCATATCCTCTTTTACTGGTCTTGTAAAACTTTCTCTTATAAGAATTCTTCCATTTTTAACACTATCTGGAGAAGTCCTGGTGAAGGATACTCCATCACTGTATAAATTTTGTTTATAAAAGGGATAAAATATGTTACTTGTATCTATTTTACCAGCAATATTAAACAAACTACCTAGACCGTGAGTTTGTCTTGAGCCTAATTCAAACTCAACAAACATTGGCAGCAATATTCTTTCTTTATATGCAGATTTAAAATGATCTGAATTTGGATTTGTGAAAAAACATACATTGTCAAACGCTTTAAGGCGATCAACAGTTACTACTTTGTTTCCCCGAATTGGGCCTAGGCGGATATGTCTGGGGAATCGCGGCTTGGGCTGTAAAAAGTCTTCTTGTCTAAACCTACAATTGAAAACATCCATTATTTCGCTATTTATTAATCCATACTCTGTTTTAAATCTCTGCAATTGAAAATCAGAATCGTAATATTCTTCCATATTTTCGATGTCTTGTTTTGTTATAAGTCGATCAGGTCTAAAAATAAAATGATTAGGTAACTGATGATGTGGATAATTTTGACCCTCTGTGTTTAATTGAGTTAACGTTTCGTACAATTCATCAAAAAAATTGTAAACGGGCTTGATCACATTATAGTGCATCGGTTTAATATTAAGTGCATCCATTTCTTGTTGCGAATATGGTAATTCTATATTTGTAACATGGTCGAAAAAAGTTCTAGCTCCAATGGTTGGTGCACGAAAATTTTTATAGAGCGAATCAGAATCTGTACTTCCATTTGAAATATTGCGGTTATAATCAGTGTTAGATGGAAACACTCTCCTACCAGAACTAATAAGCCTTTCTGCCTCATCAGTTCTCAAATTTGTAAGTAACGCTAATTCAAGTCCTGTATCTAATTCATAAAATGGAAACACAGGTGTCATGTTATAATTGTTAAAACCACCAAAAGATAGGTCTTCCTCATCACCGATATCCGTGGGCAAAACAAAAGAAAATCCATATTTTTCACCAGAACTATAACCAGCGTTTGTTCCTCTGTAATATGGCTGACCTCGTTCGGGCTGAAACCATCGTTTTAAAGGCACTGTAGTCGGACCTAAATTAACTGGAGTTGGGCTTCCGGCTAGATCAGAATCATAATGCTTGCTAATTGGTACTCTTATTTCTGAAACGGCCATTTCGTCAATTAGTTGTACAAATTGTTGTAGACCGGATGGTCTAACTACTGGACGTTTACCGGTGGCTAATCGTCCTCGGCTATTTTCGAATACCTCTGGCTCAGCCAATTCATCATACCTACGAAGAAATTCTTCTGCTTTTGCAACATCTCCGGGTGATATATTTTTAGCAATAACAGCTGTCAGTAAATCTTTTAATCTTGCTATATTTTTTTGCCAGACATGATCCTTTTCAGATCGTGCGCTGACAAGGTAGCCGTAAAAATAATCAATCCAATTAAATTTTGATCCCTCCATATCAGCGATTGAGTTCCAGGAAAAAGGTCGATGGATCCTAGGGTGCGGTATTCTTAAGCAGAAAACTTCCTTTCTCCATTCTGTAATTCCTGGATCTGTATAACTGCTTAGAGCCCTAGGGTTATTTTGTATGTGTGCACGTGCAAATTTTGCCACACTTCCACGCATACGATCTCTCAAGTGGTTAGTAAATCCCTGTACTTTATTTTTTACAAAATCATCAATTTTAACTTTTGACGCACCGCGAGCAAATGCATTTTGTTCTAAACTTGGATCAATAGTTAATGTATCCCCCATGGCAGTTTTAGATATAAATTCTGTCATCTTATCGTGAAGCATTCTATCTAGATTGTTAGACATTTTATCTAATGGTAAAATCATAACATCACTCTTTCTATCGCCATCGCCTCTATGTTCACGTGGCCCTGCTATAAAGTTGCTAGGATTGTGAAAACTAAAATATTGTGTTTCTTTTTTATATTGGTCCCTAGCCCTATATTGACTAGGTAGTTTTGCCTCTGGGTCTAAATAACTCGCATCTGTAAATGAATTGTCATTTGAATTAGGGTTCTTGTTATTGTATATCTTTGTATTAGTTGTGCCGTTCGGTCCATCGCCGTCTAAAAGCACCCAGTATTTGCCACTAAAATATCGAAACGTATCATGTATTTGTCCATTTTTAGGAATTGATGTTGGAACTGAAAAATAATTTGGGTGAGGATTAATAAGGTCTGGCGGAACTGGAACCTTATTTATTTGTTGACCAGTTCCGGCTCCTGCAAAAGGCTCGCCGTCCCATGCACGCGTGCACAACAAAAGGCCATCATCTATAATCCACTTTGACTTATCGGCAGTCTGCGATACAGATGGCCCATATGTGGATGGGCCTGATAGGTCAAAATCAATATTTCTTTTAAAATCAACGTTTAGTGGCTCTGGCATCGGAGGTATATCTTCATTTACCTGTGATCCGTTGATTATATCTTCTTCAAAACTTAGCTGTTCATCACTATTGTTAGCATTGGCTGCTGTTTGTGTTTGTCCTATCGGGGACGCGTTAGCCCTTGCTCTTAGAGCAGCTAAGTCGGCTTGAAAAAGAGCATCTCCAGTATTATTGATCGTGCCGGATTCATTGTTTATAATTTCCAAATCGTTTTGAGTTAGATTAGGAAAATCATTTCTATTTTTAACACCCGCAATAATCTGAGCTACGGCATCAGGATTGTCCGCGCCTGGATACTGTGAAGCATTCGGACTAAATGGGGTTATATCGCATGGGCCAGCCATATTATATATAGACTCCTCTCATTAATTTCCTGCTGGTCCTAGCACAGAAGTTGCTATAGTTTCATTGGTTCGATCAATACCTCCACGTGCGTTGTTGTTGGGTACCCATGAATTAATAAAAAGCTTAACAACATCTCGATAGCTACTGGTGCTAACGATTTGTCCACTTTCATCTCTTCTATATGATCTATCCTCAATTTGTGAAGTTGAAGGGATTATTTCATATTGTCGATATTGAAAATTAGGATTCTGATATTGTTGAAAACTATCCATAAGCTTAAGCGAATATGAAGTTAGCGATTTCATTTCTTGTTCATAAATTGCTAATTCTGTATTATCTAATTCTCTTATTGATTTACGCCTTGACATGTCTGATGTTTTAAATTTAACTTCTCCTGTGCTATCTACTGATATACCAAAAGAAGATCCCACTGTTTCCATAATCATGTGAGCTGCCTGGTGGATCCACACATCAAAAACCGCACCGTTTGCAACGTCGTCAAACCTTCTTTGTAAATTAAGGCTTTGTTCAATACCGGGTAAGGTATCTCGGGATGGATCCCACAATCTCAACCTATACCTATTTACATCCGGACCACGAAAACCCTCTGCTATTTGTCCAAACCTATCAGCTCTATTGTAATCTCTACCTTCATCAAAACCACCTTCAAAATAACTTATATAAGATTTTACATTTACAAAACCAAGTTCTGGATGGATAACAAAGGGGCCATAATAAGGTGTTCCGGGTCTTCGAACAGCATCCTCTCTATTGCTAGATGCAGCCGTCGCTCCACCAAACAAAGGCCCATCATAAACTAACATTCCTTTACTAACAAGAGGAATAAAATCACGAAATGTTGTATACTGCGATTCATCAAAATTTAAATTACGTGCTGCCACGTCAACTGACGTATTTGTTTTTCTTGCTATTTCAAAAATTGTTCTTGATCTGTCGCTTCCCTCAATTATTAAATTTCTCCTTCTAGATAAATCAAGAAGCGCCTCTAACTGTAAAGGACTTAGTATTCCTTTTCGTGCAGCTTCGATAGAGTATTGCTGAGCCCCCGGTACGTTTGGGAACTGATCAAAGAGATTAACTGATGTTCTTGTAGAAAATCGATTTCGAAATCTCAAATATCCCACATCAATCTTGGGGCTGTCTGCAAAATCTGATATATCTGCTTCACCATCAAAGCCTACGTCACCCTCATGCAATACTTGCACCCTCACCGGTGTGTCTGCAGACGCGGCCACGCTCATTGCGAGACCTTCGGTTCCAGTGGCTGCTCTAACTACACTAAAAGAACGTGCACGATATCTATTCAAATCAGCTACTCTTAGTCTTCTTACTCTTTCTTCAGGTGGTAATGGATTTTCAGTAATTTCAAAAAAATATTCTCTTGATGGAATGTTGTGATCTGAAACTATACCTATAGTTGGATTTACATATTTTTCTATTTTATAAAGACCTACGCCCAATCCGTCTAATGCTTGCTGCATAGTAACTCTTCTGAATATAGGACTAGATGTATGCTTTTTACCTGATGTGCCTGTTTCTTTAAAACCTACAAACTTTTTTATAACTCCTATATTTCCAAATATGGCGGGATTTATACATTTGAAATCTAGCCTGTTGCCATGAAATTTTGCTAGAGCATCAATATTTTGCTCAAAATTATTTGTAGTTAAATTGTTTGTGATATTTCTAGATAAATCGCCTACTTCTAATTGAGAAAAGTCACCATCAGTTTGTTGAATTAATCCCATAAATATTCTTATTTGCATTGGGTAAGCATCAAGCCTTGTTTTTATAAAACGACGGCCACTAGTATATCGCCCGCCACCAAATGGACCCTTTTCAGCTATACGTTTTTCCATTTGATTTTTTAAATCAGTAGTTATCGCGCCCAAAAGAGTTAATAAGTCAAAAGTTTTTTCTGTTTTTTCTCGACAAAATATCCTACTGATTGTATCTATGTTGGCCTCTCTTAAGACAAGTGAAGAATCAGCATCCACAGCTTCTGCTATTTCATCTTGATTTAAAGTAGGTTGATCATAAATTTCTCTAAATGTTGCTTCGCCCTTTTCTTTTCTACTTTGTATAAATTGCTTAGTGGCATCTTCTACTGATCGTAAAAACTGAGCGGTTGGAGCGGCGCCGACAGCAACTCCCGCATCTAGAGCAACTCTTCTAGAATTTTTAATTGATGATGTGTTGACGCCATTGAATTCTAAAAATGCCATAATTTTATCAAAATTTTTACTTCTATCATTTCCAGTAAGCGCGGCTCTAAATAGCCTTTCTGCGTCAATATTTAGAGTTTGCTCTTCTATGCTTTTTATTTTTCTATTAAACCTATCAGAATCTCTAGAGACACCAGGAAGTGAAATTTTTACTGTGTCAAAAGTTAATGTGGCTGGAGATTGTTGACTAAGTGGTCCCTCAAATGCATTTGTGTTAGTGACACCAAACTTTTGCAATTCTTCCTGAAGTCTTTCCGTTAGTTGATCTGAACTGATAGCTGGAAAATTTGTTACCAACCCCCTCCCTTGAGATGAAAAATAACTCCCTATGCTATCTTTTATTTCAGAAGTCGATACCTGGTTTTCTTCTGACTTGAACCATTTCTCAACCTCGATTATAGAGTTTCTTTTGCTTTTCATTCCCGCCAGTTCTTGATCTGTTGTTGTTTCGTTTAAAACTATATTATCGCCAACTATTTCTTCTATACCTCTCTCTAAAGAGAAATATGAATTTAATATTTCACCAATTTGTTCCGGAGTTGTGTTATCTGGATTTAACAAGGAAATAAATCTATCAACCGTATTACTAACATGATTTTCTCCTTCAACTCTAAGATTTTGAGCACGCCAATCGTGAGACACAAATTCAGAATTAAATTCTTGCATTTGTGTTTTGAATTCTTCATTTAAAAAAAGTATGTTTGAAGCAATCGCATAATTTAAAGCTGGAACTATAAAAGAATCGTATTTTCTTTTTACATAATTTTTAAAACTATCAGTGAATTTTTCAGTCACGTGATTGTAGCTACCATTTTCTAGCGACGTTACCTTCCTCACTTCAGAATCAATAGCTGAAGCACGTGGCCCTGCTTCAAAATTTGAACCGCCGCCAGCGGGTATTAACGATTCGTAATAATAGTCCTCTATAACTCTTCGACCAGATTGCACCATGTTGTATAATACTTGAAAGAACTCTATCATTGGATCTACATACTTTAACTCTATACCATACTGATATACGCCATCTGTTATTCTGCTGATTGTTTCATCTCTAGCAACCAACACTCTATAGAAAGGAAAGCAAGGAATTCCTAAATTATTTAAAGGTAACGAAGTTTCATCGCCATCTGGTGTAACATACTGTTCACTAGATGGATCAAGATTACTAACGAAGCTTGTTCCGGAGTATGTCCAAGCTTGAAACATCTGATCTCGCCTTTCTGGGAAGTCTATATCGTTAATTGTGTTTCCTGCTCTATTTTCTTCAAACTGTTCAACCTGTGGTGGAATAGTCTGAACTAAAGTTCCGTAAACGCCACCGTCACTCATATCTGACCAAGAGGCATCAATTAGGTTTGATTGCCTAATTTTGCTTTTAAAGTCCATACCTGGAATGGCTTGTTCGCCTCCTTCGCAAACAACTTTAACTTTATCGTCAAAATAAAATCTTGTAGGCGAACCAAACTCATTTGCTTGGCTTGCCTCATCATAAACGCGACGTCGTAACAATTTAACAGATATAAGCTTTAAATTTCTTTTTGGATACAGTAGGGAAAAGTGTGCAAAACGAGGTAGTTTATCCCAAAGGTAACCAAGCCTTGAAAAATTTTTTAAAATTTGTTGTTGATCGATTGTAATATGAAGATTTACAACTCCTGATATTTTATCATGATTTACAATAAGTCCAATATTAGAAGATTTTGATTTTTGTAACTTTTCTCTTTTTAGAACTTCACGGGCAGTATTTATAAAATTAGGAAATTTTTTAACAAGACTTTCAAATCTAGGATCAGTAAAGGGCGTTTCATCGCCAAAAGGTTCAGGAGCAGGCACATTGCTGATTTCTCTTTGAGAAACTGGTACGCCATCAGATAGCTGATCCATTAATACAATAGAACCTGGGTTGTTTACTTTATATTCCGTCCCTATGCCAAAATTCCTTCTGCCTATAAAATCTTGTTGCGCTCTGCGATGGAATCTATTGTCTTGTATTTTTGTATTCATTACGGGCTTTACATATAGAGTATCATCTTGTGTATAGTTTTCTTTGCCTTCGTCATCAAGTGCTCCTAAAAAAGTAGAACCTTTTAAATATTGAGAAGGCAGATATGGAACACTAGCCCTGACAAATGTTCCTAAGTACGGAAGTCCAAGCCTATCAACAATAATTTCTGAACTTGTATTTAATTTTCCTTCTTTGAATACGGATACATATTCAATTTTACTTTTTATTTGATTTAAAAACTTTAAATCTTCTGGATCAAAACCTGTAATATCTGCATCACTGTTGAGGCTATAATCTATAAATAAAAACTGATATATTGATAGGTGCTCTTGATTGTTAAGAAATATTTTTTGTATATCTGATAAAACTGGAAGTCTATAATACTGGCCTTCGCTGTCTCTTTCTATATATTTTGTCCTAAACGTGTTTGCGTAGCGGCTTTGTATTTTACCGTAATCAATTTCTATACCAGAATAATTTGTTCTTAGATTGGATAATCCTGTTGATATCGATACATCATCAGAAAAAGAATCGTTGTTTTTAACAAAATAGTTCAACACCTGTTCGTCTGCCACGGCGTTTGTACAAATTATCGTCATATAATTTATACTATCCGATACACGCTTAATTACTTCACTATTTGAAGCAAAAACCCCCATTAGGTTTTCTCTGCTTTCTGCGTTTCCTATCTCTCCCAAGGCTTGCACAGTAGAAAGTTGTGCGTTTTGTCTATCGCCCCTTGTAGTTAAGCCCTCCTCGTCTACAAAGAAAAAAGAAGCACGATTTCCGGCAGTACTAGTTCTTTCTTTTATAAATGATTTAATTTTAAAAGTAAATCTTTTATCGTCAATGCGATCCAATATCACAGAATCAACATAAAGTGGTGGTAATAAATTTTCTACTAACGATGTAGTTGCTTTTTTACCTAGTTTTTTCATTAATCACAAACTCCACCATCTCCAGAATCATCATCAAAAGTACCATCATCAGCATCTGCTTCAGCAGCTTCGCCTAAGAGGGTTGTTGTTGAAGTCCCAAAAGGTTTGATATTTATATTACCGATATCTCTAGTTTGGCCTGCGGGTGTGCTATTGTCTAATGTAGCATCAGATCTAGGTATACCTGTCCTAGGTAAGTATAGCCCACCTTGTTTTTCTGCATTTGAACCATTATCTCTTATCAGTTCTCCAGCAGGAATATCATCATCATAACTAATTTCTAAATATGTATCAATTAAATCTTTTTGATCAACTGTATCTAAATCATTTTCTGAGCAAAAAAGTTTTATCAACGTTTCTTCTTTTCTTTGTTTATTTGGGCCACCACCTGTAAAGTCTGTTACAGTCATTCCATCTGCTCCGTCATCATTTAAAGTTACAGTTACATTGCCACCTCTTCCACCTTCTGCTTGATCTACAATCACTACATTATCTTTTACTGAGGCTTTGAAATTGTCTAGGGCATTAATTGCTATAAACATATTATGTGCTGTATCGTTGATCGAACCTTCAGCAACTGCAAACGAAGGAGATGTTGTATTCGTATTCGTTGTTACTCCAGTAGCTGGTGCTGGATTGCCGGGTATACCAGTGCAAGTTAAAGTGTAAGATTGTCCTTCGGTATCTGTAAACGATACAGTGGCTCCGGTTGTTAAGTTAGAAAGATTAGTGATTGTAAAAGTTGCCCGGGCGGCTCCAATTTGTACTTCCCGTTCATCTTCAACTAAATAAAATTCAACATCAAAATTTTCTTTTTCAAATCTAACATTCTCTTCTTCAACCTTAAGCACTATAGATCGATCCTCTATTTCTAGTTCATACCCATCTGTAAAATATATCCTGTCTTCGATACCAGCTTGCATTTTAAAAAATGTATCTGAGACATTTTGTTCTATTTTTCTAGCATAAACATTTACATCTATATTCATTTCTAATTGAGGTATTCTCAAGCTGCGATTTGGCCCAGAAGAACTTAGCTCAACATTTGAATTAAATATTTCAGTATTTAAACTAACAACCGACCACGCAGGGGGCTTTTGAGACCCTATCTCTGACGTTCCAATAAAGTTTCTAATTAGATTTCCACCGTCCGGTGCCATGCTTATATCATTGATAAAATCCTTTCCATAAACATCGTCCAAGGGTACTTCTCCTATTTTAGTTTTTACTAACGCACGTGCAGACTCATAATCATTATTTTCAATGATATGTCCATTTAATCTCATCACTCTTGTTTCTGCGCTGCTGTGATCTAAAACTGATCTAAGGTTAGGAGTTAAGTTTTGAATTCTTTCATTTGTTTCTTTTCTTTTTTCTGAAAGATTTAAAAATTCTGGGTCGTAGGTTACGTTGTCATCAGAAAAAGTATAAAATTTAGGACGCCATCTTCCCTTGGAAAGCAAATATTTTCCATATGCAGTAAGCTCAATTTCTATTACTTCTTCTTTTTTGTTAAAAAAAGTCATTCTTCATCGTCCTTATCAACAGCATAAGCAACTTCCGCGTCAATCTTAACTAGTTCAACCAATGAGAAATAATCATACGGCCAGTTATAGCCATATTCCATAAATTGCTCGATAGTTGGTAATTTATTGGGATGATCAAATGGCAACTTATCCCTATTAATTTTTTCAAAATAGTTTGTTTCAGCTCTTTGCTTTACTTTAAAGACCATCCACTTTATTTCGTCTGCCTCTTCTGTATCCAACTCTGGCAATAATGATAAGCCGCTAGATAGATCACCTGAATAATCATCCGTATCTAGGGGTACGGTAAAACTAGTTTTTTGAGTTATGCTTTCCCCGTCTTTGTTAAAGGAATCCTGTCCAATTTTTGGCATTAAATTTTGCCAAATTTTTGACAAGTCTTCTTGATCTAGGGTGGTATCAAACTCCATTACAAAGTATAAGAAAGGGGGCACATACGGCTTCCCTGCTGACGTTGCAACACTATCTGAATCACCACTATATTTTAGCCAGTTCATGCTGGGTGGAAAAACATAGTCTATCATGGCGCCGGCCATTTTCTTGTATGGGTGGCCAGTACTGATCGGGGCACCTCTTTCTTGCTCAAGGCTATCTAAATATTCTTTTTTAAATTCTTTCGCATCTTTAAACTTAAAAGTAAAATTATGCACAGCTTTATAAAGTTTTTCAGGATTTGGTAATGTAAAAAATTCTTTTCCTTGATTTTTGGTCGATAGAAGTTTTCTACCGTGATCTTTGATTTGTCTAGGTTTACCGGCATATCTAAAAGGCACTGCAATAACAGCTTCCTTTATTCTTCTTTCTGTCGCTATTTGTCCCAATGGTTTTGACTGACCTTCAACAGCGCGACCGTTTTTTCTAAAGTGCAAACCAAGCAGTTTAGATAAATCACGGAAGCGGCGGCGACGTGTTCTTGGTCCCCTAAAACTAAAATTTGAAGTTTCGGCAGGTAAACCATATTGATGCCACAAGCCTTTTGTTGTTGTTAGACCGAGTGGCAATGGAGCTGTACATGATGCATCTTTAAACGATAAACTTGGACCTTCCCATCTTGGGTGAAAAACCGTACTAAACCTCAAGGAAGGTTGTGTTGGATCGTTACCTTGAAAGCTTTGTATAAGAGCATTTTCTGCTAGATCTAGTCCCGCTATAGATGAAGATAACTGCATCGCGTGTGTTTTGTTTAGAGACGATAGAGCAGTAGCTGCTCTAAATCCAAGACCATGATTAAAAGCATCTGTTGCTAGTTTTTTCTTAGTTAGCTTTTGATCTCTACCTTCACCAGTAGCACCAGTCATGGCTGTTAATCTGGCGAATTGTATCTTGGGGCCACTTTCTGCAAAGCCATCTAGGGTCTTAATCTGTTGCAAGACATTTTGTACTAGCAATTCGCCGGATGGAGTGGCATAACTACCAGTTCCTGGTGTGAAAGTGTATGTGACTAAAGACCGCCCTTCGTAGTGAGGTGGTGTAAACGGTGAAAAGCCATGAGCGCCTCGTCCGCGACCAGCTTCAGAAAACATCTCGTTGTAAGGAACGTGACCAGCATCAACTGGTGGGCCAAAAGCAGACGCTCGATTATACATTGGAAAATCTCCATCAAGCGGCCTGTTCAGTTCTAATGTCATAATATATGTATTGCGCTCTCCAGTCGGATCATGATCTAGCGTGTCTGCAGTTGCTAACATGACAGGTGCGCGGTTTTCTAAAAAGAAATTCATACTTTCTGCATAAAAATTATTTGCTGCTAGTCTATATTGTGTGCCGATACCAGCACCTTCTCTTCTTCTAAGTTCTGTTAAGTTTATACTAGAAGTAAGCGCAGAAGAAGTCATAGCGTTATCAAATATAGCCAAGTTTGCAGGAGTTGAAAGCGGACCTCCTGCATAATTACCATAAATTAAATCATATGAGCGCGCTTCAGTTGCTCTCATAGCAGTGGTTGGTTGCAAAGAAGCACTTGGATGTGGTTCGTTATCCCATATTGTCAGATAATCAGCAATGACACCATCAACTTCTTTTTCTTCACTAGATGGCAATAGCCTAGGATCTATCACTGCTTCAAAGGGTATTCTTTCCACTCTTTGTATTCCAGCATCTTGATTAACCCAGAAAGTTCTATTTAAACTATTTGCGTCACCAGTTCCAATTCTGCCACCCAAAGCACCCCAACTAGCAGAACCAATTCTTGGTATGCCATGGTCAGCCGTTTCATTAAAACTAGAACCAGTTATATAAGATGGATATTTTAATGCACCAGTTAAGTGAGCTAAGCTACCATTAGCATGTTTCAAATCAATAAATTGTGCATCGCTTAGCGTGCCGTCGAAGGTTCGATATCTTTGTTTTATTGTAGTAACATCAACAATACCAAAACCTTTCTGGATTAATGAAGCTGTGTTTGCAGCTGTATGTGCATCATTTCCTTCACCGTGTATGTCATCTTTAAATCCCTCAAACTTTGGTTTTGTTATACTGAGATTAGCAGCACTTACACTGCCAGATAAAGTGTCACCGCTTCTAATATGATTTTGATTACGAGGGTGTCCCAATTGAGGATTGTGAAAAACCGCATGATTTAACATCGGAGATGCATCTGTCATGTTAGATTGACTAACCTCAATCCTATTGTATCCAGTATCATCGCCCATTCTATACCAGCCAATCAAATGATTGTGAAGGCTACTACTTACAGCTGATATTGGCTGCACTGGGCCTGCACCCTTGGGACCGCCGCCGCCAAGAGCGCTGACTTGCCAGAAGTCTAAATTAGTGTTCCAAATTGTAACTTCATCTATAATAACATTCGCTGAGGTAAACAACCTACCATTAAGCCCTGTAGCAGAGCCGCTACTGCCGCTGTGAACTACTTTAGTCGATGAGAAATAGTGATTGCCTATTCTACAATCACCAGGCTTAGAACCTGCAAATATGTTGTTTTCATTAACAGTGCCACCATTATATGAATAATAGCCAACTCCAGTGCCACTATAATAATTTACACTACTTCCATATCCATCTGCAGGCCATTTTGCGTAAAATGCTGGCTTCTTGCTTGATGCATCTGTGTTTCCTAGTTTTTTAGTAAAAGCCACAAAATACCAAGTGTTAGTTTGCCAAAATGCGCCGGCATCACCACTGGTGAACTGCACATACTGACTAGCATCACTAAGTCCCATATGTAATTCAAACCTACCTCCTCTATACGCAAACTTTAAACCATCATAATGACCATTCTTATCACAAAGTGATAAAATAGAAAAATTATCTTCAGTAATATTATCGACAGCTCTATCTTGTGCATCTGGAAAGTATATCCAGGCTCCAACCGTTATACCGGGGTCATGAGGTGTTGGAGACAATGAGCCTGTTAGCAAGTCACCAAAGTCTGCAGAATCGCCAATTTGCACCCAATTGTTATCATTTGCTGCAAAAAGAGTACCAAATCGGTTAAAAGTTCTATCCTTTTTTGGAACAAAAATAGGATAATCAACTGATATGCCTGATTTTATGGAATTATAAGTTATACCAGGTGCAAAAAATGGTGCAATATAATTTCTAAAACTTCCCAAGTAATTTTGTCTATTACTGGTAATTCTTTTATCAGCTGCATATGAAGAGCTAAAATATTCTGCTAATTGTAAAGTTCTTTGTACTGGATAAAAGCCCCTGTAAGGTAGTAGTTTTTTAATGGCTTTCGCTGTCAAAGTAATAGATCTTTTACTATAACCATTTTCTTTCATGGCATTATCAACAACATTAAAATTTCTTATAAAATCCGAATTACTATACACTTTATAAAAATTTTCTTGATTCGATCTTTGATACGAGTAGTTTGCACCAGATAATTGTAGTTTTTCAGGACAACCCTGCCAAGCCATATCACCATACCAAAACGCATCTCCGGTATACAAAGCATCAGAGCCATCACCAGTATAAGTTGTACCTGTTGCGCCGTTTGCTAATCTATTTGAATAAGTACCAATAAACTCACTTATTCTAAATTCAGGAACCTGGGAATAGTCGCGACCCATGTGTTTAATTTGCTCGAACCAATCATCATAATCCTTATATGGAAAAGGACTGCACCCAGATTGACTTCCAGCTTCCCATTTTGCGGCGCCGCCAAGTCTGGTGCTGCCTGCAGGACCCTGAATAATAAATGGATTTATATCATGCTTTGAGCCTGTTGATGAATGATAAGAAATATAATTGTTATTAACAGGATCTCCAACAAAGTATAAGTTTGGCCTATCTGAATTTTCAGCAACAGGAGCGTTCCTGAACGTGATTGACGCAGTTGCTGTTAAGTTACCAGCATTGTCTTTTAGTTGCTCAACATTTATCACTGTTCTGTTAATCTGACGAAGCAAAGCCAGCGAAGAAAAGTCCGAAGCTGAAGTTGATGGATCTTCAACTGGTGTAAAGTGCTGTACAAATTCTTTACAAATATCAGTTGGAGTGCTTACTGACGACGTTAAATTAATGAAAAACAAACTTCCAGTGTGAGGGCGCCTAACATCGGGTCCTTCTGCTGTTCTTGCAGAGCTTGATTGAAATATTAACGTTATAAAACCATCACCGTTGTTAGTTGGGCCGGAAAAATTTGAGCCGCCTGTGCTAGTTTCATTATGCAATGCCTGAGTTGCGGGATCTGGAAAACTTGCAGATACAGAAAACGGAAACAATACAATTCCCTGTTCATCATAATCTGTTTTATCATTACTGGCAAAAGCTATTCGATAAATTACGGGAGTTTCTGGGAACTTTCTAGCATAAACTGGTGACGGCTTTGGGTCATATTTGTGCATGCCTTGCGAGGTATATCGATACGAACCCGGGTTTGAGCCAGATCTAAAGAAATTTGAATTGTGTACCAATACCCCTTCTGGTCCAAAGTTACCTGGTGTATCTGTACCTAAATTCAATTCACCAGAAAGTCCAAAGCCAGGTTGAGCATCTAGAGGCCAAGCTGAGTTTTTATATCTGGCTCCGTGATGTTCTGGATGAAAAGGAAACAAAACTCTATGTGATCCAGAATCACGATAATGTTCGCTTGCGCCGGCTTGCGTTGGGCCAAACCTGTTAGCAACAAGATATAAGTTTCCTGCACGTGCTCCACGTTCCAAAGGCTGATTACTACTGTCCAAAAGATAAAATAATCCAGAAAAATAATCAGAAGTATTTCGAGACGGTAATCTACCGATAAAGTGTGGATGACCCAAAGTCTTACCAAAAGGCAACGTATTTACATATCCAATACCTCTAGCCGGATGTTGTGGTGTACCCATAGTATCAAACCATGCATGACTGGAGGTTGGCTCAGGCGCAAGACCATTGTTAAAATATAGATCTCCAATATCTGCAAAATATGTCTCTCCGTATTTCAATTTTTTTTCAAGAGCTTTTTGCGGATAAGCATTTGGATTACTCGACAAATATATACGGCTGAGCAACGGTAATTGGGTGGTGCTCTTTGCACCAGCCCTATCGTGTATTACCCAATCGTCAAAACGATGATCTTTTCGTGCATTTGGACTATGCGCTCTATATCTTGAATCTGCATCCTCAAACCACCAGTCTATCTTGAACCTTTCTCTTTTTATAGTTCTAGTTTTTAGAGAGTTTTCAAAGGTTGGATAAATTGTTTGTTTTAGCATAACAAATGCTTGATCTTGAAATTCAGGCACTAGTCGACTAAGTGCTGGACTTACTCTAACCCCCTTAGCTTGAAGATCATTTATTACTGAATCTGCAAATCTAAAATTGTTTTGTTCAAGGAGGTTTTCAGATAAATTTTTAATTTGTTTTTTTGTTTCGCTTGCTATTGTTTCCTCATTCAATTCAAGCGACATAATTCGATTAAAGCCTGGGTTTGAAAACATACGATATTTGTTTTCAGGAAAATAGGGAGCTTTTTCTCTTATTACTCTATGATTGCCAATACCTCTAATATTTCTAAAATCATCAACATCATCAAATGTAGTAATTCTGAAAGTCATGCCTTGAAGACGGTTAGTATTTGTTATAGCTGCAGATTCTGTAAACCTATAGTGTTGAACGTCGACGCGGGTGTCAAACCGCATCTTTCTTGCCTTACGAAGACGTTCAGACCCCTCTTCTAGAGTATGAAGCGGTATTCTTGGTCGCTGGCGCTTAAAACTATGAAGTGTATTATTAGGCCAAGAGTACCCTCTGGTATAATTATAAAGCATGCTGTTAAGATCTTCTGGTGACCGAGTACGATCCATTATCTTATTCATTGCGCTACCAACTGGGAACATAAGCTTATCGTGCCCTAAAGTGCTAACCACTGCTGGAGCATAAATATTATTTTTTCTTAAAAATCTTGCTACCTTATTATCTTGGCCAACTCTGATCTGCTTCCAGGATGGCCATCCATAGGGGCCTTGTCTATTTAATATTAGACCGTTTAGCAGTATAACATCTCCTTGATCACCGTATCCTGCCCTGGTTGTGACAGCTCTAACTTTTCTAGTAAGGTTCAGGCCTGCAAAGTTTGTATCGTTTAAATAACCAAGAGTAGGGTAAGAGCCGCCTGATTTAATATTAGTTATAAAGGCTGAGCCCGACATGTCATTTGCAAAATCACGTCCAGTGCCTTCAGTAATTTCTGACCCTACTCTGAGAGGTCCAATATCCGGATCGAAGCCCAAAGTATTATTATCGGATCCACTGATTGGATCAACAATAATTGCATTAGATCCCCAAAATCCAACGGGGATAAAATTACCGAAAGAAGCGTTGCCCACGCTATCTGCATATTTTTCAAAATAAGGTCTACTATTAAAATCAAAAGACTGTTGACCGAAACCGGAGAATTTACCACCACCAACATCGCTAGCGCTGACAAAAGTAAGTTCAGTCTGTTCTTGGCTTTTTACATGTGAAGATGTTTGATAACCAGAGTTTGCTCCGATTGGAATTGTAAAATCATGAGAGTATCCAATAAACGAACTTGTTGTTTCAAGAGCAGACGAAGTTATCCAAAGATAGTTCAAATCAGATTGTGGTATCTGCCTTTGGATAAATGCATTATTGTTCTGATCTCTTACTCCAGTTTCAAGAAATGTATCTTTGTCTGTGGGTAAATAAGTTGTGTTTCTATAAGTTTTGTGAAAAGATGCAGTGTTAGCGTTTGTTGTTACATAATTTTTCCTAGCTGCAATCGTTAAAAATGAATCTAAAGGATACCTTACAGAAAGATTTCTATAATTCATAGTATTGAAGACAGAATATTGAGTTGTTTGAAAATCTAATTCTGGACCACCTTGAGAATCGCCCATTGTTTTAGGATCACCGGGTGCTGAAAATCTAGATATGATTACATTTTTTCTTATAGGTCTAGATAATTTTGTTCTATCTCTCAATCCTAACACAAGATCAGAAGAACCAGAAACTGATAGGTCGACCACAGATCCAGTTCTTATTAGAAACACCGGACTAACATCTACGCTAGTCCCTTGTACTATTTCGTAATCATGTGTGTAGTTGCCAAGGTTTAAACTACTTGTTGTTGTTTTGATGTTTCTTATATTGACAGGTCGTTTTGCCAAAGGGTCTCTCAGTACATGAGTTCTACCAGCTATAGAGCCTGTTAACGATGGATTATCTTTTTCTTGTTGATCCGGACCCAATACAAAAAGTTGACTATTTGAAGCAGAAATATAAAAAGCTTCTACTCTGTCTATGTGTGTATCCAAGCCCTTAATGCCTGCTTTCGGCTTTTTAAGAGAAGGACCCAGACTTTCACTATGATTGATCTCCACGTGCCTATGGAAATGTCCACCGACATGAAACTCAGTAAATGGAGATTGCATTGGTATTTCTCTATCTTCACCATAAGCGTCAGAGTGCAAGTTTGTTATATCAACACCTTGCTTAAACCGATCAAACAATTCTGCCTTATAATCTGTTGGTGCATCAACAGAGCTACTGTATATACTAAATGGCGCTATAGTATTAATATCATGATCTTTGTTTGTATTACTTATATCAGCTGGGCCACGTGCTTTCTTCTTTTCAAAAATATTATTATTAACAATTAATTTTGGTCTGAGAACATCATCTCGATCAGGCCCAAAGTCTAAATCAGCTGCATTTATTTTTATAAAATCTTTATTATTAGGGTTAGTTGTGCTTAAATAAAAATCTTTCTTTTTATTTAAATGAAAATTATCACCAGAGTGAATAACTGGATCAAGCTGCACTACAAGTCGATAGGGCTTGCTGAGCGCCCGGGCAGCAAAAGTGTTGCCTGAAACTTGCGTGTTTATAGCTTTTCTTAATTTTTCCCTATCTGCATCTACGGCTTCATCGCCTGTACTCACTGATACATCTGTACGCTCTACTCTGTTTTTCCACCAAAAAGTATTTTTGCTTTGATCTAAGCCTGCACTACCAGTCGGTGCATATATTCCTGTGTGAGTTTCTAATGGAGCATGACCAAATTTCCAATTATATAAAAGCTCATTAATACCGGCAGCACCGGGATGGTTTTCTGGATCTTCTTGTTTCTTCTCTAGAAATGGAAGTTTTGACCAATACTTATTTCTTTCTAGTGCATGACTTTCTATTACGTTTCTAATATCATCTGACATATTTGCAGTTGCAGGACGTAATTGATCTACTACGTCAGATATTGATTGATCAACCCATTTATAAAATTCTATATATCTTTCTACATCTGGTGTATTTTCAATATTATTGAAAAACAATTGCCTTAGATGTTCCATGGATTTATATTGTTGACGATATCTGTGAATTGGATCACCGATTAAATTATTAAATTCTCTTACAGTTGCAAACATATCTATCATTTCATCGGAGATGCCTTGATACATGCTCTTCTCTAAAGAAAAGTGATGATTTACCGGTCTTGTTTCCCTTGTAAACGTAACATCATCTCTGCTTGGAACTCTTATCATGTCAGAGCTATGTACATTTTCAAAATTTTGCATTTTTGAAGAAAATAAATATTCCACATCAATGCTAGATGTTGAGCTAGGAGCAAAGTCGAAGCCTCTACCAGGATGCTTAACCCCCGCTATCTCTCCAATTATTCCATAGTTTTGCTTTTCCACCATAGAGCCAGAAGAAAAATCGTTTACTATTAAGTTTCCTCCAGCTGTAGAGCCGGTAACATCTCCAAAATCCCAAGCTAAAGCAAGCGTTTTTATTTTTGGTATACTGTTATTGCCTACAATATTAAAAGCATAAGTATTCTGTTGAGGGTGCAACACACCATAGGATGCTGGATCTATAGCGTGTGCTTTAATTTCTTCGTTATCAAGGTGCGTTGCCCAGTGCCTTACTGAACTTATCTTAACGTCACTTAATGCTAATACTGATCCAGTGTAGTTTTCTCTGTGTGCACCAATATAAATCTTTTTTGAATATTGTTGAAACCTTTCTCCAACCGCATTTGTTAATGTTCTGCTTATAGAAAATTCATTTTGTATTGTACCCGCGTCTGCTTGAACACCATATAGTTCTGCGGTATATACGGATGCTGCTCCTGAAATAGCTGATCCAAAATCCGGATTTTTTGGACTAACTCGAACTGCTAAATTCCATTTTTTATTATCATAGACATCTTTTATAATTGCAGTTTCAACAGCATCGATAAGACCTGATGTAGACTTTAAAACAAACTTTGCGTGTTTAGAATCTTTTGTTTCTTTTACTGCGTATACTTCATAGTTTGCAAAGTCTTTATTAGCTGGCCTAAATTCATCAGTGTCTCCGCTTCCTAGTGCAGTATGTGCACCGAACAAGGAACTTGATTGTGGGGTAGAAACATAATTTGTTGAAGATTTGTTAAACTTCTTTGGAAATATTATTTCTGCTTGAGTTGTAAAGGCAAGACCTACGGTTCCCTCTGCATGCGAACCACTTATAAAACCATCTTTTGGGCTAGCGTCTGATGCATAGCTTGAACTATACTGATATATTGTTGCTTTGTAGTGTGATGGAGTAGAAAAATTAGCGTATCTTTTTTTAACTGATGTTTGTCTGTATTTAGTCTCTAGAGGGTATGTGATACGATCAGCATACATATTTATTCTTATAAGATTTTCATCTAGCCCAAAACAGCGGAACATGTTTCGAAAAGACTTTTCTGTGCCTTTTGATTTGTAAATATAAACAAGATTATTGTATATGTTTTGATATATAAAGTTCTTAATATCATGAAGGCTTTGCTCATAAACCTTTTTGTCATCTCTCTTTGCAAGAGAGTTAATTACATCTGCGTCAATAAACAACTCAGGAACATCTAAACCTCTTGCTCTAAGCATGGCATCCACAAATGGATATGGCTTTTTATTAAAATCCTCGTACCTTTCGTGCTTTAGGCTCGACAAAGATTGAATTTGTAACCACAAATTATCACAATACGATGCAATTATTTGTGATAATTTTTTTAAATTACCATCAATACCATCTTCATCCACCATAAATTCTGGAAAACTGAAAAATAAATTTGACGTATTTGAATAATCGTAAGCTCTACCTAGTTCTTTTTTGTCTTGAATGTAGGCCGCAACTTTTGGATTTTCAACATGTATAATTGGATCTTTAAATTCTGTTGCGGAAGCCGAAGATTCCACAATCGCAGATTTAACTGATCTGGCCACTGAACTATAGCCAACCCAAGCACCATTCGTTGCCCGACCGGCGTAATCTAGAACAACTTGGTCTATACTAGATGACGTTGATATACCTTCATTAAATTTATAATAAACACCTAACTTTGTGTTTGAATCATCTGTATTTGTGCCGCCATGTACTTGAGTAAACCAATTAAGAGATATTTCTTTTTCTGTTCTTCTTGTTTTCCAGTATCTAAATTCATCAATTGATCCGGATAGTTTACCAAAACCTAAACCTGGGTTTATATTGACAGGTATGGAGAAATCTGTGTTGTCTGACTTTCCGGCTGCTAGGGCACCTATTGTTCCAATAAGTGGCCTATTGATAGCTCCAATGGTTGAACCAGTTTCAAAATAATGATTAAACTGACCGTCGACATAACAAGTTACTCCAACTGCGCTACCAGTGTTCCTGAGAGCAAAAGCATAATGATGCCATTCACCATCAGAAGCACTATTGTATAATCCTGCAGCTCCGGAAACATAAGAGTTTATAAAACCAGAAGAGCCAGATCGATAGGTTATAACCCACGGAGAATCTTCTTGTGGTCGAGTTCTATCTAGCTCAATAGTAAAGCGACCATACTTATGGTCGCCTGGCTGTGAACCAGATGGCCAAACATCTAAAATAACCTCTTTTTTTGTTAGGCTTTGATATCCAGATTTTTTTAACCAAAACTCTACAGTGTTACCCTTAGCACCATTTATCTCTAAGTTTGATGTTCTATTACTAGCAGTTGACCAAACATTATTAATGTTTGGCCCGCCTTTAATTAATATATATTCTTTTGTAGCTGGGTTGGCGTAATTGCCAGATAAAGATACTCTGGATCCCCAACCTGATGGGGAAAACTTTGCATACCCGGTTGATCTAGGGTAGCCATCTTTGAAAACGTGTAAGTCTAAACCGTTTGATTCATTAATCCATTTTTGTTTTTCGTGAGCTGAACCGTCGTAAGGATACAGTTCGTAAATTCTTTTTGTTGCTACATTATAATATTCTTCAGCAGATCCAAATTTTGCAAAATTAGAAGCTGTGGCATAATCTACATGTGGCTCAAATCTAAACTTATCTTCAATATATGAATCTACAAAAAACTCAGATTCTATATCTTGTTTAAGATCTTCAACAGACTTATTAGCTAAGACGTGTTTAGACGCCTTTTTATCAAACAGATCTTTTAAGCTCATTAACTAATCACTCAACTCTAAATTTAAATATCTCTTCTTGCTCTACGTTTCTCCCATCAACTTCGAGAGAAAGCTTAAGGCCGTATGCATAGTTTTCTTCAAGTAAAGACATATCTAAGTCAAAATAATTACCGTTTATATCATATGAAAGTTTTGTATATGGGTTTCCACTACCTGATCCATATGTTATAACATCAAAATCGTCTTTAATTCTAAAAATCCTATAATACGCTTTTTCAACAATGTACGGCTCAATTGTTTGAGTTGCCTTAGTATAAATATTTGGGCTCCAATCTTTTTCTCTAATAAAAACTCTAAATCTAACCTTGTCTGATTGTGAGTAGGAAGGTTTTAAGTTTTTAATTGAAGTTGCATACCTTGTATTTGGCATATAATTTAAAGATTCTATCTTCTTTACAGTGAAAACAGAACCAGTTACCAGTTGTATACCTTGAAGAACGCCTGTTGGTTTACTCCAAACCTCAAATATTTCTTTACTAGATCCGGTGAATGCAAAAGATGCAGAATAAATTCCAGTTGACACCCAACCACCTGAAACAACTGTTGAATTATTAGTTGTCACTCCGCCACCAATGGGTAAGCTTATTGGCTTTATTACATTATTCTTTATATTTCCTGATGGGAAAACTTGTAGATGTATGCTAGTGTGAGCATCATTGCTACCCGAAGCACCACCAAGAACTGGTATATTTCTGAGTTGGCCACGCACAAAATTGTATAAATATAGAGTGTTTAAGTTATCTTCACCAGAAGCTAAGGAACTACTTCTAAAAAAGTTAGCTCGATCATCCAAGATTGAATCGTCCCATCGAGCCTCAATTGCTGGTCTCTTATAGAAAAATTCAGATGTTCTAGAAAAGAATTTTTTAGTGTAATAAGATCTTCCTCTAGTGCCGTCCTCAAAAGACCCTGACATTTTTAGCATGACGCCATAATTTTCTCTATCTGTATCAACAGTATCTTCAGCTGCTAACCACTCTTCGACAAGTGCAGTTATGTTAACATCTAAATTTTCTGTACCGATTGAAAAATTCTTAACATAGTGCGGTAAATTTTTACCAGGAGTGTATCCAACCTCATGAAAGTCTCCTCCAGCATTTACCCAGCGAGATTGACCACCTGATTGAACTGTTGCAACAGTTAAATAATCATTAGTTATACTACCTGTAAAAGAACCCGAAACACCCGCAGTGCTGTTATTCACAGATCTAACTGTTGCCCCCGTTGAATCTTCAGTGTCTTCAACTGATATAGAGGCTGATATTTTTATGTCTGCATTGTGTATTGACCTTTTAATTTGTCTTGCAATATGGTTAACTGTTGTGATGGCAGAAGAGGTTAAAGGCACAGCAACCTCAGTTCCTTGGGGGTTTGGGCCACCCTGTGAAGTTCCACCGGTGAAGTTTGTTACAGATATACCATCAGGACCTGCGTCTGTCAGTGCCGTTGAAACATTCCCTTGAGTTCCACCTACAGATTGAGTTACGGTTACAACCCCAGCCACCCGGGTTGCTTCAAACTCTGTTAAACCATTTAAAGCCGTAGTTAAGTTTGCCGCTGTGTTTGCGGCAGAGCCGTTAACAATTGCAAAAGTGGGGCTAGTTGTGTTTGAGTTTGTTGTTGCTCCACCATGAGCTGTTACAGTCATTGTGTAAGTTGTACCAGCAGTAGAATCAAATACTATGGTGTCAGCAGCACCCATGTTTCCAACATTTGCAATGGTAAAAGAAGCTGTTGCTTTTGAAGAGTTATCAAACCAAAAGTTATATTTTACATTATCGCCATTATGTAAAACAAAATATTTTCCCTCTAGATTTGTCTTTATTGCAGTTCGAACTTTTATATCCGTTGTGTGTGCTAGTTTTGTTGTTGACGCCTTTACCCAGTTAGAAACACCTTCGTCTGAATATTCTTCCATATCCAAACCTTGGCCCTCTGACCAGGATTTCGAAATAGGTAGAACTTGCATATCGAAATTTTTTGGTAGTGTTTGACCATGAGGTGTATTAAACATTCTCAAAAAAAACTTTACACTACCAGATTCTGGTATGGTGCCGGCAGATCTGTCTGTTTTCACTGTACTAATTGGAAAGTTAACTAAAGCTCTTGCTTTCTCAACAGATGCCGATGTGGCATGACCATAAATTGAAAAAACCTCTAATACGTCTGAAGCTCCCATGTTAGATCCTGTTCCGCGAGTTTGGAGATCTTGCTTGAAAGCGTTTGTTATTGTATTATCAGCTGTTGCAACATATCTTTTTATAGCCATCTTACAATATATTCCCCTTGATATCCACGTTAGGGTATTTTAATTCAAAAATATAAGTTCTTGGTGGGATTATAGATCTCCCGTCTGTGGATGTCTTTTCTTTAATATCACAAATAGTTTCCGAATATGGCGCGCCAACTTTATTTATAATGCGGACATCCTTTACATCTAAAATGCCCTCAACGCCTTTTAAGGCAGACCAAAAATCAGATATATACAAAGGTTCGCCTAGCTCTTTCTGTACTTTAAATTCATCTTCAATAGCTTTCGAGGCCAACCTCAATGTTGCAAACTTATTGCTTTTTGGATTAACCACCACATCATATTCTATGCCAATATTTACAATATAGCCATCTAAAATATCTATCGTATCATTAATCATCCTAACCCCATCCAGCCAAGTTTTTAAGTTATTTTTGATTGTTGGATTAGTTTTTGTCAAATGACCTTCTCTGTTTTCTGATAGTACATAAATATTTAAATTTCTTTTGAAGGAATCCGGATCTTTTTCAACGCAACAACGCTTTACTGCTCCAAATTTAGCTGGCATTGAATAAATTAAACTTTCGTAGTCTTCTCTTGTAACCGCTCTATTTTGAGTTGCAAAAGTATTTAAAGCTCTAATCTTTATTTCTTCTGTGCTGGGTAAAGATACATCGCCTAATATTGGTTTTTCATTTGTCACTTCCAAAGATGAAACAACAAAATCTCTAGTGTCCTCTGACAATAGTGTAATATTTTTGAATTCTATAATTGGCTCCACAACTTTTGTTACGGAATTAGAAGAAGCATTAACATTGTCTTCTGTATTAGATCTATAAACTATTCTAAGTGTTGTGCTTGATGGGGCTACGCCAAACTTATCTGTTGAACCTAGACTGGTTGGGTCTAAACTTGCATCAGAAACAAAACTTCTGCCATGTCTCTTGAGCACAACATCGCTTGTATCTGCCAGTGATCCACTTAACAATTCTGAGTCTGACCCGTATCCAAACTGTATGAACGTTGTATCATCATCGTGTTCAACAACAAACCTTCTTGGCACAGCGACCTTTTTCATTAAATTTGGCACGCCGTCATTTGTGCTATTTGTGTTTGGGATTGGCTTAAACACAACATCTTGGGATAAGTGATCCACTTGTACAAATTCATGACCCTCTGAATCAAAAACAGAAACGACGTCTGCAATATTTTCACCAGGAAGCTCCACTCTTAAAAATCTTTTAAATGCTCCAACTGTCTCAAACTCTTCCAAAAGTTCTCCAGAAACAACCTGGCCTTCGGACTTAATTGCATAATAAGTTGGTGCACCGTTAGTTTCATCAACTCTAGCTACAATTATTTTATTTTCTGTATTAGAAAAATCAACATCTTCTAAAAGTGTAAACACGCCACCTTGATCTGAGGAGAACCTAGTTCCTTCTTTTAGTGTAGCCGCAAATCTCATATCAGGTTCACCAGTGCTTGTAGAAGCAGGTATAAGGAGAAACAATTGTACAACGCCATAAGAGGACGGAGATTTGTTAAACTTATACCCTAATGTACGAGAGAGTTTTAGAATATTTTTATATTCAGCAGCAGTGTCTAGAAAAGATTCATTTGCTTGATAATCCAAATAAAACGATAGCATATCTCCAATATACGCTACAGAATCTACTACAAATGAACCAAAAGATGCTTCGTTGAAGTCCTTATACGTATTTGGGTAGTACCTTCTTGCATGCTCCAAGAGATCTCTTCTTATTGAAGTAAAGTCTCTGCTAGTATATTTTATTGGAATTATTTTATCGTCTGGCATATGCTTTGTGTCCCTTTTAAGATTAAATAGCTCCCGGGATTGTTATTTCAAGATTATCCACAGTATCCAGGGGCAATATTTTATAATTTATTATGATTGTCAAAAGATTACTATCGCTTTCAAATGATGCGTTTGGGCCTCCAAAATCAACATCCTCTAGCTCCACGAAGGGTAAATATATTTTAAACTGATCATAAATTCTAGATTTTATTCTTCCGAAACTTCTTTCATGATTTTGTTCAAACAATAAACTCCTAACACCACAGCCAAATTCAGGATCCATAACTTTTTCGCCTGGCGATGTTAAGACAAGCGTTCGAACGTTTTGCTTTATTGAATCAATAATAGATCTATTTAGTGCATAGCCAGCACCCTCTCTTTCATTTGCTACCAAGGGTAACTTTGGTGAAATTCCAGACATTTTAAAACTCCTATTTAATCATCACAAACTTTAGAATTAACATTACCATCTTCATCAAACTCTTCTGTCGTTCTTTCTTGGTTTTCATTACAGTTGGCTTCTTTAAGTTTCTTACTTGCCTCTTCTCCCGGTAGTTCAGGCATTGCCAAGGCTAAAAGCCCAGGAGGTAACAGTGGCCCACCATAACCCTCTGGTCCAAGAGCGCTGTTAAATGTACCAACTACATGCTTTATACTATTAAGTAGTGGTTTAAAATCTCCCTTAGTGAAAAAAGTGGGAAACGCAGTTATTAAATACCAACCAATACCTTTTGTAATGTCCATTGGAGCGCCAAGTGTTATAGGCATAAATTTATCTCTACTTTCGTTTTGACCACCTAGTAGGTTTGGTTGTTTTCCTCTTCCCATCTTAGCTGCAGCGCCGCCCAGAGAACCCATTGTTAGTCCCTTTGGAAGTTCACATGGATTTTCCATAAATATTTGAGCCATCTGTTTGTAGCCTGGATCTAGAAATTGAGCTTGGCCTCTTATCATAGTTGGAACAGCCATCAAAATCATTTTACCGATCATGGCTGCAATATCACCCAACGAAACATCAGCTTCTGGGGCGAGCCCATCCCCCATTTGTGATGATAAGATATTATTGTAAAGCGAATTATTCTCAGATAGTAAGTCGCCTTGATTTCCTATGTCTAAAGAATTTGAAGAAACATTACTAATTGTGTTAAAGATCCTCAATATAGTACCTCTTGTTGGTACAAACATGTTATCTAATCTTCTATTGTCTTTAAATATTTTTAACGATTGATGAAAATATAAACTGGTATATCTGTCTAATGGAAATACAAAATCAAACAAATAAGACATATCTTCATTTTCAGGTGATATTTTTGTTCTTCTATTGTTTTCATCTTTGTTACCATATCCAAACATTTTAGTTACTAAAATATCAAAATATTTATCATGAAGTTCAATTTTATTTCTTGCTTGTATGTTTTGATAAGCATTATTGGCACCGGCAGATCGAAAATCACTGTCACTTTCATTCCTTCGATTTATAAAATTTTTGATGTAAGAAGCTTCTTGATCGCTGACAAGACAACTTGGCCTATTAAAAGCTGAATAACCGTGTTGATCTTCTGAAGCTCCATCATTGTTACCTCGGACCATAGTGTAATTAACATATTGCCCCAAGCAATCCATGGGAACTTCTACTTCAACTATCGGAGTTGGATATATAAAATTTGTAGAATCTTTAAAAAGCATGCCCGTCTGGCGTTGATCATCTGTTTCCCTTATACTTAGACGAAGCTTGTTTGTACCAAAAAGTATGGCTGCTTTTTCTGAATTTGTATTAACAAAAGCTTCGCCTTCACCGTAATTGTCTGATCGTAAATCTGCATGGACCACCCTATTTAGAGAATCTGTGTCAAGAAAAGCTTTGACGTTATTTGCGGATAATGAAGCCAAGTATGATTTGTTTACTATAGACAATAATGAATGTGGGCCGAAGAGAGCATCATTAAAATTTTTATCAAAAGAAACCGGGATATATCTTCCAGTTTCAACTTGAGAACTATCGAGAGCACCCAAATCTCTTACAGCAGTTGACAAAAGCTCTTTCTGATCCTGCCTCATTGTATCGGCAGTGCTGGGGCCTGTGTTGGCGCCAAAGTCGAACCCTTGACCAATAGTGATATTTTGTAATTCTGTATTGAAATCGTGACCATCAATACGATTGCTAGATACAGCAAAAGGTGGAGCAACATACCCAAACTCTGTTGTCGAAATAACTCTTGTATCTGTAAAGGCACGTGCAAATGGTGCGCCTTGTCTTAACGTGCGCTGAATAGGGTCTGAGATTGTTTTTGCTTCAGAATAATTATCAAGCGGCCTGAGAGTGTTGATGAGTGAGGGCATAAGATCCGAGGTCATTAGCGCGGGACCACCACGGGCGCCCTGCTCAAGGCTTGGAATTCCCTTTCTTTGTCCACTATGTATTTCTTTGGGGTCAATTGAATCAACTTCTTTTCCGGATCCGACACGGCGAACAGATTTTTGCTGAGCGTCTGCTGTAGAGATTCTTACTTGAACCCGGCCAGCAGGGGCCACGGCTAATGCTGCAGCGGTTTCCTCACTCCTACTAGGCCTAGGGTCTGTCGAAGATTGAATTGTTCCAAAGTCTACTCCTGGGTTATATTCTTTTCTTTCTTCACTTGGAATATTGGCATACATCATATCTCCAACACCTGGTTGAAAAACCAATCTTAAGCCAACTGTGACGCCTCCATTTAAAACTCTATTTTTTAACGCTATTATATCTTCATCAATGTCATTGTTCTGCAAAACCATTTTCGTTAACTTTTGACCAATTTGAGTTTCTGTAATCCGTTGTGAAGCTCCGGCGAGGCCAAACATTCTTTTAAGAGTTTGAAATTCTGCATTCTTTAATTTAAACTTTTGCAATTCTTGAAGGCCCACATTATATTGGGCATGTGAATTTTGTATATCTGCAGAAAGGCCAGCAATAGTAGTCGGTGCTGCTCCTTTAACATGATAAAGAGATTCTCGCTCATTAGACCCAAACGGTGCAAACAATAACAAGAGATCTTCTAGATCTCTCAAGGAAAATGCGCCAGTATATTTGGCTGGGTGAAAAACTGCCATTGCATAACTCATTGGTAATCCGACAAGATGTAAATGATTTTTTTCTCCAGTTCGATTATTGTAAATTATATCAGTCAGTTGCCTTAATATATCTTCATCTAGTTTGTAATAAGTTTCTAAATAAAATTTACCTTGATTTAAATCTTTGCCAGCCTCTTGCGATATGTATGTCGAATCCTTATTTTGTTCAATGTATTCAGAAATGTTTGTAGTTATTTTATCGGATAATTTACCTCTCTGGGTAGGTTGCATTAAACTTTCAAAACTTTCAACAGTTACTCTTTCTGGTATTTTAAAAGGCTCGTCGCGGCGCAGCAGATCTTCATTAACAATTGTTGGGTCAAATTTAAAATCATTTTCTGATATCGGCGCAGTTAATCTTCTTTCATAATCATCTAAAATTTCATGATAATATTCATCCTTAAAAGAACTCCACTCAGGCTTAAAGCCATTTTCACTTATTTTTTTGGTTAAAGATCCTATTTTTGAAATAACAAATTTTTCAAAAAATATGTCTATTGCTGTGCTTATAGAACTTTCATTTGTCATTTCTAGTATTTTGCTTCTAATATTTATAGCTGCAGTTTTGCCTAGCTCACTTTCAAGTGACTTCTTTACTAAACTTATAACGTGTTTTTCTTCCATGACCCGGGTGAGGTCAAACCTGCCTGCTAAATATAATTGTTTAAAAATATACTCAATGACAAATGTCAGCACATATAAAACTGCTAATGTTTTTAAATTAGCCTCTTCTAGCGGACCAGGTTTTGAGAAGTCTCTATTTTGCGGTGCATTCTTTGGCTCGCACAAAGAATTTTGCATATCTTTTAATGTTTCATCTATTAACTCTTGAAAGTCAATTAGCGGCGGTATCTTTTCTAAACAAAAACTGCCATCATCTTGTGGAACTTTTTTAAATTCTTGTGTCAATCTTGTATTAAGTGTGTTCATTTCAGCCAAGTCAAAAAACTTAGACTTCGATATACTATTTGATATTTTGTCTAAAAATCTATCAACCATAAGTGAATAAGGTCCATTTTTAAGTTCTCTCCACCATTGATCTCCAACATAATTCTTTTTTCCAAAAGACTCAACAAGCCCCGGGGGAGCTGCAACTAAATTCGATCTACCAGACCCTAATCTCTTTGCACCAAATGCAATTTTATTAAATAATTTCTTCTTATCTATTAGCTTTAAGTAATATGATGGGTTATTGCCTTCAGATGTCTTTATAGCTGTTTGTATACCGCTCTCCCACGATTTAATAAACATATCTGCAAACGCTCCGCCTCTAAGTGAAATCTCAGGAATACCTTCATCACTGAACATATCTAATGCTCGTTTACGACGAGTTGCAAATCTTTCTGGTAGTTTTTTGACATAATTTTCTAACACATTTGTTCTGACGGAGCCTATAGAATAACAATCTTTTAACGATGAACCTACGGTAGCAGTTCTTCTATCAATAAAATTATCTCTGTAGACCACTGCAGTTTCATCACTGACTTGTACTAAATTAAAAGCATTATTTTCTACCGGGGCCACTGTTTGAAAACTGGGTATATTAATTTGTAGAAAATGATCTACTCTATACGCGCTTGTTGATTGCTCTCCATGCACGCCTACGGAATTTAATATATCAATTTCATAAAAAGAAGAGTAATCCTCTGTTCCAATCCTATAGTCAGTTTTATATAGTTGATTTTGCCCGTCTAATAAAAGTTTTTTCAGTTCATTTGCTTCAGACTGCATTGTACTAAAATATTTTTGAGCCTGTTGCTCTGTGGTATCGCCGTTGTATTTAATATCTATGCCGCCATCTTTAATCTCCAGGCCAGATATGGCGTCACTAAGGATATATGGTGCACCATCTTCGATAGAAACAGGTCTTTTACCTAGAACTTCTCTTACTACTTCGTTATTTTCGTCGTAAACAAGCTCTCCGTTACTATCTCTTAATGGCTGACCCAGGATATCTTCAACAATTAATTTTCCTGGCTTATATAACGCGGGAGGTGGCTCAGGTGGATCACCTGCCGCGCTTTGAGCCAATATTTGATTTATTAAATGTTTGTATTGTAAGTCTAAGATTACATCAAATTCGGGATCGTCTGGACCCATAAGCCTAGTATAGGATGAATAAAAAGATGGAACATATCCTTTCAAATCAAATTTAAACATATGTTCTACAGATGACAACACTGTGCCTGTTGTTATTTTTGATAATTTACTAAAATTAGGATTATCATAAGGGCCGGCGCCGGCGCCTAAGTTGCTTGAATCCGGACACCCTGAGCCAGCTGGAGAGACCCCCGGTTTACTATAGCCCAATCCAGCATCTGCTAGTAAATCTTTGAGCGGGTCTTTCTCAAGCAATCGATTAATTCCTTCTCTTTTGCTTGCTGCATCTTCTAAAGCTCTGTTGATTTCATCTGGTGTTGCGCCCTCTTCTAGCAATTGTTGACGGAGAGGTTTTCTGTCTTTTTCAAAACAAAGATCATCTCCAACAACAATGTTTGACAATCTAGACATTTTTTCACACATAGCAGGATCAATAAAAGATCCTAAAATTTCAAAAAAGTCAGCTATCTCATCATCACTATCCATAAATTCACTGAATTGAGATTCAGAGTTAATTATGATTTGTTTTACTATCGCCATTGTTTGTGCGGTTGCAGTTCCATCAAATAGAGAACATATTTCACTTGGAGTTAAAGCTAATGATATCTTGTCAAAAATATCTGCAGCTCCAGACAATGCCTCCGGAGGGATATCCATTTCTTCTAAAGCTTGTTGTGACTTCTTGAAAGTTTCAGCTTTATCTGCGATTGTAGGGTCGTTTAGGCCATCGCCATTATCTTTTCCATCTCCCATCAACTCTGACATAGCTAAAGCACCGAAATCTATTAAATCCTGACAATCTGGTGCTTGCAAGAGATCTAATATCGCCCTGACCAGTCCGCACAGAAAAGCAATTATTAGATCGATAATTGCAGCTTCTATTATTGGAATTATAAAGGCTATTGGATCAAAAGTTGGTAAGTCTGGAATGTCTGGTATGGTAAAATCAAAGTCCCATTGAAACTCTGGTGGCCATGGAAAATCAGGTAAACATTCCGCATATTTACAAAACAGCGCTGGAAAGTCGAACTTATTTAAAAATTCATCAAATAATTCTTCTAGAGTGCACAAATCCCCCAATGGCAGCATGTCATTTATGTTATAAGTTTTTCCGCGCTCCACTGTAAATACATCATCTCTCCACTCGATAGCATCTATTTGATCGCCTAAAGATTTTAATTCTTCTTCAATCTTACTTACGTTAGATTTGATCGATGGCATCATTTTAACAGATATTAAAGATTTAGGCCTCGAAGGAATAACTACGGGAGTTGGATATGTGTACTTTAAAAAGAAACCTATGGCTCCAGATGATGCTGCATCATTACAACCAAATAGTCCACCGTTACCATCACGGTACATTTGATCTAGGTGAAAAAAGTAGGCCATAGTTTTTGGGTTGTTCCATGGTGGTCCCGCAGGAGAAATGGCAGTTCCTGTGACAATCTCCATTCCAGCTGTCAGGACAAGAGGATCCTCTCCCTTTGGCAGATATGTTATCGAGGTGATAGAAGCACCGACAACTTTTAGTATAGATTGAGAACTACTTATTGATCTTTGTTTTTTTACCTCACTAAACGTAATCTGTAATTTACCGCCATTTAAGCCTGCTTCTAGTATATTAATACCATTTACTGCAAGTATTGCCGTTAAGCCCGTGAACGTCGATCCTAGGCGGTCTGCTTCCTTTTGAGGGTTAACAGGGGGCTTGAGTGCTCCCCCGTCTGCTTTAAACTTATCTAAGTCCTTTTGAAATCCAATCATTTTAGTTTGCACAGATGCCAAATACGTATTTAAAAACATTAAATCATAAATTTGGGTGCCTGGGAAACTTTCAGACGCAACGTTCTTTGCAGCATTATCAGCAGAAAATAAATTTCGAAACCTAGCTTTTGCTGCGCTATGAATTCTATTTTTTACTGATTCTGCACTAAGTTTATTCAAAAGGCGTCTTGGGTCAGGGTTTTGTAATACTCCAGTGCCTGGCTGAAGTAATCTTTCTGCATCTCTTGCAAACTTTTTAGAGTATTTTCTAGCCGCTTGAGTTGCCTTTCTTCTAACTTGTCGCGTAGTTTTAGAAAAGTTTTTAACACCTGAAGTGACTTGTTCGGCTACTTCGTATACCTCTCTTCCGGTTTCATAAATCTGTTCTGCTGTTTCAACTACATCTTGCACAGTGGTGGCATTACTGATTGGTACTTTTTCAAACATCTCTGCTCTTACCATAACCGTAAATTTAAATTTGGAGCCAGGACGTCGGGTTGGGCTATGTATTTTCTTTATAGATGCAAAAATTGGAGGAGCGCCCGGTTCTAAAGATTGGCCAAAAAAAACACTAACTGTATTATTTCTTTCGGCGTTCATGCTTTGTAGCAAGTTTTGAGATTCAACAGTCATTCTAAATTCTTGTTGTTTCCTTAGACCACTAGCATCTATTCTATTTTGACTTCTTAACACTGGTTCGAACACAGTTGAATTTGGCTGATCGCCTTCTACAAGCCATGTTTTTCTACGCTTATAGAAATCAAATATTTTTCTAGTGCCCTCTTGTAGAGCCCTTTCTGCAGCTCTGTATATGGTTCTTCTATTAGTTTCTTCACCAACCCTGTTATTAACATCACTTCTACTAAGATTAGATATGTGAGTGTAATAGTAAAATTTACCATCTGTAGTGGGATTAGTTGGCGTTTCCAGTGGATCTCTTTCTGCCAAAGCCTGAAGGGGATCTATATTTGTACCCTTTAGTTGAGTTCTTATAGCAGCTAACTCGTCAAGTGTTTGCTTAACAGCTACTGCGATACTTATGCCTGAATGATTAACTGAGCGACCTAAAGGAGACCTCTGACCCGTTTTGGTCATGACCATAGCTTTAAGTGTTGCATCACCAATCTGACCTTTCTCGGCGCGCCAGAGAGGATGATCTGTATCAACAAACTCTATTTCAATGCCAGCAATTTCTGTTTGTGAAGATCCAAGATTTCCGATTTCTATTATTAAGTCTCGATTTCTGTTTTGAAATTTTATTAATTCTTTTTTTGTTCTTTCATCAAAAAAATCGCCAGCGCCAAAATCTATGCCTAAAAATCTTTTAATTGCAAGTATCTGCAAACCTTTGTCACCCTTCTTATAAGGGGTGTCAAAAACCATTGTTTTAGCATTTCTACTTTCACTAGTTGCAATTAAAAATGACGCCATAACTTAAACTTTACCTAATTGTTATTATTGTATCTACTTCTAATACATCGCGGAGCACCTGACTTTAAATATCTTAGTCTAAAACTATTCATATTCCATTTTTCCGCAACAATGGAAAATGATTCAACAGAAACCAACTCAATCAAAGATCCAATGCACGCTGGTAGTGCGACTGGAGATGGCAAAGTTGGTGCGCCAAAAAATGGTGATATGTGAAAATGTGCTGCTAGCGCTGCATCAAGTTGTGCAATATTATTTACACACCCTTGTACAGTTCCTGTTATTTGTTCTATTATTTTACACAAATCACTAAATGCAGAAGTTACATTATTACCTAGTAGCATTGGCTGTAATCTTTTATCATCGTTACCAGCAATAATATCGATACCTGCTGTCTTGGTTATTCTACCACCTTGAGAATTTTTAGCATCCCCACGTGTAATTAACTTTATGCCTTCTCTACCTATAACTCTTATACCATCTGCTTTGAGCGCTATAGCAGATCTAGCTACTTTGTTGCCTATTCTGCCCTTTGCTAATTGAAAATTATCATCGACATCTGTTTTTTGACTAATGTATATTCTAGCTGCGTCCATAACTGAGCCGTATTCGCTCTCAATTTGCACAGGCATTGGATCTACATATATTGGCTTACCTTTAAAATCAACAGACCTCGGCACAGGGCTCATTCTTCCTGCAACTAGATCTATTGCGGCGCATTGAGTGTGGCCGCTTCCACCATACCCAGATGCTCTAGAATCTATTCTGTCCCTACCCAAAACTATCCATGCATTATTTTTATTGTTTATTACTTTTTCAGTATTAAGTTCTACAAAGCCAGGTACTGCTTCAATCATGATGTCACCAGCAATACCCCTATTTCTACTTAACGCAACTGTATCCATGTTAGAGAGAATCTCTTGTTCTTGTTTAGATAGGCCAATTAACTGCACAGACCCTTTTACATTAGGTTGGCGCAAATTTAAACTAGCCTCTTTATCATCATCCTTTAAAGGATTGAGGCCTCTTTTAGCTATATCTAGGGCGGCGCCGATGCCGGCTTGGGCGGTAGCCGCAGCATCTTCAGCATCTCCACGCAATCCAATTGGTGTATCTGGATTTAGGTTGGATGCAATTTTATTTATTTTTGTTTGTATTTTATTGGAGGATACATCTTTTTCTATTTTCGCTTCAAATCTTTCTTCTTCTATATCCTCTTCAAGCTCTCCGAGAGGATCTTCTGGTCCCAAAAATTCTGGATTAGCATCAAAAGAATTAACGGTTGGGCCTGAGCCGATAAGACCAGCTGACTGTGATGAACCCAAAGGTGCTCCAGTAGCTAAATTAGCTGCTTCGAAATCTCTAGTTTTATTATCTAAAAAGGCTCCGTCTTGACCAGCCTGGGCTCTTTGAATGTCATCTTGAAAGGGTGGTGGTGGTGAAACAACAGAGGGACCTGCCACAATAGTGTTTTGGTCATCAGGAGCTATTTCGTCACTATTTATGTTTATAGACCGTTCAGGTACAGAATCTTCCGTTGTTGGACTTGAGACAACTGATTGCTCTGCATTAATAATTGCTCCTGCTTCGTCGCGGAAGAGAGCAACATTAGCGCCATCGGCTGCATTGATAGATGCTTCATCAAAATTTTCAAATGTAATATCATAATTGCCTTGATACTCGGCATTAGCCCATTGTTCTGCCTCTTCTTTCATCAAAGAAATCGAGGAAAGAGATATGCTTCCTGGGTTTGTTGCCGAGAATTTTTGAGTTCTTTCAATTACACCTGTCTCGATATCAACCACTCGAAGCACAGCTGTTTTGTTCATATCATTGCTTACGTATATTTTAACTCTTCGTGCCATTAACTATCTCTTTTTTAATTAAACCTAAGCCCAATCATTACCATATTTTTTATTTGCAGCTTGATTCCAATAAGTGAATTCTCTTTGTACTTTTTCTAAACTATATAAAGATAACAACTCTTCCCCAAAAGTAGTTTGCCCAAGCCTTAGACCATCTGTGTTTTGGAAATGCCACCACTCAGCTCCAGTATATTTGCCGCCTCTAAAAAAAGATTTTCTACCTCTAATTCCTTTAAAGCCAAATTGTGATGCTAATTGTGTAAAGTTAAAAAACCTTCCCTCTACCGTTTGTTTTGATATAGAGGTTTGGCCGCGTTTAGATGTAACCTTTTCTGCTTCCAGCCGAACAACAGGAACAGATGAATTTTGAGTTCTGCACCAAACTATAAATCTTCTGGGGTCGTTAGAATCTCTAACGCAAACGTATGGGTCTCTCTCAGGATTATTCATTCCAGTAGGCAATGCGAGATCAAAAGCTCTACCAAGATAATGTAAAGATAGTGCTGATCTTGAACTGTTTGTTTTTGATTGTAGTGGTCGGATACCACCAGCAGATGTCATAACTCCACCTCTACCTAAAACTGCTTGTCTTAATTGATTATATTTTTCTGCTATGTTCGCTGCTAGTCTAAAACTAGCATATCCATCATAACCAGGCACCTTATCTGCATCAACTCTGACTAATTTTGTCTTTTCTCCAGAGGCACGTGCTTTCATGGCGGCTGACATATCCGATAGCGACAAGTTAGAGTTCGAGGATTTATTTCCAACTCTTCCAGTGCCACCCTTTCCAAAAAGGCCTGCGATGCTGCCCCTGGTTTTATTTCCAGCGTTAAAATCACTAGCACCACCTAGATCATAAGCGGGTGTATTAACTCCATCGTCAACCATACCATGAAATATTCCATAATGCGCATCTGGACCAGCATATTCAACAATACAGTCTTGGCCCAAAACTGCTTGTTCACGCTGAATGGAATAAAATTTAGGAAATCTATAAATTCTTTTTAAATCTACAGAAGGCCCCATTGTTTCTTCTGGTGTAGGTAACATCGCAGTTGAGCCCCCCGCAGGTGCAGCGTATACAACTAACACTTCATCAGTTAAATCTCCGGTGGTGCTATTCTTAATCATCGTTGATACAATTGGATTTAACACAGTCTCAACCTGAACGTATTCGTAATATACAACTTTTGCAACTCTAGTGCCTGATTTTCCGTCATCTTCTCTGATCGGTTGATTTTTGTCTATGTGATCTCCAAAAGAGTTTGCTAGAAAATCAATTTGAGCGGCTTGACCTGGGGTTGTATTTAGTTGCGAAAAGCTCCGAAACTCGTTTATTGGATTTCCTTTTATCCCATAATCAGGGGACTGAAATGTTGATAAATTTTTTAAAGTATCTACCATTATTCTTCCTCAGAGTTTTTTTGTATCATATCAAATAAGTCATTGATTTCTTTTTCGCTTATGTTTTCTGATTTTATTGTGTCCTTTTGCAACAATGCAGACAGTTTTACCAACTGCTCATTTGACCTTTGAAGTGTTTCTAGATATTTTGCTGCTATCAGGCCGACTTCTTTGTGTCGATCTTCAGATACAGTCATGTACCTCATTAAGCTCATTAGTAGTGTTGAGGCTGCAGCTCTGTCCTCTTTTATGTTTTTTGTTGCGCGAGATATGTATTGGTCTAAGTCTTTCATTACTTATAAATAGATTTAAAATTAATTTAGTAATCACCCCTGTCCCATTTTATTTTAAAAATTCTATATTTTTCACGAAGTTTATTTAAGTTATTAACTATCTGTTTTGTGTTTAGGCCTGTTATTTCTCTTAAATATAGATAAATTGCTTTCTTATTAAAGATCTCTATCTCTTGTGCGTTTTCAAGCAGAATTTTAACTGCACTAATAACTTTTTTCTCATTAGGCTTTAAGTTAGCATTATCCCATCTATTCATCTCACTCATTAAGAACATCCAAAATTCTTTTTCTTCTCTAGCTGTTAAGTATGCTTCGTCATTGTTTATTAAATCTTCATGTTCTGATTCTTTGATAAGCTCTTCGTAGCTTACCTCTTTCTTTGTTTTGTTAGAATTTTTTTTAAGTTTGTGTATAAACCAATGCTTAGTTATAACACTGAAATAAGAAAAAGCTTTAGAGCCCTTATTGGGATCGTATTTATCAAGTATCGTTGTTAACCAAACCTTACACTCTTCTTTTAAACAATCTATATTTGGAATATTAGTAAATTTGTAAGTGTAAGTTATTTTTTCTACCATCTCGTTAAAGGCGGGTTGTATATAATCAATATATAATTGTGTCCTGATAGTATTGTTATTTGTTTGAGTGTAATCAATAATTGCTTGTTCATGAACTTTGGTAAAATAGTGATTTTTTGTTCTTGGCCTTCTTTTCTTTGTCAAGGTGCGTCTCCTGCATCATCCTCTACGTCTTCTTCCACGATAAGGGTATATATGTCTTCGCATTTATCAATTTCTATCAAAACCTCTCTGGAGTGATCCATTAAGTTCTGTAGAGATTCATCACCGTAATACATCTCAAGCTCATTTAAGGCCTGGACATGGTCTTTAAAAGACGTGAAAGATTCTTGCATACCCTCTAGATTAGAGGAGACAACAGACAGCCTTCTAGCTGCTTGAACTGCATAATAAATCAACGTCACATTTATTATTATCGAGACAGACAATAAAGCTGATAGTGTGTAAACCATTATAATTGCTTATTTTTTAATTCCTTCTTTTCATTTTTGAGTTCAAGTTTGGCCTCTTCTATATGTTTCTTAACAACATCACCTGTTTTTTCTTTTGTATGATCAAACTTAAAACTAAAGGTAGAACTTGGAATTTTAGTAATACAATCCTTAGAGCCGCAAAGATCACAAACGTTATATTCTTCGCTCATTAGGTGATATACTTCAAAAGTATCCTCGCAGAATGAGCATTTGTAAGAATACTTGGGCACTAATCGCTTCCAATGGTTTCAAAATTATCTATATTTGAATCTTCATTGATTTCCTGGTTTTGGTCAATCTTAAAATTTGGAGGATTTAGAACCATTAATTTCTCATTTTCATCAACCTGAAAATTCATATCTCTTAAAACAGGAACTATATCACTTTGCTCAAGCAAAGACTTTTGCAAAGCCATCATTAATGCACCTAGTGCTTGGTCAGATAATTTCATAATTTTACTCCTTTGTGTTCCTAAGAACAAAATCTATTAAAGTTTGCACAGATGTATCTAAATCTTGTGCATCTGTATTTATAACTAAATCAGCATCTTCTGGTGCCTCGAATGGATCAGATATACCAGTAAAGTTATTAATTCTATCTGAGTGACCTTCTGGTAGGAGAGCCCTCTTATATAAACCCTTTGGGTCTCTTTGGATTAGTGTATCTAAATTGCATTCAACGTACACAGTTTTTGCCAAAGCATTGTTTGCTTTCACTTCTTTTCGTATATCGTCGTATGGATTAATTGCAGACATTATACATATTACATTATTTCTAGACAAAACCTTACCTACAAAAGAAAGTCTCCTAATGTTTGTATTTCTATCTTCTTTAGAAAAACCTAAGTCTCTACAAAGGCCCTCCCTATACTCGTCGCCATCTATAACCTCGACATTATAGCCCATTTCCCGAAGCACGTTAGCTGCAGCAAAAGTCATTGTTGATTTGCCGGCGCCACTCATACCTGTCATTTGTACAAATATACCTTTCATTACCATTCTCCCATTAAATATTGAACTACCAAATTGTGGATTGACGGATCAACATTGCCCTTCCAATCCACACTACCATCTTCTATATGTTTTCGAATACTTGTTGCCGAAATAAAACCTATGTCTTTTGGTGGCACATGTTCGTTTATCTCATAACCGACACCACGTCCATAATTCACACTTTCGACGTCTGGAATTGATATAGCCACAACATCATTTTCTTTATACACTTCATTGATCATGTTCAAAGTTTGTTGTGTGGTGAACGGGTTTTTATCATCTGGTGGAATATCCCTAACTGCAATCAAAATTGGTATACCCTTGGAAAGCTTTTGATCAATTAACCATTTGTGGCCATTGTGAAATGGTTGCCACCTACCTATAAACATTGCTCTTTTACTCATCTGTTATTGCTCTTCCTTTCAAATTTTCCCAGTCTTTCTCTGGGCGAACTTCTAGATTAGTTTTCCACGCACCATTTATAACGTTTGTGTTGATACCAACGCTTTCTGCAAATGTCATAAACGCGTTAATATCTTTTGGAAAACAACTACCTCCAAAGCCCCAGCGACCGTCCGGACCTGGTACGCTAAGGTGGGAATCTCCAACTCTTCCATCTGCTACAAAACCCGCTAGAGCTTTATCCCAATCAACACCAATCTTGTCTGATACAAGACGCATCTCGTTTGCAAATGCGACTTTAACAGAAAAGAAAACATTATTAAAGTATTTAATAAACTCGGCGGTATCATAGTCCATTTGCATAATGTTGGAATGATTAAATCTCATCTTGTATAGACTAGCCACTTTATTTGTAAATATGTCTGGCCCTCCCAATACAATTCTAGCTTGATTTAAAAAATCATACCTAGCGTGTCTTTCTGTTAAAAACTCTGGATTAAAAACAAAATTTAAATTTGGAAATTTTTCTTTAAAAGACCGTGTTGTACCGGGGACAATTGTAGATTTTATAACCACAACATTGTCTTGTCGATCACTGTTATTTTCAATGTCTGCGAGAACCGATTCTACTATACCCAAATTTATTGAGCCATTTTTATTCATAGGAGTTGGGACGCAAACAAAAACAATGTCTGAATTAACTGTTTCTTTTAATGAGTTAGAGCTTTTATTTTTATCTTTGTCGTACACTCTAACCGGTAAGACTGGCACAAAACCAAATCCTATTGCTTGACCAACAAATCCATTGCCTATTATTCCAATGTTTTGAATATTACTCATCTTTAAACTCCATAAAACAGTCTGTAATGCCCTCAACTATATTAACTTCGGGTTTCCAACCCAGGCTTAAAAACTCGCTGATATCTGCTTTTGTCAATCTAACATCGCCCGGGCGTTCAGCAACATATTCAAATTCTACACGGGGGAGCAAATTACTAACAATATTTTTCATCTCGTTCAAAGAAATATTGTCTCCAGTTCCAACGTTAAAATATTTACCAATTAATTTATTGTTATTCATGTTATTCATACAAAAAATGTTAGCGGATACAACGTCGCTCACATGAGCCATATCTCTTCGTTGTTCTCCGTCTCCTGTAATATAAGGAACTTTACCTTCTTTAATGTATCTTCTCCAGTTTGCAACACATGTTGCATATGGCCCCTCTGCTTTTTGATCTTCTGAGTATACGTTAAAGTATCTCAGCGCTACAGTCTTGAGGCCATACAGTTCATTATACAACAAAGTTTCTTGTTCTGTAACTAATTTAGATAAAGCATACGGACTAGCTGGGCCGGAACCGTTTCCAACAACAGAGGATGAACTAGAATATACGACAAACGCGTTTACTTGTTTCGCAAACTCTAAAGTTATAGAGCCTGCCATAATGTTATTTTGCATAACGTGCACAGGGTTTTCTACACTATACTGTACTCTGGGAATCGCTGCCAGATGAAAGATAACATCTGGTTTAAAATTATGATGCTTTTCTTGATATCCTTCTAAAATATCCTCATTATCTTTAAGATCAATTCCCATTACTTCGTGACCTGAAGCTGTCAATTCTCGGCACAGATGAGTGCCTATATATCCTTTGTGTCCTGTAACTAAAGCTTTCATTTTATTGTTTAAATAATATTCCCATAATTAAAGTCTGATAGTTGCTTGTTGAATTCTGCTAGTTGTTCACGACTGGTGCATTTGTTAACATAAGCAGTTGGGTTTCTTCCAATGTGTGCGCCATTTAAAGCTCTTTTGTCATAATTGGTATGTGTGGATTGTTTTTTTCTTTTCAAGATAGATGGGTTCCATTCATACACCCAGTCTTCTACATAATCCGGGTAGTTTGAAAAATTATGCTCTTTTTCTATCCCAAAGGTATCAACTAGTTGTTGTTGGATATTGTCAGGCTCAGTCAATAAATCCTCATATTTAATTTCAATATTTACAATATCTTTAAATTCTTTAGACTGCTTCATGCTGTCAATCCACCTCTGTGGAGTTACGTAACCACCATCAGACAATACAACATCTCTACCATCTCTGACCACATTGATTATTCCAATCTCATTATCGATGATCTTTTTTTTCTGTTCTTTAAACTTAGTCTTATTTCTATAGTACTCATTACTAAGCAAACAAGGAGGAAGTCTCTTTCCTATAATAAAATTATTATCAGATTCGTATTCTAGAAAATCATCTAATGATATCTCATGACCATTGAAGCCCTCTTTGTATAGAACATCAGTGCTTTTAAATGCATAAAACATTCTTAAAAGCAAGGTTGTTCCAGTTTTTGCACATCCAGTTATAAATATTTTTTTAGACATTATATCTCCCAAGTCTTATATTCAGGTAGCTTTGTTTTGTTGCTATCATGCATTCTATAGCGATAGAAGGGAATTTTTAAGTGATGTATGCTATATTTATCACCTAATCTTTTTCTTAGCTCTTCTTCTTCCTTGTGCCTCATCTTGGGATTATAGGCTCCAAGACTAATAAATAAATCCTTACGATACATTATACCACAAGAAATGTTATCTTTTTCAGCATATTTTCTCTCAATTGTATTTTCATAATTATCTACTAAAAGATAATCAGACGACACGCAAAATGCATCATGATTTGCTTCAAGATATCTTTTCATTATAAATGCCATATCTTTATTAATATAATCATCTGCATCAACTCTAAAAAAGAATTGCCCTTTGGCGTTCTGTATGCCTAGATTAGCAGCTGATGATACACCTGAATTTTTCTTTGTTTTAAAAAGCCTAATGTCCTCAGAGAACGGCCTTATTCTTTCAATAGAATCGTCAGTGCTACAATCATCAACAACAATAACTTCTATGTTTACTCTTTCTTGATTAAGGCAGCTTCTTATACATCTAGTTATATAACTGCCATAATTGTAGTTTGTTATAACAATGGATACTTCTGGGATCATGTCAATCTACCATTCAATATATTTAATTCTTTTACTAAATCTTTGTATGTTTTTAAACTCGCTGCGTCAAAAGAGCAGGCATGTGCACCTTCAAATTGGGACTGAGCATTTATATTATTTGAATAGTGCTTTTCAATAATTGATGCACCTCTGTTATACGCCTCCAAAACAGCGGCTATTCCAATAGTGTGATCACTGTATCCCGCGTATTGCTTTTCGTGAAATTGATGTGGCATCATGTTTAAATCCGGATCATATAATTTTGTAGGATATTTTGACACACAGAAGAGATACTTTATCCTACCATTATCAAAACCAAATGGAAAGCTCAATCTTTCAATTTTTCCTGTAGAAATTATGGTTGGTTTGTTATCAGCTAATATTTTTTGACACAAGTCGGGACTGTCCACAACTAGCCTGCTAGCTATTTTGTGTCTTTTCATACCCACTTCTTGTGTCCACTCTAACCTCTCTTCATCAAAGATAGAGGCCATGGCTTCAATTCCTAGTGTACTACAAAAACTATACCATTTAAAAAAATCTTTTTTAGCTATATCTCTATACTTTCTATCTTGTGTACCGAAATATTTTTCTGAATCCATGAGCTGTACTTTTACAACATCTGCTCCAGCTGAAAACGCATTCAGTGTCATTCTTTTTAATTCAGATAGTGAACCATGATGCTGGTTACACAGATCTACTATAATTTCCATTTAAAAAATCTCCAATAACTTTTGGTGTTTTGCTTCTTATTTCATTCATAATTTCAGGCGTCATGTTTTTTACCTGGAAAAGCTTGCCTTTATTTAACAGCGGAGTACCCTTAGCTAACCCTGTTAATATATTATAACCGTATTCTTCCAATAAGTCAAATCCGGTAATGCAAGTTTTCATGAAAATATCCTCTGGACTATCATCGATTGTGATACCTTGCGTTTGTCTTTGTGCTATAATATTTCCAGTATCAATATTGTTGTCAACATAGTGAATTGTTGCGCCGATGCCCTTGGGGTTGTTTTCATAAATCGCCCAATACGGACTATCAACTCCGCGATATTCTTGAACTATACCTGTATGTAAATTAACAAAACCTTTTTTTGGTATCGTGATTATTTCTGGTGGGAGTAAAGGACCACCAAAAACAAAGCCTACTTCTGGATCTAGAGATCTTAATAGTTCTTTAGTCCTACTAGAAAAAGCACTATTACCTCTGGTCGAAACAACTTGACACCATTTTGGAAAATTAATTTCTTTAAAGTATTTTGCCTCCGATCTTACAAAATCCTCATTGTCGTTTTTTTTATCAATAACTAAAACCATAGATATTTTAAGTCTTGCTTTTGATATAAGCCTGTCGATAAATGCGACATGCCTAGGGCTGTTTGATGTTATAGCTACTATGTTTTTCATAATTTTATCGGCAATCTTCCCATTCTACTAAACGCTTCACCACGATAAGAATCTATAGAGTATCCTCTAACTCTTGAAATACCATCAATATAGGACATAATTTTATTTAAAAGGCCGTGTTGTGAAAAATACTCTTCCATTGCCTCTACTTTAAAGTTGTATGTTTCTGATATATCGACAACAACGTCAGGGTTAGGGTGAGGATCTAGTATTTCATATGACCAGAGATCTTTAACTAAATGAGTTTGCCCTAAGTCTTCTAGTATGTTTTCTGCTGCCTTCCAGCATGCCTCTTCCACTAATGTTGAAGTTCTCTTGTGATCACGATGCTTGCATACAGAATTGTGAGTAATCACCAAATCAGGCTTAACACTTCGTATTACTTTTATAACTTTGTGAAAAGTACTTTTTTTATTTGATACTTTCTGGCATTCTAAACCTAAAGAGTGTATCTGTGATATGCCTAATATTTTTGCTGCAGCGTTTGCTTCTTTCATCCTTGTGTCGATTATATTTTCTGGGTTTGTATTTTGTTCTATGCCTGTTGAACCATCTGTCATAAAACAAACATGTACTTCTGATCCCTCAAGAGACCACTTCTTTATTGTCCCACCAGCACCAATTGTTTCATCATCTTGGTGAGCAGCAAATATTAAAACTTTATCTGGAGATGAAATCACGTGTTGTTCTCTTTTCAATAAATTTTATATCTTCAACAGTGTGAACATCATGTACATCGCAAACAAACACGCCCGATTTTGTACTTAGATCTTTTTGAAAAACATACCAATTTTTCATTATTCGAAACGCTGCATTTTGCATTAAGTTCGGACCCACGCTCATAAGCTCATTTCTATCATTTTCAATAAATGTTTTAAGTGCAGCATCAAGTGTCTCAGCTGTTATCTCTGGTGAATTCGCCTGAAGCGAAACTACAATCTCTGGAGGCCTATAAGTATTATCGATAAAGGTGACTGCAGATCTTATTGCTTCCATCTTGTACACATGATCTCGGGCCAAGCGCGGGTCTCTATTGTGTACTCTTGCTCCGTACTCTAAAGCAACATCTTTTATCTCTGTATCTTCTGTAGATACCCACACCGAAGTTATTAGTTTGCTTTCCTTGCAGGCTTTGATAGACCATGCTAGAAGAGGATGACCCCAAATTTTGTGTATGTTCTTGCGAGAAAGTCTTTTAGACCCACCTCGCGCAGGGATAATTGCAACGATATTCACAAACTCATAATATCACATCAAATATTTTTTTGCAACAATTTTTATGATCAAATAAGTGTTCTTTTCTAGCTTTTTTAAATTCTTTTTTTAAATCAGTTTTAGTGAGATATTCTATAGCTGCTGTAAAGTTACCCAAACTACAGTCAGTTTTAAGCTGCACACAGTAATCATAATTGTACAAGTACTCATGTGTTACTCTGTATGGTCTCTTAGAACCATTTCTAATCGCTGGCTTTATATCAAAATTAATAACTGGTGTGTCATGCATGACGCATTCCTCAATCGTTGTAGATCCAAAATTAATTACAACGTCCGAAACTTCTAAAAGCTCTTGGGTAGTGTGTGGGAACCAAGAGGGGTCTTCAAAACAGACATCACCTTTTTGAGCTGCTAATTTAGGAAAATCATTCTTTGTATTAATATAAAAATTAACTATTGGATCTTTGCCTCTTGTTTTAAACAGTGTTGTGTACCCTAAGCTATTTAGATAATCTGATATGTCCCACCAGTTCGAAGCTGCCTCATCCCTACCTTTCGGCATCATCAATAAAGCTCTTTTTCCTTTTTTGAGTTTGTATTTTTTTAGTATATCTCTACTTTGCAATTTTATATCATATTTTGGTATACCCAAATATAAATTTTTTTTATTTGTAAGATTGTAATATTCCGCACAGAATTTACTTGGCATTAAGACATGATCAACTTTATCGATATACGCTTTAAAAGATTCTATAAAATCTGTTTGATATGTCGTTGCTATTATTTTGACGCTTGGATTAATTCTATCTAAAAACTCTACACCTGTTTTTTCATTAATAAATAAAATACCTTCAGCTTTTTGTACTTCGCTAATTGGTCTAATATATACAAAGTTTTCTTGTGCATATTTTTTTAGCTCATCTAGATGTAAAAGTGGGCAGTTGTACTTGTTAGACGCACCAGTATAAAATATGCACTTTAAGCCTCTTTTTCTAGCTTCCGTAACCAATGGCGCATAGTATCTTAAATGCGTCATTTCTAAAAAAATAAAATTAATATTCATTGCTCATTCACCTTTGAAATAATATAATAGCGGCCTTTTGGATCTTTAAACGAAACATAATCTGTTATTTTGATTTTATGGTCGTCAAACATTTGCTTGGTTAATAAATGGTCTGGGTCAGTAACAGAATATTTTAATCCAACTTGGTTGTAAAAACTTGGCAAATAACAAACCAGATTGTTAGTTTTCCAACTCATCGTGTTATCTTTTATGTTGCCTGATACAAAATCAGAAACAAACACTTTGTTAGATTGCACTGTTTTTCGTATCTGCTTTATAAGATGACTGGAGGATTGTACAAGGTAGGTTAACCTCAAGCACAAAACTAAGTCATAATTTTTTATACCCCAGTCATTATGGACATCCCACTTATTTTGGTTTTCTATATCAAAGAAATGGTGTTCACAATTTAAAAACAAACTCTTTAAACTTTTAAACATTTCAATATTCGTCATGCTTGGATCTTTTGGGTCCTGTTGACCTAGCCAAGCTATCTTTAAATTATTAAATGATTTTAAGTTATTCCTCAAATACATTCTGTATCTAGGTTTTAAAAAATCATCAGATACCCCCATTACAGATTATCCATAAAAACAAACTCAATGTCATCTTGATGTTCTTTAATAAAATCAACTAGATCTTTTGTATACTTTCGGTCTAAGTAATTTCTGTCCCATTCGCAAGCATGATATACAATTCCACAACTTTCTTTTATTTCTAGGGGCCTAAAAGGAGGAAAAATTGTTGAGTAGTTTGATTTATATTCTTTGTCTTTTTCCTGATAGGATTTTAGTGCATAATCTATGTCGGTTACTGCAAATAACTCAAACCCCTCTTCATTTAGCGCGTCCCATGCATCAGGACCCATTCTCCAGGCAGGTGGCCTAAAAATTGGCTTAAATACGTCTGCCAGGCCTGCTTTGGCAACTCTACTCTTCATTGACTTAGCTCTACTAATGGCATCGTCATATGTTATATCTAAAAATTCATTATTATCATTTTCCCAAGGTATGCCATGATAATAACCGTGATAACAAATCTCATAATTTTTTTGTGGTAGATCTTTCAATGCTTTACAAAAATCAGGATATTTCCATATAACCAAGGGGTCTCTTGTGACGACCCCATGACGTTGAGTTCTCCAATATGCTATTGGCACAAATAGACTAAACTTGATATTTGGGAATATTTCTATTAACTCTTTACACCTATCCAATACTTTTAGAGATGCTTTCGGATGAGGTGAAACATCATCAATACTTATATTAACTCTATATTTCAAATTTTAAGACCATCTAAAAATTTCTTAATCAAGCTATCGAAACGATTTCTATCTAAGTCTTGTAAGTACTCTTCTTCCGAGTAATATCTTATGAATTCTTCACCAAAAAGTTTTGAAAATTCCGTCGACATAACTTTTGAATCTGCTTTTTTCTTCCATTTATTTAAAAATGATGGATTTTCTTTTCTTATGTAATTGTATTCACCAGGACCTAGTATTTTGCCGTGATTTGGGCAGAAAAGCACATCTTCAACTCTACCAGACCTAATTGATAGTTCTTTTATACCTAGAGTAGTAGAACAATGTGGACATTTCTTTAAAGTTTCTAAATCTTCATTAGACTTTTCTGTAACTCCTAAAGTTTGAAAACATCTACTTAGCTCATCATCAATGTTAAACATAAAGTGCTCAAAACTAATAATGCAATCTCTATCTGGATTATAGACTTGTGATAATTCAAACAAAGAAGTCAAAAAGGTAGTCTTAAACCAATTAAAAACAGTGCTGTCTTCCACTCTTCTATTATATCTTTTATCTCCATACTCACCCCATTTCTTTATCCATGTGTAATAAAACGAAACTGGGTTACGAAAAATATACAATAAAGGAGTTTCAGGATGAAAATTTTGATGATATACCACTCTCTTTAAGGGTGGTTTATTAAGAATAAGCCATTCAGTATTGGTAACATTTTTTTTAGGTAATAACTGTTCGTTATTTACTTGAGATGACAAGAAAACTCCCTGAGACAGGTGCCTCTTAAGATCTCCTTTTGTGGTACCGCCTTGTGATGCAAAAGCTGATTCTTTTAATGCGACTAATTTTTCATGACCATGTAACTTATGTAAAATAAGGTGAGAGCCTATGCCACCGCTGGCAGTTATTAATGCTGCTATTTTAGGAGCTGACATTTTTTATCCCTTTTATTATTTTTATATACTCTTCGACTACATCATCATTTGTTTTTTCGTAAGTTAAAACTTTCTGTTTATATTTTTTATATTGCGAGACTATCTTTTTTATCGCACTAATCATTTCTGGAAATGAATAATAACTAAGACCGTAGTTTTTACAGTAATCATTTATACTTCCACCCTCTTCATGATACACAACCGGGAGGCCGCAGGCTAGTCCCTCTAGCACATGGTTTGCGCCAGCCTCTTCTATCGATGCTGTTATATAGATATCATGCTTTGGTAACTCTATGGCTAACTCACTTGCACTAATCGGCTCTATATGATTTTTAAAATTTATATTATCTGGTTTTCTTCCAACATATGTAAATTCAAAGTCATCTTGTTCATCTAACATTTCATAAAGATGAAATCCTTTTTTTGGATTCATAGACCAGTGATGTGTTACCAGTTTAGGTTTATCTGAGACTGTTAAATCTTCAATTTTTGCATCGTGAAAAACACTCATTGGACAATTATATATTACTTTGCAATTTTTACCCTCAAATCCAATATATTCTTTCGCCCAATCGCTTGGAAATATAAAAAAATTAGAATAATTTAAGGTTTGCTTAACAAGACTGGTTAATTCTGGTTTGCTGTGCGTGCCCAAATCTCCAACTCTTTGAATTATTTTGGTACTATTTTTTTGTTTATAGTTGATAAAGTGCTGATACCACTCTCCATGAGCATTTGGCCTAGGGTCGATGCAAAATATAACGTCTATGTTATCCTCTAGCCTAAAAACAACATCATAGCCTCTTTTTTTCAATGCATCAACCAGCTTATTAACGGTCTTTATACCACCGCCCCATGGGCCAATCTTAGGTTCTCTGTTAATGTAAATCTTCATATATCTCTGATTCTTTGGCCTTTATCCAATTACCAGACATATCAATCGGTAATCTCCAATCAATGCTCTTGGCAATTTCTTCTATGTGTATTGGGCTTTCTCTATCAAACCACTCTTCTGGTAGATTTTCATAATCGATAATTTCATAGTACTTAACGCCATCACTAGGTGGCTTATACGTGCCAAAACGACGTGATTTTCTAACACGTGCATTCGAACCATCTTCATGAAATATCCCTATTGAAACGGGTATTGTTGGTGCAGAATAAAATATTCTCTTATTTTTAGTTAAGATTATATTTGCAACTTTTTCTAGCATCTTTGTTTCAGAATCTTTGCCACCTTCATGTGCATAATTGTCAACATCCCATGGGTAAATCATATCCATAGTTTTTTTAGACACCATACAATTCATTGCACCCATTATTGGGTTTCTTTGGTAATGATACAAAAACTTAAAATTGTTCTCACCTAGAGTATTAGAATAATTTCCTTGATTGTTTCTAACTCTTCTTTGTGCATCAAATGAAATACAGCCGGTTGTGTCTTCATAAAACTGTAAAAAATTTACGTATTCCTGAAGCCATTTTCCCCTGACAACAAACTGTACATCAGCTGGTATTGATGCTATAAACTCACCAGTTGCATTTTCAGATATGATATTTAGAGCCTTAGCATATTCGTTGGGTGGGTCTCTCTCTATTTGACGAAATACAGTGTGTCCTCTGCTCTCTAAGTTTTCTAAATACTCGGTTGTACCATCTTCAACAGAAGCGTTATCAACAACGATTATTTCCTTATTATTATAATCTTCTGTACACAAAAGAAATGATTCTACACAACTCTTTAGATAAAAAAGCCTATTACAATTTACAAAACCAAATGTAACTTTTGGCAGCTCGTCCGACATTATTGTTCTCCTAATATATTAATTTAATGGATTATTGAAGCGTGTGCTAGATAATCCCTTTTATTATCCTTGCAATTCTTTCACCTGATTTGCCATCCCACAATTTTGGTTTTGCAAAAGGTATGTCTCTATTAGCATTTAAGGATGTGATACTTCTCTTTATATCTGCATACGTGTCAACCAACCTGTTTGATCCCTCCGAGATCGTAGAAGGCCTTTCTGTATTTTTACGAAGCGTTAAGCATGGAACGCCCAAAGCAGTAGTCTCTTCTTGTACACCGCCCGAATCTGTTACAACAACATAGCTATTTTTCATCAATGACACAAACTCAAAATAACCAACTGGCTCTAGAATGTTTATGTTGTCTAAGTTCTCCAATTTTTCTAGTAGTTTAAATTTACCAAAATTGTTTTTTGTTCTTGGGTGCATGGGAAAATAGACTTTTTTATCGATGCCTTCACATATCCGTACAATTTTATTTAGACCTTCCAGATTATCAACGTTAGAAGGTCTATGAAGAGTTAATAGCACATACTCTTCATCTAAAGCCTTGTTTGGTATTTTTTTAGAAATCGTATAGAGAGAATCGATCATTGTATTTCCAACAAAGAAAATACTAGATTTTTCTTGCCCTTCATTAAGAAGGTTTTTAACAGCTGAACCTTCAGTTACAAAGTGATAATCACTAATTGTGTCAACAATTGTTCTATTTATCTCTTCTGGCATTGTTCTATCAAAACTTCTCAGACCAGCTTCAACATGAGCAACTTTTATCCCCAGCTTAACTGCTGCTAGTGCAGCTCCTAAAGTTGAATTAACGTCACCGTAAACTAAAAGCAAATCAACATTTTTATTCATTAGGTATTTTTCAATACCAGTTATAACTTCTGCGACCTGGGCACCTTGAAATTTAGAGGACTTAATCTTAAGATTGATGTCTGGCCTAGGCATATCCAATGCTTCAAAAAATATACTTGATAGATTTTTATCGTAGTGTTGACCAGTGTGAATTAAAATTTGCTTAACATCGTCACCCATTAAGCTTTCTACTCCTTTTAGAACAGGAGCACATTTAACAAAATTTGGCCTGGCACCAACAACGTGAACTATGTTTTTAGTCATGTAGTATATTATCTCCCGGCTGTAGTCCTATAGTTTGCGCCCAATCATCAGCCCACACTTCAGGAGAATTACCAAAAGACACCCTCCTAATCCACAGTGAGCTTCGGCCTGATTGTACTAACAAACCTTTGCCGTTTACAGACCATATCTTACCATCGTCTGCAATTGAATTAAAGACCGGACTGGCATCAAAACTTAGAGATGTTTCCCATATATGAAGTTTGCCAAATTTTGTATTCAAAAAAGCACCAGGATATGGATGAGTTAATGCCCTAACGTAGTCATTAACTTTGGTTGAGCCCCAGTTTAAAAAAACTTCTCCGTCTTCTGGTTTCCTTTTGTGATATCTTGTAGCGTACTCGCTGTTTTGTTCTTTGGGTGTAATGTGATTTAGTGCAATTTTTGGAATTGTTCTTTTTAACATTTCAACAGAAGTTTGATTTACTTTTAAATATGCAGTTCTAATATCATCTCTAGGTTCTATATCAAATGGTTCAAAATCTAAGATAGCGCCCGTATCGGTTTTTGCCTCCATCACAAAAAGACTATTTCCCCAGGGTACAGTTTTTCCTTCGCTTTCAATTATTTTCCAATTAATAATTGCGGCTCCTCTGCCAACTGGAAGGGGAGATGGATGAATGCCAATGCAATATTTTTTTGGTATTTCTAAAATACGAGGTTTGAAAATTTGAGACCAACCACACTGTAAAATGATATCTGGATCTTTATCTTTTATCCAGTTCATTTCAAAATTGATATCATCGGTGTTAGCAACAATAAACTCGCCGTTCAGATCTTTTAGACTATCATAGTTTGATTTTGTTGCTCCCTTTTTAGGACAAAGGGACATTATTCCTGTGATTTCGCATACATCTTTGATTGCATGAATAGCATGCCTAGCTAAAGGCGTACACCCTATCACAACAACTTTTAAGTTTGGGAGGTCATAATTTTGTTTGCCCATCGATTTGCTATCTCCTTGTGGCCAGCGTTTGTAAAATGCACTCCGTCAACATAATGTTCTTCGACGCCAGACATATCACAAATATCTAAATTTAGTTCTACAGATAGCTTCATAATAACATCATTATAAACTTTTATCAAGTTAGAATTTTTAAAATAAAGTGGTGTTAAGCCTAATTTTGGCAAAGTTGAAATAATGATATGCAACCCATGTATCCTGCAGATATCTATAATTTGCCTTAAGTTATCTTCATAGATTTCTGGTGGAGTTGCTTTTTGCGTGTCGTTTGTTCCAATCATCAAGAATGCTATTTTTGCTGCCTTGTGAGCAGAGCACGCACCCCAGGTTCTTTTTAACAAGTGCACACTAGTTTCACCACTAATTCCATAATTGTGACAAATATAAATCTCTCCAGTTTTCTCTTTCATTATCTTAGATAATTCAATAGTAGGAGATCGATCGTATTCATCTCTAGCTCCATAAGTAATTGAGTCGCCCAAGCAAACTATCTCATTCCAAATCAATTTTCTGTCTCACTTTCATTTAGTGTTTCATTTACCAGATCCAATATAACATCATTCATGTCTTTAATGCACATGATGTCTTTATATCTTGTAACCAGATTACCATCAACTATTCTGTATTTTGCTACATCATGATAACTATAGTTTATCATCACTGGATATAGACGGCCTTGCACAGGAGTTGGTATACTTCTATAGTCTTCCTTGCTAAAATTTCTTTCATATGACGCGTTTATTTTTTCTAGTGTCATATAATAATTGGCCGGCCTACTCTTGGTCAAGTACACAACATCTTGTTCTTGGGTGCTTACAACACACGTTAGATTATCGTAATCAAAAAGATCTCTTACTCTAGTTGTAATGTTGCCTAGTTTCTCTACGTAATCATTTCTGACAAAGATTAAGTTTGAACCAGTACAAGCTACAATTTGATACCCCTTGTTATTTCCCAACTCAACCATTGGCTTAATACCAGCACCACCAGATAGATAAGGTTTTATTTCATCAATGTAATCTATGTTTGGTGGCACAGTTTGATTGTATTCAATGCAAACACATTTTGGTTTAAATTCTTTAATTGTATCCCATACGTAATAATCATTACCATCTACGTCAATAGACAAAAAATCAAAATCTTTACTAACGGTAAATCTATAAGCTTGTTCGGCTTTTTCACTTGTCATGAGTAGAAGCTCATCAAAAGAAACACCTCCTTCCTCATCCCCTGAGCGTTCGGGGTACGGACTAACAAATGCATTAATACAAATAATTTTATTTTGTTTGTTGTCAGTAAAAGAGTTTGCCAGCTCACTTAGTTTTGCAAACTGTTCTTGATTATTTTCAATTAATATTGCGTTCCAGTTGTTCTCTGCCCACAAAAAATAAGTGTTAGAATTCCAAACTCCATCAGCGGCGCCGAATTCTACACACGTACCATGTTCTATTTCTAGTCTTCGAAATATCTCAGATAGTATTCCATTCTCTCCATCTGCAGATGTTTTATTATGTTTATAATCATTTAAATTGTCCATCTAGATCTTGTAATACTCCTTCATCCATTGTACGGTTTCCCAGACACCCTCTTCCAGGGTTACTGTATCTTTGTGATCTAGATCTTTAACAGATTTTGAATTATCAACTAGTTTGTGTTTTGTTGTTAATATTTCACTATGCTTCTTATATGTAACAAGGCTTGGATCTGCTTTAGTATACTTCACAAGCAGCTCTGCTAAATGCTCAATAGTATGTTCTGACTTAGAAGCAATATTGTATATTTCACCATCAATAAAGTTATCTGCTATATTTGCAAGAGTTCTCACGCTATCATATATATACGTGCTTGTTCTAGAGTGGCCTTTATAGACAGTTATTGGCTTGCCGTTTAGCAAATTATAAGTGAACAAACAATTAACACTTCTAAAAGGGTGATACCACTCTCCAGGACCGTAAGTATTAAAGAATCTAACCAGCACTGTTTCTGTATTAAATTGTTCTCTGGAGTTATATACCTGCATTTCGTTAACTCTTTTGCTCATAGCATAATCATTCATTTGCGGAATTGGAGTTTTATCTAGTACATCCTCATACATAACACCCTCGTAGTCTCCATACACCTCAGAGGAGGAGCAATGCACTAGTTTAAATCCATGCTTCTCTTGTAGCTTGATAATGTTTTTCATTCCAATCGCATTAGACTTCCAGACTTTTTCGTAAAAGTGTTCACCATTCCATCTACCAAATTCAGCAGCGCAATTATAAACTAAGTCTGGCTTAACGTATTCAACAACTTGTTGTATTTGTCTAAATTCGCCTATGTCACATCTAAAGTAATCATCATCTTTGATTTTACCCATGCCGTGGCCGTAATTTCTACTTGTATGGAATAAATCTACGCCAAACACTTTATGGCCTCTAATCTGGAGTATCTCTTCTAATTTACTGCCAATAACACCTTGAACGCCTGTTACTAAAATTTTCATTTGCTTTTCCTCTCAACTAGTATGCCATGCTCATAAAAATAAAGAAAGTCAATTTCAGTGCCCAGATAACAGTTTATGGCATGTTCTGGTGTTTCACAAATTGGCTCTCTATCATTAAAGCTGGTATTAAGTAGTATTGGCACTCCGCTCTTTTGTTGCCATAATTTAATAAAATTGTAGTACCAATTATTGTCGTTTTCCGTAACCGTTTGTAGTCTAGCAGTTCCATCAAAATGTACAACTGCAGGCACTTCTTTCTTTTTGTCCTCTTTAAAATGCAAAACAAAACTCATGTAAGGACTATCTTGATCAACAACAAACCACTTACTAGCTTCATCTCTCAAAATTGAAGGAGCAAAAGGCCGGAACCATTGCCTGTGCTTTACCTTTTCATTAATCAAGTCTTTCATATTAGCATTTCTAGGATCTGCCAGAATGCTTCTATTGCCTAACGCCCGTCTTCCGCTTTCTGAACCACCGCCAAAAACTGCCACTATTTTTTGATCCGCCAGCAAATCAACAACTTCTTCATTGGTAGAGGCGGTTGCAACAATCTTATCATCATATTGTTCTATTGTACTTTGAATAACTTTTTTTGTGGTCCTTGTTTTGCTTCCTAGGTATGGAGTAAAGTTATCCTCCCACTGAATTCTAGGGTTGTCCAATATATGGTGATGTAAATATTGTGCTGCACCGATGGTTAAGCCTCCATCATGTGGTGTGGGAGTTACATAGATATTTTTATCTGGAAACCATTTCAGTACTTTTCCCATGACAACAGAATTAAGAGAAACACCGCCTGCAAAGCATATGTTTTCGTAGTTGTTTGAATCGATGAATATACTTAGCAAATCTCTCATATAGGTTTCTGTCGCTTTTTGTAATCCAGCTGCAAGATCAAACTTTTCTTGATCTCCTCTATCTGCAATATCAGTCCACCTTCCAAGATACGGATGTCTAGGATCTGTGCCAACATAAGCACCGCGAGGTTGGCCTGGTGGCTTAAACGAAACAGCTGCAGAATCAAGGCTGAGCATTCTATGAAAATCTTTATAATATTTATCCGGATCTCCCATAGCTGCCATAGCCATTACCGTACCTGCCTGATGGCCTCTTGGCCAGCCAGATTGCAACCTGAACACGTATCTGGTAACACGTGTCCAAACGCCACCAATGTTAACATCGCTAATTGGAGTTACCAACAATGGCTCTACTTTATTTTTGTTTCCTTTCCAAATAGTAAAAGCGGTAATTAAGCCACTTTCACTCTCGAAGCCGCCGCCATCCATGGTAAAAATTAAAGCATTATCAAAGTTACTAGAGAAAAAAGCATTTGCTGCATGGCATTGGTGATGCCCTAAAACATGAATTTCTCCACCATTACCTTTTACAATGTCTCTCATTTTTTCTAGAGACTTAGGGTGGTTTTCTAGTTTTTTAAATGAATAGTTTGTAGCAAAGTGTTTTATATCTTTAAACTGCTTATATTCATCAAACAAAAACTGTATACCATCTCCTGCTGGTTCTTTTTCTCTGATATACCTTTCATATTCCGCATGTACAACGGGTTTACCATCGTTTAATACACAAAAAGAACAATCATGACCGGACCATGCGCTAGCTATTTTCATTTTAATCACCTTTTATAATTCTGTAAGAATCGCTGTCGAAATGTTGTGTTGAAAATTCAAACAACTCTGTATTTTCTAAAGCAATTACCCTGTGTCTAAGTCCAATGTAAACATGAAAACTGTCACCTGGGTTTAGTGTAACTTCTTTTGCTGTATTTATATCGTCGTCATCAGAGTACAGCACTCTGACTTTTCCAGATTGTATATAAAATACCTCATCTTTTATTTTGTGGAAATGCCATGAACATTTTTTTCCTTTATGAAAAAAAAGTAATTTACCACAGTATTTGTCGTTATTCACAATCCATTTTTCATATCCCCATCCTTTAGGGACATGTTTAATTTGCGAAGAAGTCAACATCTTTCATTCCCTTATCATCAATAAATATGTCAGCGTCTGGCTTGCCCATAAACAATTGATGATATTTCACTCCCCATTCCTGTAGTTGGTTTTCAGTAAAAGTATACAAACATTTATATGCGCCCAGTTGATCATTTCCAGTCCTACCCATGCCTCTAGCAGTTAACAAAAGTATTGTGTGGCCCTCATCGTACAGTTTATTTACCACATCTATTCTTTCTTTTACTGGCGTTGAATCTTTATAATCACCGCTATCTGGATAGTGAGAACAAATTGTACCATCAATATCAAAACAATATATCATTCTAAATCCTTCAAGGAAACAACATAATTTCCAAATCTCTTGACAGATATCCTAGCACATTTATTTGCAAAATTAATCGATTGTTCCATATTATTTGTCGACATATAGGCTGTAACTAGTGCAGACAAGAAGGTGTCACCGGCGCCGCAAACATCAAAGACATTTTCTGGCTCTGTTGGAAATAGCTTCCCTTTCCATTTTGCACCTGCAGAACCTAAAGTTACAATCATCTCTGAAGTATCATCAACCTCTTCTATCGACTTAAATTCCTTTTCATTAATTTTTATGATACAGCCCTTATAGCAAGTTAAATCTTTCTTTTTAGAATCAACAAATATTGGTTTTCCTAGAGTAGATAAAAGATTTACTAAATCAGTACAACTCTCATATGTTAAAAAGCCCTTATTATAATCTGAAATGACAACGCAATCAAAATTAAAATTCATGTTTTTGACTGTCTTCAATAAACGCAAGTCAATAGAATTGATTAAATCTTTATCACCCTCGCCCTTATCAACGCGTAGTAGGTGCTGCATTGATCTTTGGTCGACAAACCTTTCTTTAATTATTTTTTCTGGATTTGTCAGAAGAATTGTATGGTGCCCAAGTGCTTTTAAGTTATTTTCTACATTAAGTGACATACCGGGTTTCTCCTCGGTATACATTATTTTTAATACTGGGACCGGAGCTTCTGGGCTTAATCTTTCACACACGCCATAGTTATAGACATCTGTGCAAGAATCACCTATCACTAAGATCTTGAATGATTTGAGTTGTTGAGTATCCATCTATAAAATTAAAAACTATAACATTGTCACACTGCTCAGCGCCAACAATATCTTCTTTCTTGTAATCTCCACCTTTTACAATTGTATTAGGCTTAATTTTCTTAACAAGTTCGAGAGGAGTATCTTCACTAAAAATAATAACCTCATCTACATACTTACATGATTCTAGCATAAATTTTCTATCTTTTTGACTAAAAACGGGCCTCCATTGTCCCTTTAGTTTTTTTACGCTTTCATCAGAATTTAAACCCACTACAACGTGGCCTAGGCTTTTGCAAAATTGCAATAGTTCAATGTGTCCACGATGGAGCACATCAAAACAACCGTTTGTAAAAATTATTCGTTTTTTTGGCATGATTTATATTAACAGAGCGATAAAATTTTGTCAAGAACTAAATTTTCATTATGCTCTTTTGCTTCCTTTTTGCATTCTTGACACTCGACCTTTAAGCCACAAGGTCCGTGGCTTGATATATCGATATTTATATTTTGTGGATACGCGACCATCACCACATCTTGATAACCTGTTATGATTACAACAGAAGGGGTGTTTACAGCCGTAGCAGCATGCACTAGACCGCCTTCTGTACTAGTAAAGGTCTTTGCACCTTCAATTAGCAGTGTAGCCTCTCTAAAGGACGTTTTTGACCTAAAATCAATAACATTATCTAACAAAGGAGACGTGCTAAGTCCAACTTGTACAACTTGAATGTGCTTTGATAATTCATTGACTATATTTTGCCATTTACTAAAGGGATATGCTCTATTAGGAGTATAGTTTGTTTTTGAGTGTGGTTCAATGACAACATATTCTTGACTAAGGGTTGCTTTTAGTTTATCTACCTTTTCCCTTTCAGTAGACGAGAAGTATAATTCACATTTAAGTTCTGGATCTGAAATATTATAAAATTCGCACATCTGAGCTATCATATGTTTGTCATATCTATGATACGCCTTTAAGGGTGTGTCACTCTTGCAATAGTTAGCTTCGGGGTTGTTACAGAACATTGGAAAAAGCCTTACTTTATCTCCGTCCTTGTATATTAGAGGGTTATTTTCAAAAACAGGGCTTCTGACTATTTTGTGTATGTTTTTGCCGTCACCCTCACAAGGCAAAATTTTTGCGTCCTCTGGTAGGCTTTTTGAAATCTCCCTAGCAACTGCTGTCCAAGCTAAATAACCACCTAGGCCCATGACAAATTATTTTTCATTATTAATCACCACAATATTTGATCATCAGTTTATACGCATCGTTCGCGTATCTTTCATATCCAGCATGTCTTAGAATATATTCACGTGGAGATAGGGGTGCTTGTAATTTTCCGTCCAAAAATTCTTTTACTTTTTCGACATAGGGTTGAGCAGCATTATCTTTTCTCTTAATATATTTTTCTGTCATCTTATCTGTATCATGAACCCAAAAGTTTTGATCAAAAATACTAGGAGTGTTGTTTGGTGATCCAATTATAGGCGTGTTTAAAAACATTGCTTCATAGGTTGCAATACCAGGGCACTCATCTAAGCTCAAATTCAAACAACACCTTGCCTTAAGTAACAAATCAAAGTAGTCTTCTCTAGTGTAATCACCATACCTAACAACTTCATATGAAATATTATTCTTTTCTAGTTCGTCAATGATACCAACGTAAAAACTATCATAATTGTCATCATATCTACGTTTTTTAGAATAAACAAGGCAGTCAAATTCAGGTTGCTTGTTTTCTATGATGCTAGGATCGATATCAAATACAACACATTTATCTAAATAATCTGCTTTATGTACCAAGTCTTTTCTTAAAAACTTTTTTACATGATTATTATAAAACTCTACTTGGTCAATATACAGATCAAATTCAACGTTTTCAACAAACCAGTTATCCCAGGGATCTGCAGGGCCGATATCGGGATAATCTAATAAAACGTTTGGACCTATAACAATCTTACTATTTTTAAATTCCTTAAGCTTTTCGTATAGTTGTGGATGAAAGCCTTTTGCATAGAACCAAAAAACGTCATATGAATCTAAATTATCATATGTTTCAAGTTCCCAAAGCTCATCTACTTCAAATCTGCCAAGCTTATCCTGATTAAGAGCGTCAACGTGGTGACTAAAAGTAAGGCCCGGGCCACGGTCACCACCTGGTCTAGAGCACATCAAAATTTTAAATGTTTTATTCATACTAAACTTTCTAGCCTTTCATAAGGTTTTTTTTGTTTAAGTTCTGCTTCAATCCTTAATTGATCTGACCTATGAGCCCTATCGACTGCAATTGGGTTTGATCTGTTATAGACATATAGTATATCTTGGATATCTCTAAAGTGTTCTGGTCCCGACATTTCGACCATCGGATACATTATAACCCTATCCCACGTAAACTTATAAATACCACCATCTTTTCGATCTATCATATCCTCTATCTTAATTTTTTCAAACAATTCTTTTCGAAAAGTCCTTAAATGAGAGAGTGTCCAATGTTGGTGTCTAATATTCTCATTCCAAAAGTTTGGTGGCATCTCTGGCCTTACAACTCTACCACCAATGTTTTCAATATAAGACCCAGCGGTAATCCAGACTTCAGGGTCCTGATAGACTTCATTTAATTTACTTAAAACATTTTTATTAATAAGCCAATCGTCACCGTCAAGAGCAACAACAATAGATCCTGGCTGTGCAGAATTGACACAACTAATTAAATTTTCTAATGCTCTTACATTTTCATCATTGTGTATGATTGATAGTACTCCACCTTTTGGTTTTTTAAACCAAGCTTCAAGAATACTATCCGCTATTTTAGCAGTACTATCTGTCGACGCGTCATTGACATAAACTATATCAAACTTATCATAATCTTGCTCAAGTGCAGATCTTAAATTTTTTTCAATCCACTTCTCACAATTATATGCTGGTATTGCTATAGTAAAATGGTTTTTGATCAAAATGATTTTTCCCAAAAGAACGAAGGCCTTGATTGCAAATATTCAACAATGGTATCCGTACTTGAATTAAACCAATCTTCGTCACAGTGCTGTACGTTTTCATTCATTTCTAATTCACATCCCAATAATTTAGCCTCAATTATAAATCTAGGGCACGTGTCTAGTCCTGTTGGCTTAAAGCAGACACCCTTAGCAGCAGCTAGTTTATTTAAAAATTCAACAGGAGGGACGTTCCACAATACTTCATACTCTAGATTATTTTTCTTGCACCACTCCTCTGATTCTTTAGCTCCCTTAACCCAGCTATTAGATCCAAGAACAACCCATTTATTACTTTTTTGCTTAACCTGAGTTTTTAAATTGTTTATATATTCAAAGAACTCATTCGTAAAAAGAGAAGATAGCACAGTCATGTTGTCTTGTTTTATGTCAGACAAGTGATTTGTATACATTTCTTTTTGCTTTTCTGACATAAAAAAGGTTGATTTAGCGTTGTTAACAAACTTTGTGATCAAAGAACCTAAATCTGTATTTGAATAATCACAATCTTCGCCCTCAACCATGGAATATAGCAGAGGATTTCTATGCTTACAGAATTTATAATCAAACTCTATAAAAGAATATTGTAAGTTACTTTCTCCTAAAAATCGCAAAACATCATGATTTAAGGCTGATATATTCCCAAATACCCAATTTGAACTTTCATGCTTCTGTAACAGTTCAGTTGTAAGCGCTCCAGAATTTATAAAAGCTACTTTTTCTGATGGACACGTATCAATTAAAGTTTGCAAGCTCATTTCTGCTCCGCCGGCGTATTGAGACATGAACGCATCACTAACAAAAATATAATCAGGTTCATGAAGAACGCCTGCTGGTAAAAGAGCTTCTACCATTCTATCATATATTACCTTTTGATCAAAATTCTTAAGTATGTTAGCTTTAAGTTTTTTGGCCCAAGATCTATACATATCATTGTTATTGTAGAGGCCTCTTAGTTTTCTCTTAAAATCAATCTTGTTTGGAAAACACCACATTGAACCTTCTGGAAGTATATCTTTCCAGACAGCTTCTTTTTGCACGGGGGATAAAACATAATCTACTCTGGCAAAAAGAGCTTTCTTTTTGTTTTTCTTTGTCTTGTTATCCCTTACATTTGCGTATAGAAAATCCAAATGTCCACTCCAACCTGGAGCTAGGACAGGTAGACCGTTAGCTGCAGCTTCAAAAAGCGGCAGACCAAAACCTTCTCCGTGCGTGGCACTAATTATGCCTTTTATTTTTTTATGAGTGTATAATGAATTCATTTCTTCGATTGTTAAATCGCCATGAAGCAAGTAAATTTTACACTTTCTATCTTGAGCACCTTTTTCTGCTAGTAGTTGCTTAAATCTCCTAATAGTATACATTTTATCGGCGTAGCTATTTTTTGCCGCATTTGCTTTGACAACCAAACCAACTTCTTCATTTTTGAATTCTTCAATAAACCATCTAATAGTGTTTTCTAGGTTTTTTCTTACAGACCATTGCGCGACAACAAGAAAATTATTATCATACTCTAGATCTATATTAAAATCGGATGATTTTTCCAAAGTTCTCACTGGGTAGTGTACAACTTCTACTTTTGCTCCGCAGCCAACCATAGATTGACCACCATCTTCAATTTGCATTGGATATTTAGTATTTTCAAAAACCCACTTTGCAAATTCAGATGGCACAATTATCTTATCAATTTCATGGCTTTTTTGTATCCACTTAGGGTCAACTTTTGTTGTCTCAATTCCTGCTGTTACGCAAACTGAATACGGGGCTCTTCTTTCAAATTCGTTTGGTATACCAACATGTATATGCATATCAAAATTAGGTGTAGTTTCTTCTTTTGCTAGAACAGCTGACTTTGCTACCAGTTGATCAATATATTCTCTGTCCTCTCCTTGACCGGTAATCCACCCTGTGGCTCCCCAATTCAAAGGATGCAAGAATATATCTAACATATCTTCTCTCTGCCTAAGAGATCTTAAAACTAACCTAGTATGTTCCCCATAACCTGATCTTGTTAATGCAGGGCCTGTTACTAAAATTTTATACTTCATTTAAATCTATCAACTCCCAAGACTTATGCTTTCTATTTGACCAAGAGCCTACTTCTTCATGTAGGTTTGTTAGTGTTTTATCCCACAATTCAACATATGAATCGTGACCATAATTTTGCAAAACATGGTCGCGACCCATCGCTCCCAGTTTATTACGCTCTTCCTCGCTCATGTTGTATATTTTTAAAAGTGCTGCAATAAAATCTTCTTTCGAAATTCTATCTTCGTATATGTACGGCACTTGTTGTGAGCCTATAATAGCCTTTGAGGATGGCTCTATACCTACACCAAACCAATTTTCATTTTCGTCCACTACCTGCTCCTGCAGGCCACCTGTCATATTTACAATTATTGGAGTTTCGCAGGCCAAAGATTCAAGAGTTCCTAAGCCAAACCCTTCTGCGTCTGATATGTTTATCGTACAATCTGCAACATTATACAGAAATGCTAATTCTTCAGCTGGCATCTTTCTTGTTGATAGTAAAACTTCACCATCCACAAGGTTTAAATTTTCCATAATCGCTTCAAGGTCTTGTCCGTTTTCGTCTTTTGGTTCTGTGTGCATAATTAAGCATGCATTCTCTTTGCCAACCTTTTCTAGAAAGTCGTTAAACCACCATATCAGCGTACCCGACTGTTTTCTTCTAGCATTCCTGTTGTTCCAAAAGAATATAAACTTTTTTTCTCCATTCTTCTTAAAGGCTAAATTATTATTTTTTCTAAAATTATTGATCTCGTCTGTACCAACCCTCTTAAATATCGATGTATTTGTAGTGTGCGGGATCCTAGTTCTTTTTACACCAGGTGCAACATTTGCAACAATGTCATCGGTAACTTTACTGATTGTAGCTACCATATCATTTGACATATAATATTGTTTATTGAAATTAGGGTATGGATAGTTATCCCATACATGATAATAAACTAGAGGTACAACGGACCTAACTTCATTTTCTATGTCCCATAGCCATGGCCAAAACCTTGGATCAGTCATAATCCACATTATATCAGGTTTATGATTTTGTAGCATTGATCTAACTTGCTCTTGGTTCCCATAACCATCAACAGGAAAAATTATCCAATCATCTCCATATCCATCTACTCTAATTGGGTTATAATCTTGATGCTTGATTGCACCTCCGAAACAAACAAAACTGTATCTACCAGTTTTGAGAAGTCCCTCTATCATATATCTAGTTTGAGTTGCAACTCCGGATGGAGCTAAAGGGTTGTCAGCCAAGACAAAGACTTTAATTTTTTTCATTTTGTAAACTTACCTTTAAGTGCAGTGTTTTGTTTTATAATATTCGCAGCTTTTACATGATAGCCTATTTTTAATATAATTTTTATTATTAATATGTATTAAAGCTTTTTCTAAAAGTTGCATAGCGTTCTTGATTCTTCTTGGGCCGTTAGTAACCCTGAATATCTCTACTTTATTCGATTTTGCAGTTCTTTTTAAGAGTGCAAAGTACGTTTCTATGTTTTTTTCATCTATGTTATGTTTGTTGCTAAAATACCTCTTATAAAAACTCAACTGATATACTGTCATAGGGTCGCTTTTTCTCTGTGCATCCCAGCCCCAAGAGCACGTCTTCCAGTCAATTATGTGATACTTGCCGTCAGTTGTTTTAATAACCAAATCAATGAAGCCTTTAAATTTAGTATCAACAAAATCAAACTCAATCATATTTTCCAGCAACCGCTCTTCAACAGATATCACCTCATAATCACCAAACACGTCTGTTAAATTTGGTAATATATATTCAATTAAGTTTTCCCCTTGAGATTTCATATCTGAAATGAGTTTTGGGCGAGTTTCGCAAGTAAGCTTGTTGATTTCTTCATTAAACTTATCATGAAATATTTTTATTAAGATATTATTGTTCTGTGGTTGAATAACCGCATTTTCACAAACATAGTGGATTGCTGTTCCAAATGCAGTGTATTCGTTTCCAGTGAAAAGCTTCACGCCATCCACATAAGATATTTTATGTTTGCGGGGGCACTCGTTCCAAGTCTTCAGTTCTGAGAAGCTTATGTGTTTCCTTTGGCTGTGTTGTTTTTGTAACTGCACTTCTTCTCCTAGTCGTTGTGGTTTTAGCCTTAGTTACTTTTTTGGGTTTTTCAACTGAAAGCTTGAAAACCCATTGTCCTTCTAATACAGAATTTTGTGAATAATTGTTAAGTCTTGTCTGCTTCTTGATCTTGTGAAAAGAAATATTTTCTTTCTCAAGGTGAGAAATAATATCTGCTGTCGATACACTAATCATCGGATCACTTGCAGAGCCTCTTGAGCTTAACTTAACATCAACAATCACTTCATCTTTAGTTTTAACTACTTTTATATCTTTCATTAACTTACTCCTTATTATAGTTTAATTTCATTAGTTTGTCAAATAAAACTGGACTAATTAGTGCCAATTTATCAAATTCTCTATGATAGTAAAATGCTTCAAACCCATTTGCAAAATATTCTTTTAGTGATGTTGCCGCATATGGAGAATAAAATAAGTTACCAGCTATAGATGTTAATAGTTTGTACCCTATGTCATGATACAAGTAAGCATCAAAATTTTGTGAATATTCAGGATTCATAAATTCTTCTTCAGAAACTTTAAATTTATAAGCTATCAATAGTGCGTGCAGTTTTTTTCTTTTAGATAGGAATTCTGCCTTTAGAAGACCATCGGAATATATTAATTCTGAATTATATTCATCGACAGAGTGCGCTACTTCATGCACAACATCATCTGCGATATCCATTTCATCTTCTTGCTTGTTAGATATATAAATTTTATCATTTGCATATGCAGCGTTTATTTCTCTTTTATTGAGAAACTCAAAATCGCCTATATCAATGCTTTTAATATGTTTAAAATATTTTTTCGGTACTTTAGTTTCTATTTCGTACATTACATCCTCTAAACTTATATGACTTGGTAACGGGTCATGAATTCTAACCAACATATTCATGAAATAAAATTCATTCATATTGTTTTTTGTGCGTTCGTTTAGAGTTTTTATGTACGCATCGTCAATCATCTTCTTCTTGTTGTTCTTCGTTTTCGGCTAATTCTTGTCCGTATTGAGCATCTGTGAGTGCTTGATGATATCCTCTAACCCAATTTTCTTCTGCAACCGCCATAAGAAATTCAGGAAACTGATCTGACATCACCTCTATAATGTTTTCGACAGTAACGTTTCCATCTTCAGGTTCTATCTTTTCCCCAACGAAGCCAACTAGCCATTCCTTCATCTCTGAATCTTTAGGGTCAACTTTTTCTTTTAGCGTTGGGTTTTCACCAAGTTCATTTTCGTCTTCAAACTTAATATTCATCTTTTCTCCTAGTTTATAAGTTTCTCGCAGCGATATCTGCTACTTTTGATCTTTCACCTTTCATTAGTGTTATGTGGCCGGTTATATCTTCTTTCTTTAGCTTTTCCACAACGTATGTTAAGCCGTTCGTTGTGGCATCTACATACACATTATCAATTTGTTCTATATCTCCAGTTAGAACTATTTTAGTATTTTCTCCAACTCTTGTTAAAACTGTTTTTATCTCATGACGATTCATATTTTGAACTTCATCAATTATTATAATGGCATTAGATATAGACCTGCCACGTATGTAAGTCATTGCTTCAACTTCTATTCGACCCTCTTCGATATGCATATCAAGCGTCATTTTATCATTACCAAAAAGAAATTGTAAGTTATCTTGTATTGGTGCAAGCCATGGAAGCATTTTTTCTTCTAGTGTGCCAGGTAAAAACCCTATGTCTTTTCCAACCGGTTGAATTGGTTTTGTTACAACAATCTTATTATACACTCTATCGTTTGCTACCTCTCCAAACGTTTGCTGTAGAGCAGAAGCTAGCGCCAATAGTGTTTTACCAGAGCCGGCTTTACCAATTAGAGAAACAACCGGTACACTAGGGTCCATTAATAGATCTAGAGCAAAAGTTTGTTCTTTGTTTCTAGCTTTAACACCCCAGATTTTCTTTTTTGAATTGAAGACTTTCTTCAAAGGTTCAGAATAACCTACAAACCTAACCAAACTAGTCTTTTTATCATTTACATTTGAAACAAGCATTACAAATTCGTTTGGGTGCAAAGTTATTTCATCTTTTTCTAGAAAGACAGGCACATCATGATATATATTATCTACTATTTGATCATCCACCAAGTGTGACCTGAAGCCAGTGTAAAGACCAGAGACATCCTCAACTACCTGCTCTAAATTATAATCTTCACAATCCAATCCCAAAGAATCACATTTAACTCTCATATTGATATCGCGAGATACAACAATCACATTAGTTTTTGGATTGTTGTTTTTCTCTGATAACGCTGTAGCAATTATTTGATTGTCCGGATTTTCCAAGTCCAAGTCGTCTGGAAGCGCGAAAGGGTCGTAGCTTTTTACAAAGATTAGACCTTTCTTCTCTCCCAAGCTTACCCCCTTTATGAGGTTACCTTTTTCGCGAAGCTTGTCTAGCTTTCTAATTATATTTCTAGCGTGTACACCGACCGGATCTTGTCTCTTTTTATGCTTATCGATCTCATCTAATACTTTTAGCGGTATAACGATGTTGTTTTGCTCAAAAGAATCTATGCAATTTGCGTCTGTTAGATACACATTTGTATCTAGAAGGTAAGTTTTTTTTGACAAAGGGGACCTCTTTCTTTAGAATAATTAGGTTTTTCAAACCAAAAAAAGTAAAAACTTCTGCTTTATTTAAATCTTATTTTATAGTTATTATACAAGAGGATGAAGAAATTATTAATATTATTAATCATTAATGCAATCATTTTAGTCCCTAGTTGTATCCACCAACAGACAATTTATGAAAATCAAGCCAACCTTTTAAAGAAGTTTCCAACAAAAGCATTTGTACAGATAATTCAAAGAGTAAGATTAACCAACTGTAACGTGCCAGAACTATGTCAACCTAAGACTGAAACCTCTGTTGGTTCTGGCTTATCTTTAGGTCCGCATGGAGATGGAACAATAATATTAACCGCTGCGCATGTATGTAGAACCAATGTTCCAGAGGGCATTGAATACAAATCTGGACTTTTCATTAGAAATACTGAAGGTGTCAGTCCAGCTGCAATTATATATACGACAAATCTTGCTAGTGACAAAAGCCTTGATTTATGTTCATTGTACGTGCCCAACATGAAGATTGAAGGGGTTGGCTTATCGCTAATTCCTCCAAAGGTAGGTGAAACAGTTTACGCTTTAAGTGCACCAGTTGGGGTCTATCACCCACCAACAGTACCGATTTTAAGCGGTATATACTCTGGGCCGATCCCAGATAGTAATGCCGTCTTAACAACTATACCCGCAGTGGGAGGTAGCTCAGGCAGCTCTGTTTTAAACGGGCGTATGAAAATAGTTGGTGTTATATTTGCTTCTCACGTGGGGTTTCCTCATGCATCAATAGCCAGTAACCACAAGCAAACTAGAAATTTTATTAATAAAACACTTAAAATATTTTATAGAGTTTTTAGGAAGAATCCACCCATGAGTTCAGAAGATTGGTCTTCATCTCCTTGATTAGAATGAGCCTTTTTGCAAATGCAGTTTTATTATTTTTTACTGCGGACGTTATTTGATCTTCTAAATCTTTAATCTCAATCTTTAGTTTGTTAATACTATTTTTTTTAATTTTCATCATTCTATTTTTCTGCCTTTTTAGTTGTTCTAGATCGTATTGTTTTTTTATTATACTCAATATATAATCGATATCTCATATTTATTCCATATCCATCCGGACCCATCAATGGGTTAAAGTAAACTAATTTTACTAATCTAGATTTTTTAATTGTATCTAAAAAATCCATCGATAACTTATCAACAGTTATTTGATATGTGTCTGAAGAGTTCCAAGTTTTTTTGTGATTGCTTAAGTTGCAATTCAAATGTGGAAATTTTTCAGATATACCAGTTAAAAACTTGAGTGATTCTTTTGAAGTAATTGCTCTAGTAGCCATCTTTAAACCATTTCCCTTTTAATACAAAATTAGAATTTCCAATAACATTATATAATGTATCCTCATCGTTTGGCCCACTATAACACTTTGGGCAAGGCCCGGGATCTCTCAATTGAGATTTACTCTTGTAAGACATAAGCCGAGAAGATCTATAATTACAACGTTTACATACAAAGGTATATAAAGGCATTACTCAATAATCTCATCAACTAAGCCATACTTTAGGCACGTCTCAGCGTCCCACCATAAATCATGCTTTAATATGTTGTCCAATTGTTTGGATGGAATTTTTGCATGCGTCATATACAATTTTTTAATCTTTTCCATGAGCATGTCAGAGTTCTGCATATCATCTTGCATTTCTTGATATTTTCCCCACATATGTCCGGACAATTGATGGATCAACATAAAAGAATTTTTATGCATACAGCGGTGGGCTCCTACCATTGACATTAATGTAGCTGCGCTAGCAGCACATCCGTCAATTATTGTCTCTACAGGGGCTTTTGATGTTAATATATAATCAACTGCTGCTAGGCCAGCAAAAACACTGCCTCCATAACTATTGATATGTATTTTAATAGGATCTATACTGTTTGAGCCATATGTTAATGCTCTTGATCGCAAATTGATATTTAAATTAGATATCATCTTGTTTAAAGCTAAAATCTTTGGCCTATTAACAGAGGAATAAAAAAATATCTTATTACCAACGCTTTCTACTTTGTTAAAATCTTCAGATGAATTATTCTCAACAGGTGAGTGTACTTTTTTTTCAGCAGTCGACATTTCTTCAAGCTCTAGACCCCAAGTGTATTTTTTCAAATTATTCTCCATGTGATTATTTGGTGGACCCCCACGGACTTGAACCGTGAACCTGCCGGTTATGAGCCGGATGCTCTAACCTATTGAGCTAGGGGTCCTAACTCTTATAATATACTATAGATCGATGTATGTTTCAAGTATTTTTTTACGAATTGTTTTGCGAATACCTGGATTGATCTTTAAAGCATGAGGAATAATGTTATGTCTTGTATAATTTCTCATATAATTTGTATCTTTGTTGCTTGGATCTTCTATCCATTCTAGGCCTTTACGTTGTGCATACAGAAGAAATGCTTTTCTCTCGGTAGGTAGAAACGGTCTATAGATATTATTTCTTTTGTATGGTATTAGCTTTGGGTTTCCATGCATAGCTGACATTAGCCAAGTTTCAACCACATCGTCTAGGTGGTGACCAGTTACAATAAACTTACTTTTTAAACTCTCTAAGAACCCATACCTCTCATCTCTCCAGAACTCTTCAAACGACCTTTTTCCTCTATATCCTTTTACCCCACTAACACAGAGCACAAGCTTGTTTTTTGCAGCGTACTCTTTAACAAATTGCTCAGCTTTATTTGAGTGTTGTGTTCCGTGATTAAAAAAAGCAAGATCTACTTTTCTTTTACCTTGCAATAAAAAATGGACAATGCTTATGGAATCTACGCCGCCAGAACATGCGACTGTAACCCTTCGGGGTATTTTCCCTAAAATCCGGAGCATCATATGTGTGTCCTATTTTTGTATCGATCATCGTCTTTATATTAATATTACCTTAACTATATTGAGAAGTCAAATAAATTTATCAGTTAGTCTCTCTGTTTAAATTTGCTATAGCAGCAATAACGCCCGGTATTTCGTCATCTGGAATTCCATCCTTCTTTAGCATATCTATAACTTTACCGTGAAGTGCTGGTATTTTGTTGTCAATTGGTATATCTGCATTTAATACTTCTTCGTCCTCTTGTTCCCCAATTAGAAAATAATCACGTGCTTTATTTAAATAATCTGCAGCAAGAGTTACTTTACTCATCCACCAACTTGGCAGTTCTGTATCTGCTTCAGGGTCTAAGTTATTCAAAATGTCTCCCGCATCTTCAACAGCTGTCATAAGTTTGCGGCGGGCGGAGGGGACGTCAGAATGACCATCTTCTCCTATAAGATCTTTTATTCCTTTTTCTCTACTTTTCTTATTTCTATTTACAACTTCAGGACCATACGTATCACGTACATCTTTCATTTCCTGTATAATTATTTGTTTAAGAGTATTGCGATTTATTTTCATTTCGAAAACCTCCAATTAATATAACTAGTTAACTAGTATGAATCAACTCTAAGATTGATAGTTTCACGAACTTTTACCATTCCATGACCATTACACCTGTTGCATGTTTGTTCGAACACGTATCCCTTTTGGTTACACGTAGAACAAGGTATTTGTTGTATTATCATGCCTTTCCTAATAACAACAACCCCCTGACCTTGACAAGAATGACATATTATTTTATTATTTCCGCCTCTACCTTTACAACTCATACATTTTTTATTACGGTTAAATTGTATTTGTTGGCTTACACCTTTTTTTATTTGTGATAATGACAATTTAAGTTTAAACGTTATTTCATCATCAGTTTGTTCTTTTAATTTGTTTTTTTTATGCTGTGGTCGACCGGTATTGAACATTTGACTAAACAAGTCACCAAAGCCAAAATCTGCGAAGGGGTTTCCTCCAAAATCAGGAAAATCTCCAGCATGTTGCGAATATTCATGTTCCTGCCTTTTTTGTGCTGTGCTTATTTTTGAATACGCTTCATTTAATTCTTTGAACTTTTCTTCGTTGCCACCTTTGTCGGGATGATGTTGTGCGGCTAGTTTTCGAAAAGCTTTTTTAATCTCTGTGTCGGAGGAGTTCTTACCGACGTTTAATATTTTATATGGATCCATATTAGGTGTTGTTTTTATTTAGATCTATTATCAGCGTGTTTTCTAGCTTTTTTAAGCCATTTATGCGTTGCATCTAAATTTAAATGATCAGGTATTTCAATATTAGGTAGAAAACCATGTGCTAAAAAGAAAGCGGACCTGTACAAGAGGCCCACTCCTATTGAGCCGGCAAATTTTAGATGAGATACATATGTCTCATTGTTTTCTTTAAGGTGGTCCATTATTTTTACCAAGCTTTGCAAGACCAGTATCTCGCTTTACATTTATCTTTTGCTGTGTGACATTTATGTCTAGCTCTAAAAGATTTCCTTCTTGCTGGGATGTTCTTTTTGATTTTCATTTTTTTGTCACCAAAGTTAACCTTTTTTACTCTACTTTTATCTTTTCCGCAACCCTTAACAAAAGCCTTAAATTTTTTAACATCACCCGGAAGTCTCTTGTTAAGGGTAACTTTCCTGCCTTTGTATTCAGCTTCTGGAATTAGATCGGGGCACTCGCAAAGACCATCGTATAAAACTTCATAAAGGCACTGCGGACATGGGGTCGTTCCATCTTCACATATAGCGTCTTGTAGATCTTCATAAAGATCAAATTCTTCATCAACTAAAGCATACTCAGAAAGAACCATTTCAGTTTCTTCTAATACTATTTTTCTTAAGTAATCTTTTTCTACTTTCATCCTTTTTTACCTGCCTTTGATTTTTTTCCTGATTTTTTCGATGTACCACAATCTGATGGTGTTGGTCTACAATGTGGATATTTGGCGCGCTTTTCACCTGATTTTCTTCCGCAAGATTTACAAGTTTTGCGACCACCCTTACCCTTTTTACACGTGTTACAATCTACCCATCCTTTTGATTTTCCTTTTCCACCTGCTCTTGAAAACCATCCATGAAGTCCGGATTTTTTCTCTTTCGAGAAGTCAGTTTTCTTTTTTTTTTCATCTAAAAAGTCTTCAATTTCTTCATCAATTAAAGAACTTAGATCTAACTCTTCGCTTTCATTCTTTTTAGACTTATTGCCCCAATTTGCAGCACCCACTTTCCTACATTTAACTAAGGCGCCAGAGGCATATGCAGAGGGCCAAACATCATATCTTGCTCTCACCTTGTGATAACAAGCATCTTTTTTGCCTTTCTTCTTTTTCTTCTTCTTTTTCTTCTTCTTTCGCTTTTCGTCTAAAAAGCTAGTAATCTCTTCTTCAACTATTTCTGATATGTTTATCTTACCTTTCGCTAGGATGTAATCACCGTCTGGATGTTCGCCCACTTTTTCATCATCTTTAATGGAGGCTTTAATTTCCTCTTCTGAAGAATCACTTTGTTTTTTCAAGGCTTTCATTCCTGCAGCTCCACCTTCTTTTTCAAGTACTTTTCTTATAGCTGCTTTCAATTGTTCCTTAGTCATTTTTTTTCATCCTCTGGGTTTTCTTTTTCGAAGCCTCTTTGCGTTTTTTTGCGTAGTCATAGGCTTTTTTTAGTCTTGCTTTTACTTTTGGATCTTTTGCATTTTTATAAGCTGCCCTAACTCTTTGATGTACTAAATTAATTATTTGTGATTGTCTTTTATGAGATTTATTTTTAAAACTAGCTTTAGAAAAAGTGTCTCTGATGTCCGAAACAGAGCTAAATTTAACACTTACAGTATCACTTGGGTTTTCATCTGTGTACAGTCTTCTGCCAGAACCCTTTGGTTTTTTACCAGTGCCTTTTTTGGGATCTTTGCCTTCTTCTGCTTTGACACAGTTTCTATATTTTTTACCAAACATTATTTTTGTTTTTCTAGTTGGGTGCGTTTTATAACCCTTCTGGCAACGTTCTGCTACTTTTTTAGCGGTAGCGGTAGCAATTGGGTATACATCTTCATCTGGCATATTTGGATTTTTTCTCTTAATTGCTTTTGCTATCTCTCCTTTCTTTTTATATTCGGCGTTAGTTAATTTTCTTTCCTCAAGCTTATCCTCATTTCTTTCTTGCCAATCAAAAGATATTTTGTCTTCTGAAATTGGGCCACCTTTTGCCCAAGTTCTACAAGACCTGGCAGAATGACATTTAAAATGATGCATCCAACAATAACCCAGCTCGCCATCTTCATCAGAAGTTTGACCAGGCATGCAATCTTTCATCCTAGGAGATATATCAAAAGCGGTACAGTTACCGCATTTTGATGCTTTAGCTGCCTTTTCGGTTGTATTCCAGTAATCTGCTATATCTTTCCAATAGTCACCGGGCTCATCAACATTTAAAGGCCCATACTGAATATGCTCTGCATGTATTGCAGCATCTCTATTTTTAGTGTTTAGTTTTAAATCTTGAGTAGCTGCAGGGCATTTCATACTAGCGGCATCGGCTTTTGCAGTATCAGCTAATTTTTTAAATTTGATCCGAATACTCATTCTATAATAAATAGTTTAAATATTCTAAAGGGTATTAACTTTTTTTACTCTTGTAATTTTCAATCGCAGCTCTAATTGCATCTTCTGCAAGCACAGAACAGTGAATTTTTACAGGAGGCAGGGATAAGTGTTCTGCTATGTCTTTATTTTTAATTTTTTGAGCATCTTCTAGTGACCTACCTTTAATCCATTCTGTAACCAAAGATGAGGATGCTATAGCGGAGCCACAACCATAAGTTTTAAACTTTGCATCTTCTATAAAACCATCATCATTAACCTTTATTTGAAGCTTCATAACGTCACCGCAAGCAGGTGCACCGACAATACCTGTACCAACATCATTGGATTCTTTATCTAAAGATCCTACATTTCTAGGATTTTCAAAATGATCTATTATTTGTTTTGAATATGACATATTTTATACCGAGAAACTTTCTCCACACCCACATGTCCTTCTAGCATTTGGATTTTGAAATTTAAAGCCGGTTTGATTTAACTCGTCTATAAAATCAATTTGAGTACCCATCAAATATAAAAAACTTTTGGGATCAACATATATATCAACACCTTGACTTTCTATTACGCGGTCATGATCTTTTTTGCTGTCAAATTCTAACTTATACGTAAAACCAGAACAACCACCACCTCTCACTCCTGCACGGATGCCAGTTTCTTTTTTCTTTGAAAGTAAATTTTTTATTCTATTTGCTGCTGTTTCAGTTAAGGTTATCATATATTAAATATAACAACTCATGAGTATAATGTCAAGAAAAGTTGGTGGAGGTGGCGGGAGTCGAACCCGCGTCCAGAACATCTCAAATAATACGTCGTTCACAAGGTTAGTCTGATTTAAGCAACAGACGGCTGTTTAATAGCAATAATAGTATCAAATATAACAAATCTAGGTGTTGGATTAAGAGGGAACCTAGAAAATCCCTCCGAAGTTATGCGGCAAGCGCATAATCCTCGAACTCAATGTCATTATTGGCATTTGTGTTTTTGGGTATTTTTACTGTGCCTACCCACACAGCCTTGCACACATTATTATCCTTACCCTGTCGAAACCTGGTCACCCCCTTAATTTAAAAACTAAGACGCACTAAAATCCACCAAAGTAACTGTTTTTGTTACTCCGCCTGCTGTAATCTTGATTAAAATATCTCCATCATCTCCAGTTCCTGTGCCGTCAGACATCCATAGAACACTATTGCCCTCTGAAGGATTAGAAGGATCTGAAGATTTTTCTTTAAGATTTAAATACCCGTTTATTGTTGTGTTTGCAGAGCCATCAAAAGTAATCGCAGCATTTCCACTATTGTCACGGATATCATTTCCGCGAACTCTTATATCTCCATTTACATCTAATTTATAGGCCGGGGAGCAACTAATACCCACCTTTGGGCTGGAAGCATTATACTCAAAGGTCATAACATCTACTGGATTGAGAACTGGACTTTGTTGGATAACAAGATCATTTCCGTCATTGTGAAAAGCCCAATCAACAAAACCATGGCGATCATTATGGAATATTATAAAGTTTTCACCATTGCTTCTAGAGTGAACAGATAATATTCCACCGCCTTGGTTATTGAAAGAATTAATTGCAACTGTTTCTCCAAAAGTGTGAGTGGTGCCGTCTTCCGATGTTATATGAAGGCTGGATTCAGTACCGTCCAACTCTTGCGAACTCCAAAGAGCAACTTTTCCATCTGCCGGTGTATAAACTTTTTTAAGAGATATATTGTCAATAGATAATGCTGTGGCTGTACCGATTGTAGCTATACTTAAAGTTGTACCACCTGCCTTTAAAAGTTGCCTGTACGTACCATTACCATCGCTACCGACAGCAACAGGACTTGTTGATGGATTAGTTCCGCCCAATGAAATTAACATATTTCCGGCAGATACAGTATCAGAGATTGTAAACTCCAACAAATAAAGAGAGTTAGTCTGCACGCCACTTACTGTTTGTGTAATTGTAGCGTACACATCTGAATCACCAGCTGCTTTTACTAATTTTCCATTACTATGAGACCAATCACTTTCCAACGTCCAATTACTGGAGTCTGAATCAAAAGTGCCATTAGTAACTAATTCGGATCCTAGTTCTGTGGTACCTATCTTAATTGCTTTTAGGATAGCCTCAGACCATCCAATCTGTTGCACATCTATTTTTGCTCTTGCCATTAGTAATTAACTTCCTCTTAACAACAACCACTCTCACAAGCGCAACAACCACAGCAGCAGCAGCAATGCTTAGAATTAAACAAATTAACTAATCTATGTATAAAGCCTTTCATAATCTCATCTCCTAGGTATTACTACCAATTATTTTCTAATATCATCCAGTCTTTGAATTCTTCTTTGCCACCGCGTATTGCCCAATCAGAATCAATTGTTAGCTTGGAGCTTATTCCACCTCTAGGGTTAAATTCCATAACAATCCTTAATCTGGCTGGTTCGTACACATTGACTAAATCATCAAATACTACATTAATGAGTCTTTCATATGAAAATCTTTCACTTCTAAATTGAAAAAAATATTCTTTAAGGGATTTAAGTTCAATAACAGAATTGGCTGGATACATTGTAATATATGCCACAGCAAAATCTGGTTTGCCAGCATCACCTTCAAATGTGATTTCTGGATTTTTGATTTTTATCTCGTAAGCTTTTCCGGAAGGATTTTTAATTTTTTTGAGTATTGATGTGTTTGACCAGACTTTATTTATTTCTTTTTTCAATTTCTTTCATCTCGTCCCTAATTTTGTCAGAATTCCAATCAACCCAATCCGGTACAATATTAGTGAAATTTTCTTCAACTGCTTTATTGTAATTTGGAGTTTTAGTTTGACCATGCCATTCGATAAACCACTCATCGACGAGATCTTGTATACCAGCCTCTAGTAAGTGGGGAATGATATCATACTCTGCTCCTTCGATGTCAATTTTTAAAATTGTGTGAGCATCTATTATATTATTTTCTTTTACCCATTTAGCTAAATCAATACAATCGACTTCAACTTTGACATTGGGATCTGTGCTATATTTACCTTCGACTAAAGACGATCCGGTTCTTGCCCCCCATATTTGAGGATAAAAAGTTTTTTTCTCATCTCTTGTCCACACTGCTATATTGTGGATAGTTATATTTTCTTTATCTCCATATAAGTCCTCTATAACCTCAAAATTTTCTACTTGAGGCTCAAAAGAATTAATTACAAGATCATCGTCTTTGTAGTGATCTATTGCCCATGCAATAGATTGGCCCTTATTGGCGCCACAATCAATAAAATGTACTTTCTTTGACATATACTATACCTCTGTCAGGGTATTACCCAGATAATCATTAATTTTATTATTCTTTATGAATTTTTTAAGATTAGACTGAGTAATACCTAATAAATTAGCAGCTTCCTTGTGTGAGTTGGTAGCTGATAGTGCAAATTTAATTAACGCGTCTTTAATAATGACTGAAGCTTTATTCCATATTGGAAAACCATAAAGCTTTCCATTGACAGTCTCAGCTGCAGTTTCTAGCTTGAGACTGATCAATTCTTCTAGAGTTAAAGAAGCTAATATAACTTTAAATTCACTAGTAATCTTTTTTTCTTTTAAAAGCTTCTTAGATATACTTTGATAATAATTTTTTCCACGGAGTCTTGAAGGAAGCTTTCCATGCATTCGATTTTTTTCCTTGGGATTTCATCACTGCGTTAAAAATCACTTGTTTAACATAGCATAAATTTTCGAAAAGTTAAAGAAAATTATAACTCAGGATTATCTAAAGCGGTATCTACAGGATCTGCCTTGGCGGCTTCATATTCATCATTAGTGACAGGCTCTAAATCTCCAGAAAGCAGCTTTTCGTACTCATCCATGTATAAAAGTGTATTTGCAATTAGATAATCAGAAAAATCTTCTTGATCACTAGTGCTATGAAGAGGTCCAAAATAATTAACTAAATTTTTCTCTTGATTTTTGAAAAACATGTTAGCTATATCCCTACCGGTTTCATCCTCACCCTCAATAGCTTTAAGGTCTTCTTCTTTTTCCTCTTTTTCTTCTTCTTCTGGATCTATTTCATTTCCATCTGCATCAATACCGAGATCAAATGGATTCTCAGGCTCATCTTCAACGTTGATACCAACTTCTTCATTAAGGGAAGCACCAGCATCAGTTGCCGCTATTCTGTTTAAAGTATCTTGAACCCATTGTGAAACATGTGCGCGGAAGGACTTCCTTTGTGCTTCATCAGTGACTAGTTGCATATAATAGCTCTTTAGGTCTTTTAAAAAGTTGGTTCCAGTTAACATAGCTCGAAGGCGGCTAATGCCAGTGCTTTCTGAGGGGCTTATTTCTGGGTTTTCTGTCGCTGCTTCGACTATTAAGTCGCTAATTGTCTCGCGAAACGTCACTGCCTCAACTAATTCTTGAATATATTTTTTATTTTTTCTTTCTTGAATAATTCTCACTGCTTTTCGGACTTGTTGTCTTAGCATAAGCTCATGAGCTAATTCTTCTCTAGAAATTGGTGGAATGGCCATGTAATAATTCTCCTACATATGTAACTAGTGTTTTTCGTTCTCTTCTTCATCAAATTTTGTAAATGGTGACTTAACAGCAGCACCAGCAATTGCACCGCTAGAAACAGTAGTTTCCTCTAAGTCTTCCTCTTCATCTAGTGCCTCTTTCCCCTCTTTAGCGAAAAATGCATTAGATTGATCAACTGGGCGTGATTGGTTAAATGGCGCGCCAAATTTAGTTAAATCTTTCCTACCAGTATCCAAAAGTCTTTTGTGGCCACTAGATGTTCTATTTTTTGCTATTGGTTGCCAGTCGCCCTCTTCCATCATTTGTTCAACCATAGCCATTAAATATTCTGCCTGAGATGTGTTTTCATAACGCATGGGTGAATCCGTAGGCACTTCTTGCGTTGGCGCCGCATCAAAACCTAATCTCACTCTTACATCAGCAGGGTTGACAAGAGGCTCTCCAGCTTCATCTTTTGGCAAATATCTAATCAAGTCTTTACCTTTATCTAGTGCTTCTCGAAAATCTGTTGCATCAACAGTCCCACATGCATCTCTAGCTGCAGATATATAGTAATCTTTTATATTCCCAGGAATTACACCTGGTAGCAACTTGTGCGTTGGCTTAGAGCCAAAAAGATGGAAGTCTGCAAATCTTGCATAATCTGGTTTGTTTGTTTTATCACAAGGTTTATCGCTAGCAACGGGCACTATAAGGTCTCCAGCTCTAGGTATGAAACTTTTAACTGCACCTTCCATAACAGAATAAGATGTTTGTACAGGAGAATTGAAAGGCGAATCAAGAAGCAGAACCCTTTCAGCAATTCCGGCAGCTTCTACATACAGCTCCCAAACATCTTTTGACATTTCTTTAGTTATAACACGTCCTTCATCGGTTTTTCTTGGTAGAGGAGAAATAAATATCAAAACCATGTCAACCTTTTCTAGGACTTTTGTAACTGCTTCTAAATGACCAGCCTGTGGAGGTTTAAATTTCCCCGGGAAAACAGCTATTTTTCTTTTTACTGCAGGATTATCAACGTCTAAGCCCACTGGTTCGTCTGCCTCTTCTTCTTTTAGCTCTTCAGCTTTTTCAGTATCAATTTGTTGATCTCGAAAAGAAGATGTCAACCCCTTTGTAATAAACTTACCAGTTATTTTAATTGGATTTTCAACACCAAAAACCTTTTTGCTTCTTAATACGATACCTTCATGTTCGATGTCAGTGCCCGTCATATCGCCTATAGGGCTGGTTAGAGCGCTTAATACAACGTCACCTAAGAGTTCAGTTGCATAGAACATTATCGCGCCGCTAATAGCCAATTTTGCGTCTTCTACGTCCGGTTCAACTAATAGCTTACTAACTGGTGTGCCACCTATAATGGATAGAAAAACTAGTTTGCTTATAGCTTTTATCTTTTTTTGACTACCAGATGAAGGGTCAATCACTTTTATCATTTTTTGACGAGGATTGATAATCTCTTTATCTGCTAGCCATTGTGATAAAGTTTTAGTTATGGTATTTTCATCAACAACTATAGGTATAGGTTTGCTTAAAACTTCAGAAAAATTAACTTTCCCTCCTTCTTTGGCATATACCGGCATCACAGTGTAAAAATCATCAAACCCATATCTTTTAGCCACAGGCTTGATTATATCTCGTACTTGTGTCAGAGCTTCTTCGTCGTAAGATATTTCAGTGCCAACAGGTTTTACCGGTTCCATTTTCTTTTTAGCAGGGTTAAAAACCATAGGTCTCTCTAGTCCAGGTCTATAGTTGCCCCTTATTTCTTTTTCATAATATTGCTTGACACCATGAATTGCAATAAAGTCTTGATCATATTTAACAACATTAGTAGCTTTACGAACATACTCACAATTAAAATACTTTGTAGAATCATTCCACATATCTAGCGCTATTAATTGATTTTTAAGTTTTGGTAAAGCAGTATTAAAAACATCCAACATTTCTTTGCCAGAATTAATCATACCATGGCCAGGTGTAAATCTTTGAGATAGAGTTGTGGTAGTAAGTCCCGCAATATCTAACTTTCCATTTTCACCTTGAGAGCTGGCGCGATCTAGTCTAAACTCTTTGCCCTCAAAACCACCTTGCTTAACATCAACCACTTTAACGTTCCAGTTAACGCCATCAAACTTTACAGATGTAGAATCACTGGCCATCAACTTATCTTTAGCTCTTCTTGTTGCATGTTTAGCTGCTTTTTCAAAGAATTCAAGTAAATCTTTGCCATTATTAACACTTGGTATGTCGAATGGATGAGCCATATGCCCTCCACCGCCACCTTCTACAAGTAAATCTTGATCACGTTTTTTGGTCATGCTTACTTAATCCACTCTTTAATTAAGCGACTATAAAGGCTGTCTCTGCGGTCACCAAACCTGCTTTCATTGAGTGCATTCTCATTTTCTGGTATGCGAAGGTCTTCTTCTTTTTCTTCCAAGAATGCGGGCACTTTACCGTGGCCTTTCTTTCCATCTTTATTAAGATCTTTACCTTTCGGCTCAGGCTTCAGTGGCATTTTACCCTCTTCCTGGGTATCTTCTTTTTCGGCAGGTTTATCTTTGTTTTTCTTGGCCATGTAGTCTTTGAGCCCTTGAGGAATTTCTCCCTCCTCCATTTTTTCATCGTCGTCTCGCTTACCACAATCATTTTCGTCTATGTCTTCTTTCTCGCCCTCTTTCACCGCCTGGGAGCGCTCGGGGCCAATTCCCAAGCGGTCACGTCGGATGGCGTCTTTCATTGCTCTAGCATCTTTCTGCTTCGCAATACGCTCTGCGTGCTCTTTGTCTCTCCTGGCCTTTTCCTGCTTCCGAAACTCGGCTTCGTCCCTGTCACGGGTCAGCTCCGCGTATGTTGGCCCTCGGGGGAATTCGTTGAATGGGTCATGCGCGCCTTCTTCAATATCTTCTCCTTTTTCAAATAATGTACCCGCTTTGGCCCGGGCTTCGCCATCTTTAGTCTCTTCTTCGGAGCCGTCTTTATACCCAACGAGGTACTGAGGGTCATTATCGTTCTTCGTATGGCCTTTCTTTCCATCCTTATAGCCCTTCCTGTACGCCCGACTGGCTTTGCCTTCTTCTACAGCTTCTTCATTTTGAAGCATCTCTAACAAACGTTTCTTTATTAGTTGTTTTATCAAATCTTTGTTCATTTTATTTTTCTCCTCTTTAATGACAATATTTGTTTTTAACTTATTGGTTTTTATACCATCTTCCCAATCTCTAAATAATAAATTGCCCAACAAATAGGCTTCTGCTTCGATATTTCTCATATTTGGATCTTTTTGTGCGTAATCCGGAGAGGTATCGATATCACCATTAAAATCACCTCTTAAATTTTGCATATGATGCACTAGTTCATGAGCAATAGACCTAAGAACGTCTTTATTGTGTCTTCCGGTGATAAAAACAGTGACACTTTTTTTGGCTGGATCATAATACGCTGTTTTTCCAAGGTCATGGGTAGCATTTTGCTCGTCGTTAGCAAAAAATAAACGTGGAGGGTCCTTAAAGCCTAGGTGAGACTGGCAATAGCTCATTAGGTGACCAGCGATAGGTCTTAATTTTTCTTCTCTACTACTGTCCATGTGATATAACCAATTAAAGTATATAATTATACAACATAATTAGTTCAAATACTGTCTTTGTTCCCAGAAAACATTATTTCTATATGACGATCATACAATTCATCGGATATCCACTTTTTCATATCATCTAATTTTGTAAATTCAAATAAATTGATTCCACTGTATAAACACCATCTTTTAACTTTCTCTAACACATCAACTTTGTTAACAACTAGTTTAGTGACACCGTTAATATCAACAGCTTGTTTAAGCATATCAAAATCCATCCAATTAACTTGCCTTGGTCGACCAGTTGTGGCGCCATATTCTTCGCCAACTTTTCTAATTTCTTCAAATACTGGTTCTGGGCCTTCAAAAGGCTTAGCGCCTACATATGTTTCGTATATTTTTGCAACACCCCATACATCTCTGATACATTTTGGGGGAACACCGTTCAATACAGCACTGCCGACTGTACAATGGCTACTAGTAACATAGGGATAATCTCCCCAATCAACGTCTAGACCAAAGCCTTGTGCACCTTCAAACAGTATTTTTACTTCACTATATGGTGTATTGTCGTTTTCATAGAGTTCCTTGTACATATCCACAATATAATCTTCTAATTCTGGCACGTGTTCCGCTCTGACACCTTTTCTATCGTACTTATCACGATATGCGGGGCCATTACCCCTTTTGGTTGTGCCGATACTAGTGTCTTTTTTATCTTCGACTAAGTGAAAGTCTGTAATTACATGAGTGTTGCTAGCTATACCTATTAAGCCAGTTGTGTCAATACCTTTTTCTTGCAGTTCTTCAATCTCTTTAAAGAGCTGTTGCACATTAACGACACAACCCGGGCCGATAATTGATCGGACACCGTAAAACACACCACAAGGTATATGATGAGTTACAAATTTCTCCCCCTTATGATATATGGTATGACCAGCATTGCAGCCACCATTATATCGAATTACATGAGTGTAATCATTTTTTTCACAAAGTAAGTGGCTTACCTTGCCTTTTCCGCAATCTCCGTATTGCAAATCAACAACAACATCAGCAATCATAACTATCCTTTCGTTTGAGCTTAATTTTACCAATGAAAGTATAAAATTTTAAGGATTTCTATCCCATGGGGCAGGAATTTTTGGATTTAAAAGATCCTCTGTGCTGGTTTCTTCGAATTCACCCTCTTTATTGGGCTTTGGATCTTCATCTTGTGCTATTTTTTCAATTTCAAGCATCTCATCGACTGTATTACGCCAATTTTTTAAAATATTTTCATGAAATTCATCTTTTTCGTCTAATGATAGGTCTTTGTCGTAAGAATCAATCTTAATTGATGACAATTTTTCTAAATAATCACTATTTCGAAGCATTTTGAATGCTAAATTCTCAGGAGAGTATATACCTTCTCTTTCTAAGCCAGACGATCTTAACTTTTTGACTTTTTCTTTAAGTTTTTGTGAAAAATCATATGATTCTTCGTATTTTTCGCTTTTAAACATGTCAAATAGGTGATCAATCTCTTTAGCAAGTGATTTTGCTTTGTTTTCTGCAGTTGTAAGGTCTAGTTCGGCCTCATCTTTGGCTGGTTGCATCAACCATTCACCATCTGTAACTGAATAAGTGCCAGGAGCAAGGTGTTTTTCATTAACGTCTTGAAAATATACCTCAACCTCATGATCAAATATCATAATTTTATGTGCTTTGTTCCAAGAGATGCGTTTTGCGTCTAAAAAATCTTTGACAAGATCAAAATTATCATCGATTTTTCGAAAATCTAAAATAATGTGTAAATCTACGTCTGAAAGTTTGTGCCAATTGAACCCGGCAATAGAGCCAGTGATGATAACGTCTTCAGGTTCTGCTCCAACATCTAAGCTTTTGAGTAGATCATCGGCAATTTTTCTTAAATTATCGAGCACTTCAGGGTTTAGGGCGTTATTTTCCCAAAATCTTGGGTGAAGTCCGTCTTGAAAACGAAAAAGTGAGGTATCGAACTTGTCTTCGTTAACAAAATTTTTCCATTTTTTATTAAAATTAATCATTTTTTAGATCTTTGATAACTTTTTGAGAAAATTTTTCATATCTATCGGGATTTTCGATTTTTTCTACGTCCCTAAATAGAAATTCACTGTGCTCTTTGCTTAATTTTATTTTACCACCGGTGTATTTTGATTTAAAAAACGTTGTTTCGTTCTTTGTTTCTAGTTTTTCAAGCCTGTAAAGAGAAAGTTCGGTCTCTTCACGCGTTTCTCTTCTTATTGCTTGTTCGATATTTTCATTTTCTTGCATATGGCCACCAGGCAGATCCCAATGTCCAACAAATTTATCGTGATAATCGGTTCTTTTCATGAAAAGCACGTGATAACTGTCATCATATATTACAACTTTAGCAACCTTATCGGTATCTTTAGTGGATTCCTCTTTTAGTAAACTCCACCATTTTTTAAACATTTAATTATCTTCCTCTAAAAAGCCTTGCTTAGCTTTTACACCTGCAGATTGTCTTTGTTGTGCTGCTTGTTTGACAATCCCAGAGGCGCCAAGACCTTGCTGAAAAAATCTAATCATTTTTTCAATACCTTTTATAGACCAAGAAACTGTTTCGATATGAAATTCTTCTCCATTTCTGTCTAAAATATTATTCCATTTTTCGCCTGGCTTTTTACGAATTAAAGGGTTGTATTCGATTAGCCATTGTTCTTGAACATTTCTTATTCCAATCAAACTTTGTAGCAGTTCTAGTCTACTCTGTCGCCTATCACGTTCAGCTGCACTTAATTTAGATCGTGGATCTACAAATCCACCAACTTTAATTGTTCTAGCATGCGGGTCGATCTGTTTTCCTTTTCTTAAAGGGGCTGGGATAGCATCTATCTCTGTATCTGTGGAGATCTCATTTGTATACTTTCTCCAATTTTCCATTATTAATTTCATGATTTTACCGCCTTTAATGGTTTTCCTGGTAAATCTGTTTGCGAGACATCTATTTTATCATCTGTGTCTAGTCTCGCCCAGATTTTTCGGCCTGCGCTTGTTTGTTCTGTGTCACTATATAATATTCCGTGTTGATCGATCATCCATTTGTAAAAGTCTGTTATGCGAACACCACCTTTGGTTTTTCGTACATTTCCAACTTGCATACCATCTTTTAATGGGTTTAAGGCAACATAGGCTTTAGCTCTATCCTCACTATCTGCCAAGAAGTAAAAGATATCTCCTTTTCCTACATCAAAGCGAACAATATCGTATCCAAATTCTTGACCTATCTTTTTTCCCTTTCCCATAGATGGGCCATGACAGTTGTAGAAATAATCTAAACTTTTTTGAATTTCTGCTTGATCGTCTGTAATATCAGGAAAGTCTTCTACTTCGTTAAGATATTGTTTCCAATTTTCCATTATAAGTCGCAATGTCTTTTACCTTCCATGAATTCTATTAACGCCATGGCAATTTTTTCATCAACTTCTTCGATATGATCCTCATCTAATTGATCGATCATTTCTGATAGGTTTTTTGAAGCCTCCCATGGGCTTAATTTATGATTGTCTAAATCAACACATATAATACACATATTAACTTTCCTTTTGATATATATCTTCTGAATTTAAGAGCGTGTAAGTAAAACTATTACCCCAATGATCTGCAGCGATATCGCAAAGATCCATAAACTCATAAAAATCTTTACTACTTCGAAAGACTTGACAACCAGCGCTGACGCCACCCGTATCTTCTCTTGTATCTGATCCCGCATGTTTGTGAATGTTGATACCATACCAGCCCTCATCTTCTTCTCCTTTATAATCTGGTTTTGAATCTTTATTGTCATCTCTCCAGACTTTTACCGGTGCACCTCGCTGGACTAAAGCTGTATAAGTTTTGTGTGTTCCTATTTTGTATGCTCCGCGATACTGATCAGGTATTAATATTGCGGTACCCTTACTGTTGATAGGTCTTTTAAGGATTTTGTGACCTGGTTCAGTTGTTATCTCGTATGAATGCACTGTCCATTCACTATCCTCTTTGTAAAGCACCATTAAAGTATCATCAAATAAATCTGCTCTTCCAGATTCATTGCGAACACCAATTATGTTAAGATTAAAGTCACCCTCTTCGAAAAAAAGGTGACCTTTATCTTCCATAACTTTTTTCATGGTATTTTTTGTTATGATTGCTAATTGTCCATCGAGTATTCCCATGAACTAAATAGTATCAAATATCTAAGATGATAACTCTTTTTGGTTGTTTCTCATCTTCTTTGGCTGGTTGGCGAGTATTTTCAAGGGGCAATTCCAGATATAAAGGTTCAGGTTGCCATTCCATTTCGTCTTCATCTTCTAAAATTTCCAACGTTACGAATTCAAGTTCCATAGCGCACCCCCTTTAAAATAACTAGGTTTTCAATCACTTTAATCCCTCCTTTATCATTGGATAAGCTACAACTACTATACCACACGTAACGCCTAAAAGCAACAAAACGGAATCCATAGGATCACCTCCTGCTGATCTTTCTCAGCTTAACAAAAGGTACATATAAGCGCTTTTTGCGTAAAAGCAGGTTTATTTTTCTTCGTTATCAGAGATGTATTGACCCATAGACCACAGTTGGACATACGGTCCTTCTGCTATAGGAATTGTTTTAAGAAGCCATATTCCGTCTTCCATGCAGCTTAATTGAATTGTTAAAATACTACTAGAATAAAGCTCCATATCGTTTATAATAAGACCACTATCTCTAAGGTAGTTTATATGTTTAATTGGTTCATGTACAACCAATATATGATCGACGCGATGATACATTTCAATCCAATTGCTAATCAGATCATCATTTGTGACGGTGTAACTTAAGTGGCTTAAAGTTGATCTTTGTATATATAAATCTTGTTCTGTGTTCATCTTTTTATTATTTTCTATTTAGAATGTCGATCAGCCACTGTTTGACTAGCCCATGCATTTGGTTTAATTTTGCAATCAAATCCAGCGCCCTGTACGTAACCTTTCAACATAACAGACAGTTTTGATGTTGACGTCTTTTTTTCAAAAGGTGACACATCTAAATGTAACTCAATATCTTCTGGTTTTAAACCGCAATCCAACATAACTTTTTCAGCTAGCTCGACGGACCTTCTTACCTCCTCTGTTATTCTAACAGATAATTGAGAAAATTGATTTATTTTTACGTTTTCTCTAAAAAAGAAATATCTTCCGCTAGTAATTGATGAATGCAAACATATAGCGGTTGCAAAGCACACTTTTTTTCTGGTAACGAAAGAATCACTTCCAATATACAGTTTTGCGCCTTTTGAAACGTTATCCTTGATAATTCTTTTTATAGTCGAAAAATCAACCTTTATATTCGAGCCAGAGTTCCAGTCTTTTTCTTCAAACATTTCTTCTTTTACTGTAAGTTGTTATAGAGTTTCTTTTTTTGTCACGCGATCCTAATTTCACTTTATTCTTTTGATGTGGCTTTAAAAGTTCTTTGACAGTTAGTATACCAGTAATATACTCTGAGTTTGTTTCTAGTTCAACCTCAAAAGATCTTTTTATTTTAGGATTAATGATCCACGTGTATATAACCCAGAAATTTAATATTGAAACTAGTGCACCGACTATCATGCCAACAGCAAATAATTGACTTACCATCTCCATATTATAAATCAAAGTTTATAATCCTTTAACCAGGCCCATCTTTTTCTTTTACGTAAGTACTTCCCATCAGCCGGCCAGGCCATGGCATATGCCTCTTGTTCGGCTCTTATAAGGCGGTAGGAAGCCTTTTTGCTAAGACCCTTACGACGTAGCACAAAATAGTCCCAGAAGTAAAGTATCAAAAACCCTATCACCCCGGTTTCCAGGTATTGTTGAAAATGTATGGTCTCATGTTCTTTTGTTACTTCATTCATTTTGCCACGTGAAAACACAAAGGGAAATATTGTTATTGCGTTAATATTGATTGGCGCCAATTTTGATAACCAAACCGGTATCTTACTATTTTCAACAAATATGGGGCGCCACTCTTTCATGAA